GTAATTCTTGTTGTTTACGTAATTCTTGTTGTTTACGTAATTCTTGTTGCATCGTAACTTTGGTTTTTTTGGCATCTTCTTTCTCTTTTATAATAGCTGTAACATACGTCTTCCAACCATAATTGGATATTATCACCATATCTGCTAATATATTATACAAAACACGATCATTCACATATATACTTTTTTTAATTTTGTCTATCAGGTTTCGGTATTCTTGATTATCCGTATCACCCTTAATGACATCCCAACCTTTATTAGTTGTATTAATTATAGTATATGCAATGGATAATTTTTCGATATAATCTTCATTATTTAGGTTATTTTTGATATCATCTTCATTATTTAGGTCGTTTTCGATAAAACTAAAATCTCCTGGTTTTGCGAAGTCTTTCGGAGGCGAATCTGAATGAATACGAGAAACCTCCGGAGAACGTAGTTCGTCGGAGTTTGGTATATCCATTTAGTAATTTATATATAAATAATAATTATATTTTAACTTTTACTCATAGAGGATTTTAACCTCTACGAGTAAAAGCAGCCATCATATACCGTCTAATCTAAATATTCTTCTTCGCTCAATTCGCTAGTGCAATCCAAGTAATTTTCTTCTTGTACGTTTTGTAATTCAAATGCATTTTTGATTTTAGCCGAACCCGTTTTCTTTGATTTTGATTCTTTTTTAGGCGGAGGGATATATCCATCTTCATCATCTTCATCATCTTCATCATCTTCATCATCTTCATCTTCTTCCTCATCATCGTCATCTACCACAAATCCATCTTTCACATATCCATTTTTTGTTCTTTTCCCAGCGTCTTCAATGTCGCTTTCGCTCTCACATTCACTATCTTCTTCGCCAATATCTTCAAACCCGCCATATAATGTTTCGTATATCTTTTCCCACATATCTTCAGTTAAATCAACTATAGCACATTCTGCCGATTTAGCAATCAAAATACAATTACCGAAAAACAGCGTATTATCAACAGGCGGAGGAAACTCGTATTTATTTTCATAATTGGCTCTCCCAGTTGTTTTACCATACAAGCTAATCGTATATTGTGTTTTAGCATATTCCACTGACCAATTGGTAAAACATTTGAACCCGTCCGCTGATTTTAATCCGGCCTTTTTATACAATTCCGATTCAACAACGGATTTCATAGATACTTGTTTAATCGTTCCGAGCTTTTCAACAATAATAATAGATGGCATAGTTCTAAAGTATGTGTATAGTAATAGATATATGATTCCACCAAATATATTTATATAGTTTTTGCTAAATATTTAGGGATATGATAGGATCGTATATGCCGAATCCATAGGAAAACGAAATCTCCTGAAAATATAATTAATGTGGTGGTTTTTACAGTCAATCATAGTTTCCATTATTGTTATTACATTATTGCATTATGGTTGGGATTATTTGAAAACAACATATAGCACACCTAAAACTAAGGATATCGTAAAGATACAGACCGAAAAATACGATACTATTTTGTCGGAAATATTGGAGACCAAAAGTAAAAGTTCTCCGGAAATACAAATTGATCCAGAAGAAATGGAAAATGATTTAGCAATGTTTTTAGAACAAACATTATCTGATCCGGTAATTCCTGGGCCTAGCTCAATACCCGCATTATAAATATTGTTTTAGCAAAAAGATATAAACATATTTAGCCATAGTATATTACATTAAGCCCAATTACTATGACTAGCAATCCAAAAAATATACTATCCCGTTTTCCCCAATTTGAACTTTCCTATGAAACGATTTCACATAAGAAAGTTTCCGAACCATATGATATTGCTTTAGCAATCCCTATGGGTAAAAAATATTATGTATGGTTTTCATTCGACGGTAAAAGAAATGTGTGTTATTTGATGGAAATTACACGGGATAAACGAGTGGGCAACATTACTGAATTGACTATACCAATAAATCAATCTATGGCCTTAGGAACTGTGTTATACGGGACAGTGGTAAATGCTACGGAAAACCCGGTTCAACAAGTATTTATTATAGAAGACATTTTCTATTACAAGGGGATTTCCATAAAACATCATACATTTAGCGAAAAACTGGGCGCCCTAGATAATATGTTTTCCGACAAATTGGTTGAAAATACTAATACAATGGCATTTGCTCTACCCCTTTTATGGGGCGACAATATTTTCGATGATGTGCAAACCAAGACTATATTAGACAATTGTGGATATATTGTCCATCACGTGCAATATCGCAGTCTAGTCCAAACGATGCCATACATCAATATGTCGGCGAAGCCGAAAACGGCACTTTCGGAACAAATAGCTGCGGTCTCAATTCCAGAACCCACTTTTTACGGTATTATTCCTCAGTTTTCGTATGGCAAACCGCAATACAAATATCCGACTAGTTTTGTCGTTAAGGCCGATATACAATTTGATATATATCATTTGTTTTCCTATGGCCAAAATAAATCGCAAGTGTATTGCGGTTTAGCGTGCATTCCTAATTATGAAAAAAGCGTGTTTATGAACGGATTATTTAGGAATATTCGGGAAAACCGCAATTTGGATTATATCGAAGAAAGCGATGATGAAGAAGATTTTGAAGACACGCGTTTAGACAAATATGTAGATAGCGAAAAAACCTTGTTAATGGAATGTGTATTTCACAAAAAGTTCAAAAAGTGGGTACCGGTAAAAGTTGCGCCCCCGGGCAGCCAAGTGGTGCATATTGGCAAGCTATAGTATGCAATACACAAATAAAATTGATTTATATAGAATATAAACGTAACTGTATATATTCTATAACTCCTCTTATAATCCATTACCATTATGCAAAGAATGAATCAACAAAAACTAACCAGCTTTTTCCAAAAGTCTGCTAAAATTGTTCCCCAAGTTCTACCAAGACCAACTACGCCAAACCCCAGGCCAGAGTTCTTCGAACCAATTGCTAAACCGAAAGAAGTTCTATGTCCAGAATCCGATATAGCCAATCCATATTATTGTATGATGTTTGACGGCTGCAGCAAGGGCAACCCGGGGCCCGCAGGAGCGGGTGCTGTTATATATGCCAATAACAAGGAAATATGGTCCCGGGCCATTTTTGTGGGCGACCGGGAAACCAACAATTTAGCAGAATATACAGGTATGTTATTGGGATTAAACGAGGCCGTTCGCCTAAAAATACGGGAACTCGTCGTAAAAGGCGATAGCGAAGTAGTTATTAAACAAATGCTGGGAAAATACAAAGTCAAATCGGAGAACTTGCTAGATATTCACGAACAGGCCAAAGACCTAGAAAAACATTTTGATAAAATCGACTATATCCACGTATATCGCCATTTGAATGCCAGGGCAGACGCATTATCCAATGAGGGTTTAGCAAAAGTAATCAGACGCAAATAATCTATCTATATGTTATACTATGCCTATTCTTCAAGTCGGTGAGTTTTCTCCAGTAAATGCCCCGTCAGCGGGTGTTATACCTCAACCTTATGTGAGTTCTTTAGGTGGTGAATCATACAAATATGCGTCTAAAGGTGGTCGCAAATCCAGACTAAGTAAAAAACAACAGCGTCGTACTAAAAAAGCCAAGCAAAATAGACGTTCTCGGAGAACCCGTTCTAATCGGTAAGTTTGTGGATATATAGCTAAATGTTCTCCACTATTTCTTCTAAAGTATCAAACTTAATCAAACACTTTTTTTCTGAAAGTGTTTGTTTAGCCCCACATTCTTCATCATCGCTATTTGCACTTGCCTCTTGCTTGGCAACCGGTTCAAATACTCGTTTCCACGTTTTGTCACTATCCCAATCTATAGACATACCCGCATATAGTCGACTATCTATTTGCCGGATTCGGTAATTGCATTTTTTATAGAAACGTTTGCGCTGTGTCCATTGATTCTGGAACACATCGTGGCTATCTACTATATCCACTATTATAGGGTTCTCGTGTTTTACACGTAAGATGCGACCCACTGATTGCACTATATCCGTTTTCGGCGTTACCATAACTAGCGTTGATAGTGTTTTGATGTCTAAAGCCTCCGCTGCCATAGCATATGTGGCCAAAACCACTTGTTTGGTCTCGGTTTCCTGTAAAGCCGTTTGTTTCATCCCGCCCACGTAATATCCCACTTCGGCAATTTGCCTATAAGCGATTGCATCGTGCAAATAGGTCAAAAGGGACCGATTATGCGCCAAAATCATAATTTGGTTATCCGGGCTCTCTTTCACTAAATCACCTATTACACGAACAATGAAATCGCTGCGCGGACCAAAGTCGCAAAGTTTCGTAATCATTGTGCTATATTTAGGCGTACCTTTCCAGTCATATTCCACTTCATTAAATTGGGCGTCGGATGAGTTATATACAATTCCGCGAACACAAACCGGGTCTTCGTCTTTCCGGGCTTCGGTGTAGATTTTGTTGCCGATGAACATATATAACACTTTGGTCAATTTGTCTTTGCGATCCACGGTGGCCGAAATACCTAGCATATAAGGCGTCACTATTTTCGTCAGTGTTTTGGAGAACTGTTCGCTACCAATTCGATGCACTTCGTCTATGATAGTGAGGCCGAAACTGGAAAACGTATTTCCCGGATAATCTTTGTCATATAATGTCTGAATCATTCCTATAACAATGTCCTTGTTCTCTATATCCATCACTTGGGCCTGGATTTTCCCTATCCGGGCCCCGGGCAGAAACTCGTTGATACGCTCAATCCACTGGTTCATCAAGAACTCTTTATGGACCAAGATGAGTGTCTTTTTGTGCAATAGTGAAATGATTTTTAGACCCATCACCGTATTATGAGTAACTGTAAAATCACCTAAAACAAACCGATGATTACCGTCTATTTCAAATCCATAATAATCATCTTCTTCAAGTTTTTCAACCTGTATTCTATAATTTAATACATTTCGCAGTAATTGACGTGGATGTGCTTTTTTTCTTATACAATTGACCGGGATTTCTTCTAACCCTTCTCCACATATACTGGTTTCATAGTAAGTTCCACTAACTCGCCCATTTTTAGCGTTTGTGCAAGTTTTTGTTATTTTTCTTTTATATGCAGCAAATCCTAAAGATTTAGCTAGAAATACTATATCATCTATAAGAGTTTCATTTTTTTGAACTATTTCATAAATGTTATCGTGATAATACCCGTCAGAATCTATAATCCCAGCTAACAATGCCAATTGATTTTTTCTCGAATTGCATTTGTAATGGTGAGGGATATGTTTATTATTAATAATATTATATTTTCTCAAAAACTCCAATAAAACATTTTTTTTATCGTTTTTGCAATTTGCCGAATTTATTCTATAATCATATTGAAAACCTGTGTATTTTAAATACAAATCTGTGTGTTTTGTTTTGAAACAATCTACTATATATTTTATCACAGTTGATTCTTGTGTTGATATTCTGGTTCCATCAGACGAACCATCCCCTAACCAATACCCAAGTAAATACGGGTCTATTTCTTGTGGAGTTTCTGTAAATATAATAGGAACTCTATATCCGCATAATACTCCACCTGGTCCGTGATACGACTTTGGTAAGTTTAAATAATCAGTAAGTGATATATCAAGTATTGTTCCTTTTGGCGTATTTTTATTTACGGCGGAACTGTATTTCAATGATAATATATGACTTTCATTTACTATATATCCATCTCCTTTCTTTGATTTTATTTTATACATCATTTCCCTACCTCGTGCTAATGTCAAGACATTTCGTGGCGTAGAATCATCACCCATTAATATATCTCCCACAACAATATCCTGCACCATTTTGATTGTTCCATCATACATAAGAACTGGCGTATTTTTGCCTAAACATTTCCCCCTACCGCAGGGAACCTCCAAAATACCTCCACCGCCTTTATGCAGCGAGTTATAACACAATGCCGCATCCACGTGTTTTGTATAAACGCCAATAATGTTTTCCTGATAATCGCGAATGGATTTAGAGAACTCCAAAGCAATATCGAGCCCCGGTTCCACATCGGTTTTACTGGGTAGGCCATATCGTTCTTGGCCATAAAATCGGGGCAAATATATTTTCTTGTCATTTTCTCTATAAACAGGGAATGCGGTTTCTTCCGGAGAGGCTACGCCATAAGTGGCACCAGCAACAATTGGTTTCACAAACAAGTCTTTATAGAGAAACTTGAGGTCGTCGGGATGTAAATATTCTTTAGGAATGGTATAGCCTTTTTTGCCTAAATGGGAGTTCTCGCGAATGCGAGTTTTGTATTCTTCAGTTACAACAAAGTCGGGGTCTTTTGGTAAGTTTATGGTTGTAGCAGTTTTCTTTTTAGCGGCAGCAGCGATAGCTATTTTACGGCGAATAAAAGCATTATGTTGAGATTTCATTCTAGTTTTTGGAGGTCTGAGTAATACTAATATATTAGATAAATTATCTTTATTACATTTAGCATTATTGCTTTCAATTTTTCAACAGTTTTCATATAAAAATATATAAATCTATGGTATAGATGAAGATACCGGAATCTCTTAAAAGCTTGTCATCAGTTGAACTTGTGCTATTTTTGGCATTTGTTCTATATGTTGTTCTCCCAATAAATACTCCTGATTATATGAAATCGTTTGTCAATTCTTCTATGGGCCTATTGTTTTTCTTTTGTGTAACGGTTGGATTATTTGCTTATACGAACCCCATTTTAGGGGTAGTGTATATCTTGGTTGTATATGAGGCTTTACGTAGAAGCAGCGAAACTTTCCACAATCCTAGAGCAATTGTCTTGGAATATGAGCCTTCCCAAAAAAATAAAGATGCCACTTTGAAGAAAATGAACCCGGTTCGCAATGAAAAATCAGTGGAAGAAGAAGTTATTGAAGTGCGTGCTCCTATCAATAAGGCACATTCAGTCGAAATTGTGCAAACTACATTCAAACCAGTGAGCAAAGCTATTGAAGGTGCCTCTCCATATTAGAGATCTATTTTCGTACGAGACTTCGTGTCCCTAAAATTGCGGATTTCCGACTGCTTCGCAGTCGTGGTCGTTGAATAATTATGTATATAGTGTAATACATAATTATACGAAAATGTTTATGTAGAATATTTAATCGCCATTATTATCCACATCAAAAATATAAACCCATATATTGCTCCTACCGAAAATATAAGGCTTTTCAAATGTGCAGTATATCCTTTTGTTTTCTTTTCATTTGATTTTACTGACGGGTTAGAATCTAGTGTTCCAGTTATCGACGATAAAATGGTAATCATTATCACATATATACCAGAAAAAATGCCTACATATTTTTTATCAAATACGTCTTTACCGGTAGTGTCCTTTATATACCAAAAATTGTAAAGCATATCTGGTATAATAGTCCGTATAGATGACATAGTATCGCTAAAAGATGCCATAGGAGGACTTGCATTGTTTGCGGATCTATCCAAAGCAATAGACAGTGATGACAATAATAAAAATATAATTATAAACATTCCTATCCACATTTCATTGGAATCATATTGCTGACCTCCTATTAATAAATTAATTCCCAATAAGAATATCATAGCCGTAATGAAAATGGTGAACAAAGACAATGAATCCTCTTTTTTGATAAAATTAGCAATAGTATATTGATAAAAAAGCGGACCTCCTAAATAACTAGTACCGATAGCAACCAATATAATAAAAAAAGCTGTTCCTAATGCAGTTTGTGCAGTAGCAGCATCTCTGTTACCATCGATTAAATATGTTGCCGTATTTCCTTTTACCGTGGATTTATCATTATCATCTACCGGAGTGCAAGTTACGAGCTTGTTATTAAATAAATTGACTATTTCACTATTTATTCCATCACTTTCTTCTGTAGTAAATCCTTCCGTTTTTGTATCTTCTATTTTTGGAGGTAAGATTATTTTATAATCCTTATTAACGGGATACATCGCAAAAAGTCCCTCTGATATCTGGTCATAGACTGAAAAATCCACTTCATTTATTGAAATGGGCGATACAAATATGACAATTGTATCAATACCACTCTTATAAATAATCTTTTTTTGTTGCGGTTCTATAAGTTTCTGCATATTGAAGTTCATTGTATCATAATGTATCGGCGGTTTTATAGAAGTTTTGATAATTTTATCTATATCATTAGGCTCTCGGTCAGTATATCGCGTATTTGTTAAAAGAAAACATAAATACAGTTTTTCGGATGTATTCACGGTAGGAACTAATTCTATTACAAGTTCTGCATCAAAGCTAGCATCCATATTTATCTTATGGGTTGCCTTGAAAATATGTAGGTTTTTACATTTGTATTTTTTAATATCGACATTTGCCATATAGGTTACATTCGGTCGCATTGTCCCACTCGGCATAGCATAGGGTATTTTGATATGGCCACCGTTCGTTTGTGTTTTTGAAAACTGGTTCAAATAAATGATGGCGGTATATAAATCGGTTATAATTGTTTGCTTATCATCGTTCAATGATTCATCATTTATGATGAATTGTAGTATTTCTGGCTGTTCTTGATTATTTGGATCTGGCGCTGGCGCTGGGGTTGGTGTTGGAGCTGGCGGGGAGCATAATTCATTTTTCCATTTTCTGCCTTCTTTCATACCGTAAACAGTGTAATGGGATAAAGGATCCATATTAGCATTTTTGACGTCAGGATTGTCAGTCAAGTATTGGGCCCTTGCGTTTTCACAATTATTTATCATAGTATATAATTATACTATATAAACATTTCTATAACCCATTCAATAACTGTATAACCTACCTACGTCTAAAAACTTGCCTAAAGATAAGGAATATACGAGAACGTCCCATTTTCATATACAGTAGCACTAAATGTATTTTTATAGCCTTCCACATAAACCGTATCTCCGTTTTGGATTTCATTGCATCCATATTCACCAGTGCAACTTTTACCATTTACACTAAGAGGCAATTTGGCACTAATATTGCTATTTCCATTAGCCATAGTATAATATTGCCATTTGTCACGACCGTTCAACCATTTGCGTCCCATTAGTGGTAAGATGAGCGCGTCATTCCCTACTCCACCTCCATTCATTGGTGTTAAAATCCCGATTTGTTGATAAGACATACCACTTCCACGAGTTTCAATATTTACCGGTATTCCACGGACGTCCGATGAATCGCGTGGATGGTAATATCCATCGTCTTTCAAAGGTGGTGAATAGGGGTCATTGAACGAATCATTGCGCCTAGTGGCAATACTTGCTAAACTAGGTTGTTGTATAACTACAATTTTGGCAGGATCTGTTGAGTTTTGTTGTTGTTGATTATTGTATTTATGCTGTGAATAAATCATATAGACGACTAAACCAATGACCAATAATAAAATAAATAGGGTCATATTTTCAATACATATCACTCCTGGAATACACTTTTTTGCCATAACTATACACTAAATATATATAATACTTTATTGCCACTAGTATGTTTAGTAGTCATCTAGATCGGTATTCAAAGTTGGTGGATTAAAACTCCAATCTAAATATGGAAATGGTGGGAAATCATCTGGACACCACGAGTAGCACCGGTCTTGAATCTCATCAGAATAATGTATTAAGTGATATCCAGTGTATTTTTTTACCATACAATCAAGGCTTTCTGCATATCCCCATAACATATTTTCAATGTATTGCAAACTAAATAACCAAAATAAAAACTTTATGGGGGAATATAAAGCTTGGCCAAGTGCATCTAAAGAATACCATCCGAAGCATTTGTTCAAATTTTTTACAAACCTTATTGCACCAGTTAAATAACTTCCTAGCCATATAAATACACGAGGTATATACTTGAATGCTTCTCCGATATTATTAAATATGCGTACTATAAAATTAAATAAGTATCTAAAGAACTCACCAATCCACTCAAATACTCTTCCTATCATCTTGAAAAATCCAATCATTCGTCTGAACCCTTTACCTAGTTCATCAAATATTTGAAATGACTTTCTAAGATTTTCTCCAGCTTGTTCAAATGTGCGTTTAGTTTGTTCTATAGATTTTCGAATTGCATCACCAACCGGGTCTGATGATCCAGCACCTTCTCGTATTATAACTTTCTTTTTACGACGTTTTACAATTTTACCATCTTCTCGTTTGATACGTGTTTCTAAACCTTCTTGTACAATTGGATTATAGAAACTGTATAATGAAAATCCTACTAAAATACAAATAATAATGATTATAATAGGAATGATATATGACTTTATTTTGCTGTTCATTGTTATATATTATAGGCATTTTTTATTAATTTTTCTTCGTAAAACTCTGGTTCTCTCTCGTATTTTTCTACTAGTAGTAATAAATTACTAGTAGGATATTCTATATTATGTCTCTTTATTTAGCAGATTCGCAAACTAACCGGTCATTGCACTTGAATCCCTTGTCACAGTCGGTGTCCTTAGTGCAAGTGGATTCTGAATGAGTCATAGGCATATCGACACCTTCGTGCGATTCATCGACACCTTCGTGTGATTCATCGACACCTTCGTGGGACTCATCAACTCCTTCGTGGGATTCATCAACGCCTTCGCGGTCTTCCATTCCTTCTTTCTTGCCTCCCTTTTTGCCTCCCTTTTTACCCTTATGCATTCCCTCCTTTTTATGATAAACGCCATCATCTGCACCTTCTTTGTCTGCCATACCTTCTAAAACAATATTGGTTCCAGATTTAACAACATTGGACACAACCAATGCAATGACCAAAATGACAATCATATTTTTGCTGAAATAGGAGGTCAAATATCCGACCAACAAAAATATTGCCACGTGGATAAACTCGCCGCTAAACATCCATATTAGCAAGTTGATCAGACACACGATAAACGATACATATAACACATATTTATTGTATAATAAACTTTTATTACCAGCAAGCTTTGCTGAATAATTTTGCGCAGCCTTGTTGTATAACTTTTTTACAGTAGATGATGCAGACTTTTTCAATGCCATTATATACTATAGAAGGATATTATCCTACGATAATAAATTATCTTCGGATAATATTATAATACCTACTATTGTTCCTCATTCTCACAATAACATTCATATTTCCTAAATAATTTATCTTCCTGAAATTATTCCCAATGAATCGTTTTCATTTTCCTCTGTATAATTTGGTGGAATATCCCCACTATAAATATCCAATACTTCTTTTACAACTTCTTCACGTTGTATATCCGTTCTATCAAACTCAAAACTCGATATACTAGATGATCGGCGACCTTTGAACTTGTTCAAAAAATCGTCCATTCCATTTATTTCTCCGGCCCTATCATTTTGTTCTAAATCTCCGGTAATAACCAATCTACTATTTTCCCCCAAACGCGTGAGTAACATTTTCATTTGTGATATAGTAGAGTTTTGCATTTCATCTGCTACAATCCACGCATTCTTAAAGGTACGTCCTCTCATAAATCCTAAAGGCGCGATTTCGATGATTTTCTCTTCCATCAATTCTTGGACTTCTCTTGGCGATAGAAATGTATATAACACATCATAAATGGGACGAACCCAAGGAGCCATTTTCTCTTCCAACGTTCCCGGTAAAAATCCGAGTTCTTCATCTACGGTCACAGAAGGTCGTGTAAAAATGAGTTTTTCATATACACCTAGCAAAAAATATTTGACACCGAACTCCGTTGCAAACAGGGTTTTACCGGTTCCTGCTGGACCACTGGCCACAATAATTTTGCGCTGTTTATTTTTTAGGGTGGCAAAATATTGTTCTTGGTGTTTATTTTTGGGTTGTGTGAACCTGCTCTCAAAATTGGCCTTCTCATTTGGAGACAAGTATTGCATATTTTCGTATAATTTGCGTTGTTTTCCAAAAGATTTTGGGTCATTTTCGGCCATATATTCATTCAACAGCTCTTTCTCAGTCTGTTTTTTGGATTTACGTCCGCGTCTTTTGGGAGCAGGCTCACTAATTGTTTCTAAAGGATTCATTTATACTATTTGGGGATTTTATATTTTATAAAATACATAAATCATTGTTTTTCATATATTTATTTCGTGCATACACCAATTATGGGGTAAAAAAGATTTTTTGGCCAAATGGCTAAATCTTTTTATTTTAGTTAATTATAAAATTACAAGGGTAAAACATAGAGCATATAGGAGTATAGAATCATTTTTTATTTTTTATTGTTTTTATTCAACGGTTTCGATTTCTTCACCTTCTTCTAATTCATATTCACCTTTTGCAATCAATGCATTGCGTGCAATAATCGTGGCACGAAGGGCGGCGTCTCTGGCCACTTTCGCTGCCAATTCTTGTTCGGCCTCTTCTTCCTCATCCAAGAGGTATCCAATTTCGGCCCAAGACATACCCTTGAATCGAGCAAGAAATCCAGGGAAAGAGTCCATAGGGTTGTTAGATACAGAAGACATTTTGCTTTAATAGTTTTGAGAGAGTGGTTTGAGACAGCGGTTTGATATAATCAGTTTGTATTAAATATGCCATACACTATTTATAAAAAAAGTATTTCAATTTTGTGTTGGCTCCTATGGAGCCAGCACAAAACAAACAAGTTGTGTGAGGCGCCCTTGGCGTCAAAAACAACATTGCAATTTTCCATAATACCAATGCATATGAGATTTACTTACTCTAAATAGTAGTTGGAAACTGGTGTCTATCTTGAAATAAAACACCTCTATGTCCGGATTCTTGTGGGCTTATTAAATCATATCTCACTATATTGGCAGGATGTATGGCAGCAAACAGTTCTAATATACAATCCATATACCGTTCCCTACTATTAGTGGCAAAATGTAATAATTCAAATGCACCTTCTTTACTAATACCAATACCATGCAATCCTCTAACACCCCCGGATATACTTGTAACTGGGTTATTATTTACAACAAGTCCGGTAGTTTTTAATTTTACACCCTCATGCATTATACAACAGCCTAAATAAAAAAACGGGTGTGATATTTTTTCATATTGTATTATTTCGTCTAATAATATAGGTTCTACTACATTAATATCATCTTCAAATACATATCCCCACTCTTCGTTACTATTACAATATATAGTATTGTAAATATTCATCATGCTTATTTTATTAGATAATACCTTGTCCTTATGTGGTATAGCTTTATAAAATACTACGGTAAATCCTATATTTTCTAATATTTGTTTAGAAAATTGCGCTCTGGGTGAGTTTTCATTCGTAGTTAATAAATAGGCCGTTCTCATAGTCATTATATATAATATTACTAAAAATTATAATATATATACCGCAATAAACCATTAAAAATCTGCTGCTAAATCGAATATATCTTTATCGATAGATTTGTTGGCCAAGGCATATTCGGCATTGGTACGCTCAAAAAAATTGACCTTAGATTCAATACTAATCAACTCCATAAAATCAAATGGATTCGATACATTGTATACCTTGTCATATCCCAATTGCACAATTAATCGGTCGGCCACGAACTCAATATATTGAGACATCAAATTTACGTTCATACCAATCATACGACAAGGAATTGCTTCAGTAATAAACTCCTTTTCGATTTCCACGGCCTCTTGGATGATTTCATATATCCTCTTTTTGTTAAGTTTCTTCATCAATTTGCTATACAACAACACGGCAAACTCGGTATGCAAAGCTTCGTCTCTAGAAATCAATTCATTGGAGAACGTCAACCCTGGCATCAGACCACGCTTCTTTATCCAATAAATGGAGGCAAAAGAAGACGAGAAAAAGATACCTTCAATCGCCGCGAAAGCAACCAACCTGGATGCAAACGAACTGCGGTTATCGCCTATCCATTTCTTAGCCCAGTTGGCCTTTTTAGCAATGCACGGATAATTCTCTATAGCATTAAACAAACGAGTTTTTTCCGCGTCGTCTCGAATATAGGTGTCGATCAATAGTGAATATGTCTCAGAATGCACATTTTCCATTGCAATCTGGAATCCATAAAAAGCCCGGGCCTCGGAAACTTGCACATCACTCATAAAGCGGGATGCCAAGTTCTCCAAAACTAGACCGTCAGATGCGGCAAAAAACGCGAGAACCATACTAATGAAATGTTTTTCATCGGCGGACAGCTTTGCCCAGTCATTCAAATCTTGTGCCAAATTAATTTCTTCAGCCCTCCAAAAACAATCCATCTGTTTTTTATACATTTTCCATATGTCTTGATTGCAAATTGGGAACATTACAAAGCGATTATCGTCAGGTTTCAATAAAGGTTCAACAAAATGGGTTTCGGGCGTAGTCATTCTTCCTAAATAATATACTCTTTAGATTTTATACCTTTTATAAAAAATCATTAATGTATATGCGTTTTTTTCACGAAATATTTTTCTATATACCATAAACCGTGTAATATTATAAATAATATAAATAATATTGTATTAAAGATTAAACCAATACATACAATAACGCCAATACTATGTTGTTTCCATTTTTGAAGACGATTATTGACTATAAATTGGCCAATGTAAAAATGGATGATATTATTTTGAATATACAAAATATTTCACTTTTTGGGATAAGTATCTATTCAATATATTGCTGTGTAAACTATTATGTAATTACTGGACAAACCACCAATGTTTTTTCTCCCCTACCCCCTGGGTCTGGTTTACTACCCCCTGGGTCTGGTTTACTACCCCCTGGGTCTGGTTTACTACCCCCTGGGTCTGGTTTACAAAATAGCGATACTTGTAATAAATCCAGTTTCATAACGCCTTTTGATAATTTATTTATATGCGTTCAGATTTACGCATTTATAGATTTATTTTTGGTAAAAACAAATGATTTGATTATACATCATTTGTGCATATTCGCTGTAAGTTTTTATACTTGGTATAACAATGTAAATGATATTAATAGATTTATGTTTGGATATTCACTATTAAAAACTGAAATATCGTCTTTCTTTTTAGTGCTAAAATATTGGATACCTGAAAAAACACTTGCTTATACTATAAATGCACTATTACTTTATGTAAGTTTTTTCAAGTTTCGCATTTTTGATATGTATAATGAAATAATTCGCGGTAATTATGTATTTGATATAGTCCTACATAAATATACACCTACTAGTCCATCCATATCTGGAATATTATACTTTTCAGTTTATGGATTGTATTTATTGAACGCATACTGGTTTTTAATTATGACTAAAATATTGTATAAACAACTTTGCAAAAACACAGCAATAAATACTGACAAAATATGCCACTTTATTTGTTCATATATTCATTATGCAAACATTCCATTGGCTGCATATTTGTATTCGTATAACAAACGAGAGCAAAATATATTTGATATGGCCGGAATAGTTATATTGAGTATTGCTTCTCATATGTATCATTACGACGTATATGAAAAAATACAGACAAAGCAAATAACTGAATATGTTGTGTCTGAAAATAGTAATTATGTGTATTTTTTGAACGATAGCATTTGTATTCATATTCGCTCTTTTCTAGCAGTTTTTACCAATTATTACAACAAACCATATTTTTATGCAGTTACTACAGTTTGTGGAGTATTTCAATTAAGTTGTATTTATGTTGGGTTTATAAATGTTGTAGAACTATTAAGCAAAAAAACATATGACAAATCCAATTTTTTGAAAATACATTATATTTTTACATTTTTACCAATTGGAATAGACATTTTTGCAATATATTTGAATACTAAATCACAAGAAATCGCAATTCCCTTCTTGTTTATTAATATAGGTATCGTATTGTTATTTATAGTTGAACCATTTTATAAATTGACACACGTTGCATTTCACTTAATGTTAATTGCGCAAAATTGGTATATATGTTTGACTAATAGTAGCACATAATTATGTACCCATTATACAGCAACAATAATAACTATATAAAGGTTATTATTTTTATACAAATACATTATGCCAAGTATCGAGAATATGAATCCGAATGTATTAGTATTTGAAGACGGGGTTCTCACAAAAGACATTGACAATGACTTTGTATGGCGTGGGTTTTGTTCATCGGCAAACAAAAATGGACCAATCATACAATACATCCAATCTATTTTACCCCCCAATTCCCTTTTCATTATACCACGCAGTGACGGCAATGTAACCCGCAATAATGCATACAATGAGGGATATCACCATTTAGTCTGGGAAACAGATATAGAACCATATGTGCAATATGCCAAAGAAACTGACAGGGTTCTCCTAGTTGGTGTATTGTCTTTACTAGAAAAGAGAGAACCTGATATAAACTATGTATTTATTCCACTAGAAGACGATTTTTTTGGAGCTGGTTTAGAACACTGGTTTCCTCAAGACCAACTATTACCGTGGGAACAAAGGAGCGATGAGTTGGTATGGCGAGGAGGGTGTTCTGGTATAGATGAAGGGGAATCGCTCAGAATCCGGTTCGCAAAAGAAATATACAAGTATAATCCAAACACCCAAGTGCGATTAGGTCGATGGTGGAGTGAAAATAAAGGCATTCCGGAAGAACTTTTCGGAGAACATATGCATCATATGTCTATGACATCACAGAAAATCTATTTTATTGTAGATGGAAATGTCATTGCGTCGAATCATATGTGGGGCTTCGCAACCGGGGCCGTGCCCTTTCTAATTTCCAATGCCTATTGCTGGTTCTCCGAGTTTTTAGAGCCATATGTTAATTATATACCCATTGCCTACGATTTGAGTGATTTAGTGGAAAAAATCGAGTGGGTCAAAACGCACGACGAAGAGGCGAAACAAATCGCACAAGGGGCTTTAGACTTTACGAGGCACGTTTTTTCGGCGGAGTTTCAGCGCCAATATTTGCGCGAACAAATAGGTAAATATATTCCCATCAAAGAAACATAAATAGGAGAACACATATACCAGTATTATCAAAGTTCTCATAAAAAGCAATGAAAATTGTGGATTGTTTTACATTTTATAATGAATTGGACCTATTACAATATCGATTGGCTGCTCTATACAATTATGTCGATTTTTTCATATTAGTCGAGGCAAATACTACTCACGCAGGTCATCCTAAACCTACCTATTTTATTGATAATATGCATTTGTTTGAAAAGTATCGCAATAAAATCATTCATATGGTTGCAGATTTACCATTTAAAGCCCCCAATATAGACTATGGTAAAAATCAGCAATGGGAAAATGAGAACTTTCAGCGCAATTGTATCAAAGAATGTGTGCAATTAGAACAAGTAAGTTTAGCCAAAGACGATTTAGTCATTATATCCGATCTAGATGAAATCATTGACCCACAAAGACTAGTGGAGTTTCGAAATGGGAAATTACTAGCATATAAGGGGTTCTCCTTATCGCAAGATATGTATTACTATAATTTGCATTGCAAAAATACGTGGTTTTGGTCAAAAGCCAAGATTGTGACATATGAACATCTATTGCAAAAAACGCCGGAAGAAATCCGACAAAGCGAACTACCTTTACTTGAATGGGGTGGCTGGCATTTGAGTTATTTCGGCGATGCATCATTTATTCGCAATAAATTGCTCGAGTTTGGCCATCAAGAATACAATTCCCCAGAATATACCGATGAAAACATTATTACACAAAGATTGGAAAGTGGAGTGGATTTGTTTGGACGTGGATACGTACATATGACACACGTCGCATTTGATCAAAACCCTTATTTACCACCATTGTATAATATTTATTTGAATAAATATACGAAATCACACGACATTTGTAATGTACCTATTTATGTGTATTACCATTTGTGCTGTATTGCAAATTGGCGCAATGTATTTAGTAGAATGATGTTTAAATTGAAAAATAGTGGTCTGTATACCCTTATATCGGAAATACGTCTCATTGTTTTAGGAAATGAATATAACCCATCTGACCCAATATTTGATGATCCCAAAATTACGATTCGATTTTATTCGCCGGATATATCATTGTATGAACGTCCTGCATTAAATCATATGATAGAAGACTCAACTACGGATGTCAATTTTATCGTGCAAGATTTTTATGTATTATATATGCATTCAAAGGGAGTAAAACATTGGGGCGACTCAGACCTAGAATCGAATGTGTATGATTGGTGCGAATATATGTTTTATTTTAATATTTACAAACACATTGACTGTATAACTCAACTAAATAATGGGGCAAATGCAGTGGGTTGCAATTTGCAAGAACGAGGTGCCCCCTTGCATTATTCCGGTAATTTTTGGTGGTCCAAGTCGAGTCATATCCGAAACTTGCCTAAAATCGTCGATACATACTATAATAGTCCCGAGTTTTTAGTAACTTCGATTGATGGTGTGTATAAATCATTATGGCATTCGGAAGTGAATAATTTTATAACTCCATATCCAGCCAACTTGTATGAAAATCGACCAATCAATATACAGAAAATTGAAAGGAAGAACGGGTATGTGTATTACAATTAATCATATAAACAGTTAATTAGTATATATTTTATTACTTACTTATAACAATGCTATTGCGAAGTTCTCTTGTAAAAATCGCGCGTCGCAATTGCCACCATTTTACACCGGATTTGCGGACTCCAGAGAACGTAGTAAACCAGCAAGTTTCGGGAGAGACGAAGCATAACCCTCTACCTCGGTCGGCTTTGATAAACACTGTACAAAAACAACAAAAAGAAATAAAAGAACTAAATCATCGCTTGGCTAAACTTTCAACAAATATGCATACCCGAATGCAACAAATGGAAGATGATATGAAGTTAGGATATAGTTTAAGTTGCCTATTGGTTGTGTTCTCTGTAGCTATTCGCTCATAAACTCAGAAGGCTTCGCCTCTGGAGTTTCTTGCATAATGATTTCTATAACGGAGAAATCATTATATAAAGACTTTGTTGAATATATAGCAATACCCTAAATATTATGTATTTGAAAATCTATGTTATTGGCCTTTTGTTTTTTGTTGCAGGGTTTTCAAATACTTTTGTGTCCCCCTTTTTTTTAACTCCGTGGTTGCGAAAAAAACTATTATTCCCAGGTTCTCCCATTATTCCTAAATATATCCAAGAACCCAACAAGAAACAATTCTTCGGAATCATTGGACCCAACATAGTACCTGAAAATGTCCAGAACTTATTTGAGCTATTTATAGGAAACGGAGTTATACAAGGCATTTTTGTAAATGGGGAGAACATAACATTTGCTAAACATCTGATTCGTACAGATAAACTTGCACAAGAAGAGAACCCGAAAAACCAGAAAAACGCGCAACAGGAAACTTTAGGAATGAAATTGCTAAAGTATTTCGGATATTTGGTCGGAATCAATAAATGCAACAATTTAGGCGCGGCAAATACGGCTATATTACCCGTTTCTACACCAGTGGATGAAAATACCACTGCAGCATATGCATTGTTCGAAAGAGATTCACCCTATTTATTGCATTTTTATCATAATACATCTACTATAAAAACGGTGGGAAAAATAAAGACCCCCTACCCCCTTTCTGGACATTCTAAATATTCCACAAACTGTTTCGGAATGAAAGTAATAGAATCCATTGATTATCACATATTTGCCAGAAATGTAATGTATTACACAATGGATGAGAACTTGACTCAGGTTCTCTCAAAACATACCATAAAAACGCGATATATACCAGTCATACACGATTTCCTATCCACTAGCGATAGTATTGTAATTGTTGATTCTCCATTAGTATTTGATTTTCCTAAATTGTTTAGAGGAAAAATACCTATGCGATTTGAAAAGTCATTGCCGACTTATATCCACGTTCTCCATAAAAACACGGGGCATGTTTCTACATACAAGTTGTATTCGCCATTTTATATATTTCATTTTGCTAAATATGTGGATACGGCAAAACAATTGGAAATCTATGCGCCTTTGTACGATGATATCGATTTTGACAGTGTAAAAATAAAGGGGCGATATCGCAAAATAGTCATAGACAAATGTCATAATACTGCATATGTATGCAATAACATGGAAACGGAAAAATACAATTTGGATTTCCCAGTGGAAGATATTTTAGGCAATATCATTTTACGTAATATACAAAAACGTAAAATAAATGGGTATGTGCGAGTCGATGATAATATGGCTATAACACAAAAATGGATGTTTGACGATATATTCTTTTGTGGAGAACCAGTGGCGGTTAGCCTAAATAACAAAAATGGGTTGATTGCATTTGGGAATAACTTCGACAATAATAATGATGTAAATACAGTTTTACCCGGGGGATTAGTTTTGCTAAATATGGAAGATGGAACGGTTGTAAAGATTTCGATCAATGACAGTCTAACAATGGGATTTCATACCGTTTCTATAATCAGATAGAGGTATCGGATTGGTATGTCGCTAAAGTTCGGGCACTTGCATCCGTCGCATCCACATATTTAGGCATCCAAAAATAGGGAATAATAGATCCCATTCCAGTATAACTACTTTCAAATACATATCTATAATAGTATTGCTCGGAGGTTTTAGGAATATTGGTCGTAACTTTTTGCATTTGAATATTATGTTTTACCATTTCTTCATACGATTTGTATTCATTTAGGGGAACCATTTTAGTACAATAATCTTGCAAGATTTCATATAGAGACCGTTGTGTTCCACTAACCCCGTCACTGAATGCCTCTTTCCTTCGCCATATTACTTTGTCTGGTAGAATGGTCAATAGACCTGAAGCAGGAACATAGTTATTTTTCGAAAATGCATAACGCAGCCAATATTTCTCGGTTTGTCCAGAGAACTGCCTCAATGTAGGTGATATAGACAAATAATATTGTGCCCAAGCTCGGTCTAAAAAGGGTGTTCGTGGTTCTAGGCCGTGTGAGGAAATCGATTTGTCCGATCGCAATACATCAAATGTATGTATGTCTTTCAATAAGCGGCGGCATTCTTTATCAAACTCGATCATATCGGGGGCTTTTTGCATATACAAATATCCACCCAACAATTCATCCGACCCATCGCCATTGAAAATGACTTTTGCTTCACTATGTTTAGCAATATATTTGCCCAATAAATAATTGCCAATACTGGCCCTTACAGTCGTCGTGTCATAACTTTCTATAGCTCGTATTACCTCTGGAATTGCCTCGCAAAAGTCTTCTTCGGTCAAAATAATTTCGGTATGTTTTGTTCCTAAATGTTCGGCAACCATTTTAGCATATTTCAAATCCACCGATTCGGCTAAACCTATACTATATGTTTCTACCGGTGGAAGACCATTTCTTTTGTGATATTCGCTTACTAATGCGGTGATTAAACTACTGTCTAAACCACCAGATAGGAGACACGCAATCGGTCTTTCAGTAGTACAACACCTTTTCTCCACGGCTGCAATCAAATAGGTCTGAATACCTTCTATAAGTTGTGGTATAGCAGTTACAATTTCATTCGATTTATATAGGGTTCTACTAAACCCGGTTATGTGATATACAGTGTTTTTTGATACGGGAGCCCATTCGGAGCACACTTTATCTGAAAAAGTATATGTGGAATAAGACCCAGGTATAAATTGTTCCACTGTATATTTTGTTTGAGGGAATTGTATAGCAAATTGTGAGAGAACCTTCAATTCGGATGCAAACCCGATAGTAGTTTCTCTATCAGTAGGTCCAGCGACTTGATGAATAGTATATAGCGGACGAACACCATACGGGTCGCGTGCTACATACAACAAGGGTTCTCCAATACTAGAACGTTGGTCTAACAAAACAAAGGAAAATACACCGTCCAACATATGCAATGTTTGTTCTATACCATATCTTTCATATAGCCATAGAATGACTTCACAATCGGAATGCGTGGATGGTATGACTGCACCAGTTGCATCCATCAATTCATATAACTCCTTGTAGTTGTATATTTCTCCATTGCAAATCAATATGATATTTCCTTTAATAATTGGCTGGCTAGACTCATTAGTAAGGCCGTTTATGGCTAAACGATGAAACCCAAACATTAGTTTGCGGCTCACTTTGCATAATTGGGAGTTCTCCGGTCCTCGACCTTTACCTTTTTTAAATTGTTGAGAAATAAACTCGATTGAATATTTATTTTCATAATTTAATAGGGTAAATATTCCACACATTCTGACGATGGTAATAATACGGGGTTAATCTTTATGTTATTGCAAAAATTGATATAAAATATTTGTTATAGTATTATAAAATAATGGAGTTTTTGCAACAAGTTTATGCATTTTTTTCATATATTAGGGAAAAATTATTCAGATGTGGAACCCATTATTTACCAGTTTCTGGAAACGAACCGGATGTCGAAAACCAATGCGTCGTATTTTTTGATGCAGAAAATGGGATGATGTACAATAAATTATAATAATAAAAAATATAGAGTATATATCTTATGTATATATATATACTGTATAAGCTATGGCAAAAACGTTTAGATATCAAGATAATTTAGGTAATATTTTGTCGAGTTCTCCGGAACCGTTTATAAATCAGTTGAAAGAAACTATATATGATGGATTTGAATATTATATGAAGTTAGATATGGCAGACTATGCTATATATTCTGAAACATCCCCGGATACGACCCCAAAATATACAATGATTTCTAAAACACAAGTATCGCCCAATAATCGGAGTTCGCAGACTGCCGAGTCATCGCACGTTTTCAGTTATACAGATGAAAGTGAAGCTACTAAAAAAGCCGAAGAACAAAGTTTGCAAGATACCACATCTGCGTCATTACCTGTCCCAGATGTAATTGCCTCAAAAATGTTTGAGCAATCTAAAATGAGCACCATAAATACGGTGTATATAGGTTCTCTTACTGTAATTGGATTATATGTGTTATTTAGATATATGAAATACTAAAAAATATAAACAATAATATATATTGTTTATACAATGAATAATACTATCGCTAAGCCCGCCGTTATAGTGTCTTCCAGTGTTGCTATATCTAACCCGCGCAATATTACAATCGATTTAGAGTTCGACTTCGCTCTTTGCCATACACAGTATAGTTATTGTCGCTATTGGCACTGATTATGATACAAATAGTGATAGTGATAATGAAACCAAATCTTTGAAAATAAAAAGAAGAGAGACGTCCGTTGATATTTATGCGGAAATGCAAACGATACTTAGTGGTATTACTAGCAGTATTACTAGTGGCAATAAAATAGATGATATACCACAATATATATCATTAAATAGTACAAACACGATTTCAAAACCGATTCCCATACCTAAAAGAAATCAACCCACCTATGTATATTGTTATAACTAAAAGTATATTGGCTCATTGTGTTCGCATACGTTTATCATATATTTACCAGACATATCAAACATAATTGGAATACAAACTCTTTCAGTGTCCTTTTTACACTTGAAACACTCTGTAACGTCTATATAAATCCGACTTTTATTTATAATAATATTTCCCCAGCAAACTTCATCCTTTTTCAATACAAACGATGTATATCTATATCTATTTTTGTCATTTATTTTGACACATCTTGTATCCATCAATAGTTTGAATACGGGTATTTTGGGAGGAACTATATTTGTTCGTATAGTTTTCATTTCAATATTGTTTGGGTCAGTCATTTTAGTTTAGTATATGATGAATAATGACATAATATACTAAATAATCAATTTTGTAATAAGTATTGTAGAAAACTCCGTATCTTCCCGCATTATAGCCTGACACGTTTGTATAACTCAAATGCGACTAAACCTCCTAATATTTGGGCAATACAATATGGAAGTATTTCAACATTTGTTATTTGGCCCGCAGCTGCCATAGTAATAGTGATTGCTGGATTGATGAATCCTCCAGAAATATTTTTGGTTAATAATACCGCTAATGCGAATGATGCACCTATCGCTAATGGGTTTCCTGTTGCCAAAACTACATATACGAAAAATATGGATCCTAAAAACTCGACTAAATATTTATTCAATGGCATAATATATAAATACCATATATTTTATCATTTTGATATAGCATTTAGCATTGGGTTTTGCAAAAAGTGGATTTATTTAGACAATCATATGGAACAGTGCATCCCAATTTATCGCGCTTTATCAATAATTGCTTTGTTCTATCCGAGTTTTCATTTGTTTTAGTGGGTTGCAGAGTGATTGGGTCAAAACGCAAGTCCGAATGATTTGTAAAGCAAACCGCACCAGATGTTCCAGGAGTATGAACGCATTTTGGCGGAACAACATATCCGCCGGCCCGGGCCCGAATAATTGCTTGTCTAGCCGTATTTCTATCCACGTTTGTAGTAAATCCTATAGCACTATTGGCATCATTTATACTGCCTTTACCAATACTAGCATTGCGTCTCTTATCGACAACAGCAGATGCATCCCTGTTGCCATACCATTTTTTTGCGGTTTTTTGTGATTGCGTAGTCGAATTGGTGGCATTTGCACTTTCGACATAATTTTGACGCCCAATAGCAAATGAACCATCTCCGTCTGAAGTAAGGTCTTTTTGTGGCATCGCCCTTTGACTGTATAATATTCCATTATTGATATCGTTTCTTCTATACATAAACATTTGAAGCATAGTTATTGTGTAGTATATTATACAGTGGTATAATATTTTACTAAACATATGTATTATCCTGCTATGATAAATCATCTACCGCTTATCGGCGACGAACTGCCATTAAAGGAACATACGAAGAGTTTTGGTATCCGCCATTCTTCAAATCATTGTAGTTGCGGTTTTGTGCCTGCAGTTTCTTGAACTTGATATAGTCCGATGCATCGGGAACATATTTCACGTTGCAAGTAGAAGCAGGAACTCCTGAGCCATCACAATTTGAAATAATGGAACCAATACGACCCTTCCAACCCGGTTTGTCGGCATTGACTTGGTTTGAACCACCACATACATAGTTTTGGCGTTGCAAATAATCGCCTAAATTATTTACTGCACGAAACGGTGTTACAATACGACCCTTATTGTTGTATGTTCCATTTGTATAAGCAGTATTCCAACTTTTCACCAATAAACGTCGTGCCATAACTTGTTCGCTAGATTTTTCGTTTCCAATAGTTTGAACAGGCGACCATCCATTGTATGGTCCTCCTCCTAGATCTGGTCCTGATGCCATTATTAATATATACTTAGAATAGAATATATTTTAGCAATATACTATATAATGTCGAATAACTCACACAAGTCTAGTGAATCGGAAGAAAGTGAAAGTTCTTCTGTTGAAAGTATAGGTAGTATCGGTGAATTGGCAAATAATCCCAATCTGGAAGAAATTGTCAAAGGTCATACATATTTTAAATATGATCCGACCTGTCTTCGCAAGAAATCCAACTGGAGTAAAACGAAAGAAGAATACAAGTTTGACCACCCAGCGTTTGACACTAAGCAATTGAAAACCGATATACATTCCCATTCTCCTAAATTGGAAAGTTTATTAAAACGAATTGAAGACATTGATAAACGTGATATGGAAAAAGACGGGCGTAAATATAAACATTTCATTTTTTCTGATATTAAATCTGGTATATATGGTGCTAAACTCATTGCAGGTGCGTTGATGGCTAAAGGTATGCATTTAGGATATTATGCTGAACCAAATACGAACCCCAAGTCAAAGAAAACATACGAAAAGATTGTGTTGGATGAAGACGAAACTCTTTTGAAAACCAAGTTCAACAATTTTTACTTGCTTTCTTCTGTATCCGTGTATGACCAACCGATTAGCGTTACTATGAAAAAATCAATTTTGAAAAAGTTCAATCAACGTCCTGAGAATGTGTATGGAGAACTTGCACGAATTATTATTATGGATAGTGGATATAAAGAAGGTATTGATTTGTTTGATATCAAATATGTCCATATTTTCGAACCGCAAACCACTATGGCTGATCAAAAGCAAGTTATTGGAAGAGGAACTCGTACTTGTGGCCAAAAAGGTCTGCAATTTCATCCTACCAAAGGTTGGCCCCTATATGTGTATATCTATGATGTAGCTATACCAGATGAATTGCAGTCTCAAATGTTGGGTTCTCCTACTCTTTTTGATTTATATATGAAAGCAATGAATATTGATTTCCGTTTGTTCAATTTCCAACACGATTTGGAGCGAAATACGGTGTATGGTTCGGTAGATTATGAATTGAATCGTGCTATACACAATTTCGCTATTGAACCTGATGAAGATGATGTTATGTTTGGCGGTGCTCACCGAAAGTTTGTTATAGATAAGAAACTGCCTAAACTTGTTTTAGGTCCGGAAAATCCCACGATTGATTTTGTTATTCGCCCACCGATGGGAGAACATATGTCGTTTGACGAAAACCGCGAGTTTGTTCGCAGATATTTCAAGGATTTTGAATGGAAAGATGTGAAAATGGAGAACAATTGCGTGGACAAAAAAGTGGGTGGTGCAGAACTCTTGAATTATACTCCCACCCAAGGATTCGTGCAAAGTTATTTTACGCCACAAAACCCGTGCAAAGGTATGCTTCTATGGCATTCCGTAGGAACCGGTAAAACGTGTTCGGCTATAGCAGCAGCATCGTCATCTTTCGAGAGCGATGGCTATACCATTCTATGGGTAACCCGAACTACGCTCAAAAACGATATATGGAAGAATATGTTTGACCAAGTATGCAATGAAAATATCCGGGCTCAAATCGAAAATGGCGTCAAAATACCGGACGAACAGTCAAAGCGTATGCGCTTATTATCTAAATCGTGGTCCATTCGACCTATGTCATACAAACAATTTAGCAATTTGGTGAGCAAACAAAACAGTTTCTATGACGCTTTGGTGAAGAAAAATGGCGAAGCAGATCCTCTGAGAAAAACACTGCTTATTATTGATGAGGCCCATAAATTGTATGGTGGCGAAGATTTGTCTTCCATTGAGCGCCCTGATATGAAGGCCTTAATGGCCGCTTTGCAAAACTCGTATTTGGTCAGTGGTGTCGATTCAGTGCGTCTATTGCTTATGACCGCAACTCCTATTACTGGAAACCCTATGGAACTCATTAAACTTCTCAATTTGACGAAACCTATGGCCGACCATATGCCAGAAGAATTCGCCGACTTTTCGGATAAATATTTGAACGAAGAAGGACGCTTTACCGTAGCCGGCGAACGCCATTATTTAGATGATATAGCTGGACACGTGAGTTATTTGAATCGCGAAAAAGATGCGCGTCAGTTCTCCCAACCCATTGTCCAGTTTGTCAATAGTCCTTTGGTGGATAATGTAAAAGAAGTTGCTAAATTGGATAAAAAACTTTTCCGAGAACAAGTATTGGGCGATTTATCCGATTTACAAAAACAAGTGGAAGACCAAAATAAAGAGATTAATGATGAATTAAAGGGGGCAAATGCATTGCGATTCGGATTCTTGAAAGAGAAATGTGCTGATTTGGACGGAAAAGCCAAAAAGGCTTGTGAAAAGGTAGTACGCGGCCATATAAAGGATATTGTTGCCGAAGTCAAAGATGTGGTAAAGGCAATCAAAGAGAATATTAAAACATTGAAAGAAGCTATCAAAGAAAAGAAATCATTTAGAAAAGAAATATTGGAGGCAATGAAGTTGGATGATTCTCCGGAAACTGCTAAAAAACTGGATGAATTGAAACAATCGATGTATTACGTGGTTGCCCATCAATGTGGTAAAAAAATCAACGATACCAAACACTTGAACGAAGCAGTGAAAACATTGCCTGAAGTGCAAGAGGTAGATGCGGAATTGGAAAGACTTGATAAACATATTGAAACGGCTAAACAACAATTGGAAATCACGATAAATGCGCATAAAAATCGCCTAAAGTTTATTAAAGAATTAATGAAGTCGGATATAACACAAGAAGAGCGAAACTTGTTGAGAACGGTTGTACGAGAAGAAACGAAAAAAGGTAATGCAAATATCAAAAAGAATGAAAAATCAGTAAATGAATATGAAAAAGATGTTAATAAGGATAAACGTGTTGTTGTTAAAACTCGCAAGGCTGTTATACGTAAAATCAAAAAACAAATTAATAGAACAGTAAAGGAACAAAAACGACAGGCTAAAGAAGTCGAAAAGGCTGAGAAGGCCGAAGATAAACTCCGCCAAAAACAGGGCATTTATTTGAAAGAGCTCAATAGCGATTACTTGAAAGGCCTTGTTGAAAAACACAAACCACTTATTGAGAAAGAACTAGATGGTATGGCTAATCACTTTGCCGATTTAGAAGCGGAAAAAGAGGCCAAGATGCAAGCTAAAGCAGCGAAGATTCAGCAAAGATCCACTCAAAAGCATCAAAAAGCCATAGAAGCCGAACACAAGAAAACAATGAAACAACAAAAAGATTTGGCTAAAGAAGCCGAAAAGAAACATAAAGAGGCGCAGAAAAATGCCGAAAAAGCGGCTAAAGAAGCTGAAAAGAAACATAAAGAGGCAGAAAAGTTGGAAAAAGAAGCACACAAACACGCAGAAAAGGAACATAAAGAACGGGCTAAAGAACAAGAACGTTTGGCTAAAGAATACGAAAAGCGGCAGAAAGATTCGGCTAAAGAGGCAGAAAAGAGAGCCAAAGAACAGGAAAAGGCCGAGAAAGCGCAGGCTGCTGCTACAAGAAAATTGCAAGCTGAACAAAAGAAGCTAAATAAAACTGCAAAGAAACAGTAATGTAATAGTGTAATAGTATAATATTGTAATAATTATCATTGATTATAACAATAATTCAGCAATATCACTATCGGAAAGCTGGTAATACGATTGGTCATATTCAAGTTCGTATATTACTTTTTTCACGTAGCGATTTTCTTCGGGTTCTTCTTTTGTTTCTACATAGTCATAGTAGTATGGCTCACAGTCGTATTCATATCCATACCAAATGCATATATATGTGTCGAACCACCGTTTTCTTTTGTAGGTGATGCCTACAAACAGTTCCACTTTCCCATTTACTATTGGTGGGATTTTAGACAAAAGGTCAATATGTTCTTGGGTCAATTGCAACATATTAGTCATTATAGTAGTAGTTTCGGATTAGTATAATAAGTGATATAACAGAAATACAAATACTTTATATTTTTCCTAAAGAATCAATTTTCTATTTTCCGATTGTTGTGTAAAAGTTCTCGTATAGCAAAGAGTTCTTTGTGTATTTTCCTTTGGTTTGGATACACAGTAAAAATCTGGAAGCTAAGGGTTGTTGAAGAAACGGCTAAACAAAGAGCTGGCAAAAAACGGCGATACATATATGTATTTTTTTTATATTAAAAACATACAAATATTTATATAATGTCTGATTTAGAAGAACCTCCTGAACCTACGGACCCAAATGACCCAACTGAATTACCAGAACCAATGAATAATATAGACAAACTTACACTGGAACTTTTGATTAACAAATCGCAATATAAAAAATATGTGCAAAAAAACGATCCTGCTAAATATTCGGAGAACCAAGTATATTTAGGCAAAATCCAAAAGTATAGTTATAAAATCGAACAATTGTTCTCCTCTTTACTGGAAAATCCGGACCAACAAATCACTACAGATGTGAATCGCGAGTTTACCCATTTTGTCAAAACGTGTATTCAATATTTCGAATTGAAAGAAATGGAGTGTGTAGCAGAAGACCACAATGGTGACCCCATAGATGATGAAACATTGTTTGGAACAATTGATGATAGCGTTGCATCATCATCATCGTCTCTGTGGGGACATAAAATCAAAAAGTCAGGTGGGTCCGGCCCCGGGTCCGGCCCCGGGTCCGCCCACGGGTCCGTAGGATCAGCTTATATGCCTAAATATACAATGGATAGTTATGTCCGGACCAAAAAATCATAGATATTTTTTAGTGTGTTCTAGGAGAACTTCGACATCCTTTAACAATAAGTCCAAATCATTTATTTTATCAATGTCGTGCGTGTTCTCCTTTTTTTGGATAATAGCCGTTCGCAATCGTTCAATGCTATGTTTATAATGAGCGGTTTTTTCACCTATGCCCTTGGATTTTGCTAAAACCATCCATCCCAATTTCTCAAACATCGCCTTATACCATCCGTGTATTCCATCAAAAGTTGCATCACAACATTTATAGTCGTGTGATTTCATAGTTTTAGACTGTTTTCGGTTTCGTCTTGTTTGACTTTTCATTATTTTTGAATAATATATAGTATCTGTATATTTTATACTATATTATACAATATACAAAATGTACAAGACAAACCGTAGAAACCGTCGCAATAAAAAACTGCAAAAAACGCACAAAAAGGGCGGAACACAAAAAATAAATTGCAGTCCATCCGTGGAAAATAAAACCGTAAATTCATCTACTTGTTATACTCCCGATGTTCTCATAAAAATAAAAGATGCATATAACAAAAGTCATAGTAAAGACGAATATATCCCTTGGTCCAATCCACAAGAAATATGGAGAACATTGAACAAACGTCTTGTAAATTGCGCTAAAGAAGACTGTTGGCTTTCTACTATTAAAGACAAACAGTTGGCACGAGAACTAAAAGACGTTATTTTTGCACCGGAACATCCGCCAGAATGGCTGAAAAATCCAAATGAATGGCTCACAGATTTAGATATATCCAATGTGATGAAACAATATGAAAAAACATATAGCAATTTCAAGTTTATTGGACCATCCCCCATAGATTTCGATAGCAGAGTAGAAAGAGGAGAACTTCCTTGGGCTGATCCGGGGGACTCTACAGACAAAGTTTGCGTATGGGAAGAATTGTGCCATTTAAATGTGGCTAAATTGTTGAAACGTGGTATAACACAACTAGGAATGGTATTCAATTTAGATAGGTATGATGAACCGGGGTCTCATTGGGTATCGCTATATGTTAGTTTAGGAGAACGTGGTAAATTGAAGAAAACCAGTGGTGGAACACCGCCTATATCTATTCAATGGCCCAATGCATATACGAATGAAAATATCGGTGGAGCTAATGAAGTTGAAGGACCATTTGTATTTTATTTTGATAGTACAGGTAGAGAAGCACCTCCTGAAATAAAAGCTTTAATAAAGCGCATTGAAGACCAATGTGATCAATTGACATCACCTATTGAAATAAAGTCATATAACAATAATGGACAAGACCATCAGAAGAGTAATACGGAATGTGGTATGTATTCGCTGTTTTTTATAATTACGATGCTGACAAATGAAATGGAAGATAAAGATGAGCCAAATGGAGAACTGAAATTGGGATTTAATGAGAAAATCGTATTATTTAGAGACGCTATTATACCGGATAAATACGTTGAAATATATAGACATAAATATTTCAATAAACCGGAATAAGATATAAATTATTTATACAATAACATAAAGATCCACAATTAATGCTAAAATCATTGGAAATTGCCAGGCAGAAAATATATCTTTATAATGATTGTCCTTGTATAATAGGACAACGATGAAAATATAAAAACTCATCAATAGCAACAGCAAAAATGTAGATTTAAACACTATCTTCACAATATCTGGATTTACCATCTTATACAATACACAAATATTTTATGTATTGTATATATATGCCAAAAAATAAAAAGAAATATACACGGAAGTATCGTAGATCATCAAAAAAGTATGGAAAGAAATCACAACGTTCTCGTTCTTATAGACGTCATAAGGGTGGAGTGGATAAATCAGACGAAGACCAAATCCGTGATTTGAAAAATATTATATCGAAATATATTTCTGTTGAACAAAGCAAACACGATTCAGGTTCTCCCAAATCTTCAAAATATAAAAATAATGAAGTGGATATAACTACTTATACAACTACTATAGTATCAAAATCTATACAAGATTTAACAGATGAAGACTTGGCTATCATACAAAAATTGGCTATACAAATAATTGATGAAACTAGTGGTATGTCTATAGTTACAAAGGGAATACAAAAACTGCAAAAACTTATAAATACTGTGGTGCTTTATTTCATTAATGATATTGAACTAACTGACAGTTCGGATTTTATACTCAAAAAACGGATAACGAATAATATGCCCTATTTAGATGTTATTCGTAAAAGAGACGGGTATGAAACAACGTATGATGTGAATGAAATGTTTGCACTTATCAAATCCGAAATGAATAAAGCTGAATATGGCGAAAACTTGAAGAAATCATTTTTGAAAAAATTAACAGTCAATTCCAAGATGGGCTTAGAATCAGTTCCTCCGCCGCCGGCTCCGGCCGGAACGGCTGGGCCGTAAGTTTTTCTATTTATGCGTGTAATAAAAAGAATATAAACATATTCATTAAATATGTTTATGGCAAATCAATATATAACGGTAGAAAATCAGACTTTATTGTGGAAAACAATACAACGTTCTCCGCAATTTGTAAATAATACGGTTGCAATTAATAGAGAACAATGGTTTAGTAGTATTATAAAACAATTTTATGAAAATATAAAATCGCCTAAAATGACTGTTGCCGAATTGAAATCCCTAAATCAACAGACTATTGCATATATGGTAGGGGATTTGAAACGTATCGAGTCGATGTATACGCAACCTCCTATATCCGCACCATCTCAACCATCTACTCCTATGAATTTTGAAACACCGCAAAGTAGGATGAGTATGTATAACGACCAATTCAATGCCCGGCAACAAGAATATGCAAATATGGGGAAACCCCCAGCCCCACCAATAGCCAATTTCAGTGAAAAAGTGGAAGATGATGCTATAACAAATATGGATGAGTTATTACAACAGCAAATAAAACAGCGGGAATATGATGTCGCTATGGTCCGACCACCGCCGCCACTGGTCTCAACTGTTGTAGAACCAGTCGTTTCTCCTATTTCGAGTCCTATGAGTAATACAAGTGAGAACAGGAGTTCGCAGAACGTAGGTTCTCCGCACATTTTCAGTAGCAACGCGAATGAAAATGCTATTCCACAAAATAATGTTGGTCCAGATGTTATGGCAGCAATACAAGAATTGACGAAACAATTGGCAGAATTGAGAGACGAAATCCGTGTTCTTAGGGAAAATACTACTGTGAAACCAATAGATAAGAGCCCAAACTCCGATGAACTCCGTTCTCTGGAGTTTCCTCGCACTCCTTCCGCCCCTTCAGGGCGTCCTGAGCACTTCATAGACCTTGAATTACCTGGAGTTGAAATATAACAATTTCTAATGAGTTTATATAATGGAAAATAACGGTGAAGAACATGGTAATACAATGTATATTGATTTCATAAAAGTATATGCACCTGTATTATTAGTTTTAGCTGAAAGAGCTAATGCGGCCGGCATAATTGAAAAACTTAATAAGGTTGTTTTAGGCAATCAAACTGAAGAAGATGTAAATGCTATACAACAATGGGTAGAAAGTCCAGAAACTGATAATGCATTGGGTGCATTGACCACCGAAGAAATAAATAATATTTTATCTGCAAGGATTCGGGAGAACAATGAAATAGTTCAACCCACAATTGGTGATATAGAACTTTCCGGGCGTCAAGGATATTGTGTATTAGGTCAAAAACGAACCCGAGATTGTATAACTGTAAATAACCACCAATATTCTGCTAAACTTTTTGAACAATATTATAATGCAAAAAAGGCACAACAGTTGGATTTGAATGAACCAATTATTGATCCTTATAGAACTGAAATATCGCCGGAATTGAAAAAGTACTTGGATAATTTTTTTGCTAGAATAAATGAAACTAAAATGAGAACTCGGAGTCAAACAAAAAGGCTAAAATCACGACCAGGTGGAAAAAAGTCGCGCAAATCCAAAAAGTCTAGAAAAAGTCGGCGCCGTCGTCAATAAACAATTTCCCTAAATATATATAAAAATACGTAAGCTAAATATATATATTTACCACATTCACACTATGCAATTATCATTGTTCTCCAAATTGTTTCAATTCGTTATGCTAATTAGTGCGCGACATAAAATAGATGAATCTCACGGAGTTTCACATAGTATGGATGTATTACACTTTGCACACAATATTTACAATAATGAGATTCATAAACATCCCGAATTGATTGAACACGAGCGATTGATTTATGTATCTGCTATTATACACGATATGTGCGATAAAAAGTATATGAATGAAAAAGAGGGTGTTTCTGAAATAGAAGAGTATTTGGGAGACAAACTCACACCTTTAGAAATAGATACTACCAAAAAAATCATTTCGACAATGTCGTATTCGACGGTCAAAAAAAATGGATTCCCGGATTTAGGACTGTATATGCCGGCGTATCATATTGTGCGTGAATCCGATTTGTTGTCGGCATATGATTTTGACCGTAGTATGATATATCATATGTATAACACAGGGGCGACGACGGAACAGGCGTTTAAAAATGCAAAAGATTTATTTAGGGATAGGGTATTAAAACACGAAAAAGATGGGCTTTTTACAACAGATTATGCAAAAACCTATTATCCATATTTACAGAGTAAGGCGCTTTCGCGAATGAACTCGTGGGAACGTATATTGTCTAAAAAATATTGACAATGTATATAGATATACAAATGTCTCAGCCAACTAAAAACTTTATGATAATTGGTCACGGCCATTTAAATACAAATGAAGCCGGTAATATTAATACGTTCACGAGTAACAATATGAATGTATTTACATTTGCAGGACCTACTTCGAGATGTATATATTCACCATTATTATTATCACGATTACGCAAAGCGCTTATGAAAGAACACGGTAAAATGAATAATTTTGATGATTTTCATAAAACCGTTTTACGTGTAGAAAAAGAAGAAATCGGTAAAAATTACTGCAGTGAAGAATGGGCTAAAATGGTTGGGCATATTGAGGAATATGAGGTTAAAAATAGCTGTACTAAGCAACAAAATAATATACAAGACAAACAATTTTCTTTTATGAATACAGACCCCAGAGTTCCTGCAGATGTTGTTGGTATATGGGAACTGGAAACTGGAACAAATATATTATCACCTGAAGTATTATCCCATTCTATATTTGAACGGTTGTATAGTATTGGACTGGAATTGTCATTTAAGAATGTTTCTCAAATTATACGAAAAGTATTTGGAAATGACGTAGAAATAAATATATTGGATTGTAGTTGCGGTACAGTATATGACGAAAATGAAGAAAAAATAAATGATGCTAGATCTGCCCGTAGATTCAACCGTGAATTGACAACCATTTTCAAATCTATTGTAAAAAATAAAACATTGCGGACTAAAAATACATTACGGTCTAGTAGAAAGTCGTCTGTTAATGGACCTAGAAAACATTCTGTAAAACGTACTTCTGCAAAACGTACTTCTGCAAAAAGTGCTTCTGTAAAAAGTGCTAAATAAACACAAATAGTTATATGGATTTATAATCCATATAACCAATGAAATCTATATAACCAATGAAATCTATATAATAAATAAAAAATACATAAATATATTGTGGCATAATAGATATAGATTATAATGAATAATACACAGTTTTCAAATATTTCAATAACAAAAAATGTTCTCCTAAATATTCAGGACTTATTGAAATACATATTGTATATCAATTTAGATGTGAGGCCAGATCGCCTAAAACACGTCCAAAATGAAATGAATAAAATGCTCGTTGTTGGAGAACGTGTAACTGCTATTAAAATGCCACACGGCGCAGTTGGTTGTACATTGAGTCATATCAAATGTTTGGAATTGGCTAAAGAAAGGGGATGGCCCCACGTATTTATTTGCGAAGATGATATATTATTTACAAATCCGGAATTGTTAAAAGAGAACTTGCTAAAGTTCTCCGAAAACAAAGAAATAGATTGGGATGTTGTTATTATAGGAGGAAACAACTGTCCGCCATATGAGCGTATTGCAGACTATTGCATTAAAGTATCGAACAACCAGACAACCACTGGGTATATTGTCAAAGCCCACTATTATGATACTCTTTTAGCCAATTTCAAAGAGAGTGCTAGACAGTTAATGAGAGAACCTACAAAACAGAAACAATATGCTTTAGATATTTATTGGAAAAGTTTGCAAACTACCGATAAATGGTATATGATAACACCCCCGACAGTTGTACAAAATGATGATTATAGTGATATAGAAGGTCGTCGGGTAAATTATAGCGGATTGATGTTGGATTTAGACAAAGAATGGCTGTTTAGAAAAAAACAATTGGGCAAAATGTGGTAGCTTTTTCTGAGAAAACCCCGGGTTTTATCCAAAACTCCGATAAATGCAAACAGAAAATTGAAAATGGTGAGATTTGCGAATAATTATAATACATAATTGCGTATATATTATAATAAAATGGGGTCTAAAAATAGTAAGCAAACTCATCCTTCCAAGGCTGGATCTAAGTTTGTTATTGGTATAATTGATATGCAAAACGATTTTTGCAAAGGAGGCAAACTTGAAATAAAAGAAGCAGAAGAAGCCCTTGCCTCCATCAATAAATTACGTTACCTTTATGACAGATATCTGAAAACCTTTGTATCTCAAGATTGGCATAATGAGCTTCATATGTCATTTGCGGAAACACATTCAAAAGAGCCACATACCGGTCCAGAAAAACTGAAACTAACTATGGAAGATGGAACCACACTTGCCGTAGATCAAATGATGTGGCCTAGACACTGTGTCGAAAATACAGAAGGTGCTGTACTTCATAGTGATTTGATCGTTACAACCACCGATTTAATAGTCAGAAAAGGCACCAAGAAAAACGTGGAAAGTTATAGTGCATTTGGCGATGCCTTTTACGGAAAATATGAAAAAACCATACTGAATCGATGGCTAGGTAGAAACGAGATTAGTGATATTATATTGACTGGTATAGCTTCGGATTATTGTGTTTATTTCACAGCACTTGATGCGATTCGCATTGGATATAACGTGCATATCATTTTATCTTGCACACGAGGGGTTGCAGCCGATACTACTAAAAAAGCATTTGATGATTTGAAAACGCAGGGTGTTATATTTTACAAAAACGTAGATGAGTTTCATAAAATTAATAAATCGAATATTATATTTAACTACGATACCTGAGTACATAATGAATAAGTGGCTTATGCAAACAAATAAATAGTTTATTTAGCCGAACCATTTCCTAAATACAAAAACGATGCCATAACATTTTTGTTTTTCTGTTCATATTCCATTGTTCGCAAACTGGACTGGTATTGCCGCTGCATCATTTTTTCTTGCATTTCGCGTTCTCTATTAGCCAATATAGCTTCGGCTTCTGTTTTGTCTAAAGGTTTCCCTGCGGTTTCGGCCCGGGCCTGGTTATATTGATCCACAGATGCATATTTAGGGACTTTGGCAAAATCCGCCTCACTTACCGAAAAAACGGTCTGATCTTTATGTACTTTTCGCAAATCGTCGTATTTCAATTTGCTAAAAGGGTCGCACGAAACATATTCATCAGAAGGCGCGTCATCATCGTCGTATAGTCCGGACCCGGGTTGTCCGCCAGTATATAGATTTTGCACGCCTGAATATTTGACCATTCCCTGATTTTTTTGTTTGATGTTCTCCAATACTTCACCCATATTCTTCGTATTTACATTGGCATCGATTTGATAGGCTGGTTCATCGGTTTTGAACCAGGCATTTCTTTCTGGATCGGGTTTTTTAGCCATATTTTGTTCGAATAATTCATTGAACTTGTCTTGGAATCCTTTTTCACCCATTTTTTCTATAACATTATTAACTTGTTGGACTGCAGAAGTTGGTGCTTTCATCGGAACATAGGCTGTATTTTTTGCAGAAACGTCGGCGTTTTGTCTATTTTGGTTATCGTAAAACTGACATACAACATCGAATGCTTTTTTATAAAACAAAAAATAATCTGCGGGCAATTTGGATTTGTCTGGATGCAACATTAGCACCTTTTTCTTGGCGCGTTTTAGGTCTTCAATAGTTATATGATATTTTAAGTCAAAAATGCCGAGTAATTCTTCGAGTGAATAAGTATTTATATTTAGATTGTGTTGGGGAGAGACTGTAACGGGTTGTGACTTTGTCAGCCGTTTCACCGCACAGTTCATTTGAACCGGCTGGTTTCCATTAGGATGATATCCGTCAGGTATTCGGTTGTTATTATTCATATTACTATTTGGAGTGAAAATGTTTTTCGGATTTTTCGCCTAAATATATTTAGGAAAAAGGAATTATAGAAAACCCACGTATTTATAAAATACGTATCTATAGATATACAATGCCCGGACTTCCTATTTTAGACAAAATCGATAGTGTAAAACAATTTAGCGAATATTTGCAGACAAACCCGGGACTTATCATTATCAAGTTTGGTGCGGAATGGTGCGGTCCTTGTAAAAAGATTGAAAAACAAGTACATGATTGGTTTGATAAGATGCCTGAAACTGTTCAGGGCTTTATCATTGATGTCGATGAATCGTTTGAATTATATGCATTCTTGAAAACGAAAAAGATGGTGAATGGCGTTCCAGTTATATTGTGTTATGACAAGGGGAACCAGAATTATATTCCATCGGATAGTATTATTGGAGCGGATAATGCGGGTGTAGATGCGTTTTTTCAGCGATGTTTAGCTAAACTCTAACAAAAACATATAGAGATATAGTATGAGTACGGATAGTGTAATAGAAAAAAATTATATAGAAATGAGTTCGCGTTCAGTTGTAGATGTTGCTAAGCAAATACTTGAGATTATTCCAGAGAAAGAATATGCATTAAAAAGGGAAATCAATAAATACATCGAATCACAATTTAATAAAGCACCTGAAGTGCTTAGAGGAAGTATTTGCTGGATACCATTTTCCCACATTTTGAATAAACACGTCGTTGTATTTGATGAGGACTGGAAAATACACATACGTGATATTGTGAATAATAGTCCAAACTAGATAGTATATTTTCGTAAGAAAATTATTGTTTCTTGGACTTTTGTTGCTTCGATTTACGGTGCTTGGTTTTTCTGGATTTTTTACTACCACCGCCACGTTTTTTTGTTCTACGCTTCTTCTTTTTACCACCGACTCGTTCATTTCCAAACATACTACTTTCTGATTTTGGTTCAGACCCAAATAAACCACCTTCTCCTTCATCTGATTTGGACTCGGAACCAAATAAACCACCTTCTCCTTCATCTTCTTTTGACTCGGACCCAAACAAACCAGCACTCGGTTCGGCTTCATCTTCTTTCGGTGCAGAAAACATAGATGATTCTTCTGCTTCGATGGGAACTTCAGCATCCGATGTCTCATATACAGTAGCAATAGCCAATGCTACCCCAGTTAGACCTAGTGCGCCATAGGTCAATAATGACAAATTGTTAAATTGCATTAAACTCATTGATACTATATTTATATAGTATCAAGATAATTTTATATTTCAAGCAAAATGCTAAATATGCAAGAAAGAATTGAGTTTGCAGAATGACATTTTCATTCGCGTTGCTCCTGAAAATGTGCGGAGAACCTACGTTCTGCGAACTCCGGCTCTCACTTGCATTTTTAGAAGCTTTACCAAGAAAAATGACCCTTACATAAAAAGTATTAGAATAATAATACCATAAATAATAAAACACACATCCTCAATAATCTATTCTATTTTTTATAAACACATATAATTACCTTACACTTACTGCAGCCCTAGATGATTCCATTGCCGCAAGTTCTTCGCGATACTTTCGCTCTGCATTGAACCTCGCGTACCAAGTTTCCTTCAATTCTTGAGGCAATAACACGTTGAGCGTTTTTTCATATTGCTCAGGTGTGTCGAAATACATCGTATTGGATTCGCCACGGCATTCTCCTGTGCACATTCCAACCTTGAAAAAAATATGTTCATCTGTCTTACCTACCCGGTAATTAGCGTGAAATGCACCGCCAATTGCACTGCGGATCATTCTTCCAGGGGTATCAGAACACGTGTATAACTCAATTGCCACACGCTTTTTGATTTTTTCGCCGTCAATGACCTTCGTATATGTTCTATTTAACTTATTATATCCAGGGTCGAGACGCTTGGCTTCTGCAAGCTCCTTACGACGGATCTTATTGATCGTCATAGCAGTACTTGCATAAGACATAGAAACGATGCTTCCATCGTCACTATAACCTTCGCCAACATAGTTTCCATATTCGTCGCACATTTTGATTGTGAGTAAAGTAGGTTTAGTAATAAACTGGGGTGATACATATACTAGTGTAGTAGCTTTAAATGATTTTGTAATTAATATATTGGGCGAAACATATAAATAGATTATATATATAAATAATATACGATGTTTGCCGCACTTGAATCCATCAAAAATACTTTATTTTCATTTAATCCCATACCATCGACGGTTGCTCATCCTATAGATACTATAAGTAGTATTGTACCGGATGAAAATGGCGATGATGCTAGCACTACGGAACCAATAATCGACCACCCTGAACCTATTACTACAGAATCAGAACACATTGATGTATTTGATAAACGCCCTTACACAGTTATCAATTTAGTTTCAGGAGAACACGAAGATTTCCATTATTTGCACGGAGATAATCTAGCCCAAACTTATGACTTTTGCCTAAATAAATCATCGACCGCTCTAATCGTACATATTTGTATGGTTGCTATGGATTTTCAATGCAATTATTCAGGAGAACATTTGCCATTTCTCCGATTTCTTATGGAATATGGTAATTCTACTATAGATTTTCCTAAATGTGAAATAATGTGTAATATGGCAGATGATGATGAATCCAAGACGGATGAACTGGACACCTATTTCCATAATGAATGCAAGAAACGTGTGTTGGATTTTTTTGTTATAGAAGGGAAGTTATCAAATGGTGGCGATTTTGGAGAACGGCTAAATAAGTCGTATCGCGGATATAAAGAAATGGGGGAAGGCGAATTGGTCGCCGTTTTTGATATAACTGATTTCCTAAATCTTCCGTTGAGAACTTCCAGAAATCCGGGATGGATGATTTTGGATGATTTTGAGAACCAGGTTCTCCAAAATTCTCCTAAAGTATTGCAGTTTTTCAGAGAAAATGAATATATGAAACAAATCATGGACCCCCTAAATAATTTGGTTGAAACTCCTAAATCAATGTATTTGTATGACCAACCAACATCCCGGTTTATGATGAAGGCTGAAAAGTCAGAATGGTTAGAACCCCGTTCATTTCATCCTAAATATGGCAATTTTTATTATTTGAAATCGCTAAATAATCTTGGTTCATACGAAAATCCCCAAATAGTAGAATCTTACAGAAAATGCGCCGTTTTCCTAAAGAACTATGCGGATTTCTTGGAAATTAATGATATGTATATGGATTTACAGGGAGAACATATTGCAGAATACGAAAACCAAGAAGCGGCGAAATCACAGGAAAAGTCAGAAGCTGTTGGTGGCAGCACTAATAGTGATATATCACTAAATGATTTAGAAATAGATGATGATTTGGAATTGAGCGAAGACTCGGAAGAAGAATCAGACAACTATGCAAGTACATATGATAAAACAGAAATACAAAACAATTTGCCGTTTATTTCTCTCATTATGTTTTCGGAAAAAGGAGAACATATATATTGTGTAAAAACTGAAAGCATTTTTACTGAGCTATAACAAAAAATACTAGTAGTGATTATACAAAACAATTTAGAAAATTGAATATAATATATGTATTATATTCAATTTCATATATCCCATCATCATTACTAGAACACAAATATGTCGTCTCTCAAAATCAAATCTCCTGAAACGTTTCGTCAAAATATTCGCGTCAAATTGACGACTATTATTGGTGACGACAAAATGGCAACCAATTTGGAAAAAGGTGTCTTCAATTATGCAATCAAAGAAGCCAATTCTCATAAAATTGTGAAGAAATGGGAAAACCCGCCGTTTGTTCAACTATACACAGATCGAATGAGAAGTGTGTATATCAATTTGAAAAACTCGGATCTGCTAAAACAAATACACGATGGAGAGATTGCTCCGCAAACAGTTGCTTTTATGACTCATCAAGAGTTCAATCCTTCTCATTGGAAAGTTCTTATTGACCAAAAAATCAAACGCGATGCATCCAAATTTACTACAAATATTGAAGCATCTACCGATATGTTTACTTGCAAAAGGTGCAAATCCAAGCGCTGTACATATTATGAGTTGCAGACACGAAGTGCGGATGAGCCGGCAACAATTTTCGTCACTTGTTTGGACTGTGGAAAGCACTGGAAGTCGTAAGTAAAAAATACTAGGGAAGTCGTAAAAGCACCGGAAGTCGTAAAAGCACCGGAAGTCGTAAGTACAGTATAATATATAATATAACGAAAACAACATAAATAATATTTATTATATAATAATGTCAATCGGTATAATAATATGGCAAGTAATCCCAACACAATGCAAACTTGTAAAGAATTAATTGATGCTCTATTAAAAAGTGGCGGAAAGTTTATATGTGATTATCAACAAGAAAAATGCACTTTAGATAGTGCCAATGGACATAAACTTACTTGTAAAATGGAATATCCTAAGGGTGCAGTAGATATAGATGGTCTATTATTTTTTATTGCACCTTGGCACGACGAATATGTATCGTATTTGCCTCTAGACAAAAGATTCCGGCAATTCAAATTACACGAATATCAAGATTTTACTACGGGTGGATTTAAAATTAAATTGGATAAAAATGACCTAATGACCTAATGACCAGAATGATGTTATTCTAAAAAACAATAAAAATGTAGCGTTTTTATTGTTTTTATTTATATAATGATTTATAATAAGATTTATGCAAGTATTTCCAAGTCTTTGAGTTTCCAATATTCACATCCACCATTGGGCAAAGGTCGCTTAATAATAAACGGAATAGATTTTTGTTCCAATTCGGCTAATGCAATCAAATATCCGTCTATAGCATTGGTCGTGAGTTTTACAAACGGTTGTGCGCCGTCATTGATTTGTTTTGCACGCTCACCTAATACGCGCGCTTTCTCAAACTTTGTCAAGAATGGTAGAGTTCGATGTAGCGGATCATATATTTGTCCTTCTTCATCCCGGTGAATAGTCGTCAATAATTCAACTTCACTGTAATTCAATTGCTGCATTTCAGGATGATATTCGCTAATAATGTTTTGCTTCAATGTTTCGTCAAACTTTTGCAAATAATGTTCATCGTAATCATCTTCGTCTTCTTCATCGTCTTCTTCACTGCCTGGATATACTTGCTGTGTTTCAACTGATTTCTCCTTTGTAAATAAGCGTTTATTTCTGGCATCTTCATTATCATCGTCATCGTCGTCGTCATCTTCAGATACTTCACCTTCTTCTTCCTCCGAATCATCCGAACGCTTGCTTGCATTTTCATCGTCGGAATTATCTGAATCACTTACGCCATCTTGCTTCTTTTTATTTGGTTTAGGCTCAGCTTCTTTCTCATCATCATAATCATACTCATCGTCATCTCCATACTTTTCGTTCATTGTGTAATTGGTATATATATATATAAGTAAAGTATATGTCTAAATGTATTAGATTATAAATATTTATTTTTGTTTTCAATTTTTTGTTGGTTCTATTCGTTTTTTCACTATTTTTTGTCATCCGTTTTCCATACAGTATCGCAAGTAACACAAATATACAAATACTTGAGTGCATCGTCATCATATCGCATATAGATAATTTCAGGGACGACGTCTTCTTTTACATTTGTATGACACTCCGGGTTGGGGCATTTGACATTCGAAATGCGAGGTAGCGTAGGATCCTTTTTCGTATATTTATTGATGATATGATTGAACTTTTGCTCACCTTTTTTGAGTTGGGTTTCTAAAACACAAATATTTTCACTGGTCAATGTTTCGTCTTTTTCTCCGCAATTACGACAGTAATATACGAGTTCATTACTATTTTCCTCGCTAATACTGATGTATAACATATTGCTACAGTGGTTGCAGAACTTCATTTTACTAATAATATAAGGATATATATGATATAATAGTATATTATTATGTTATTATATTACTTTTCAATTTTATAGTTATTTTTTGGAAGACCGGTGGTGTTTGCGGCTTTTGTTTTTGCGAGTTCCCTTTTTAGATTTTCTCGTTTTTCTCTTACCGCCTCTTTCCGTTACTTTTTTACCAATTGGTGGTAGCGTTGGCTTTTCTAGACTTAATGATGATATGTCTGGAAATTCGGTATCTTCAGTATATTGAGGAAACCTCCTAGCTGGAAGTTGGGGTGGCGCCATTGCTGCGGATGGATTTATAACATTAGCATATTCTTCTTTTCCAAAGTCTTGCATACTCCAAAGATTTTCGCTAAATTTTGCCGCTTTTCTTGCGGCTTCCTTAGCATTTTCGTTATGTTTGTTAGATTCCTTTGCGTGATGATTACTTGAATTATAAGCACGATTGCTTTTAGCAAATACGTCTGGTAAGTTAGACTTGTCCACTTGTCTGGATAACAACTCAGACTGGGTTTTATACCGATTTACTCTAGGATCTTCTCTAGAAAGTTTTCTAGTTTTGTTTTTGTTAGTAGGAAGTTTTGCACTAATAGGTTGTGCAATAACAGGTAGAGGAGAATCCGTAAGCATATCTTTATATAAATATACGCATATATTATTACTAAATTTGTGAATATTTTTAAGAAAAAACGAACCACCCTAAATCCGACCTTTTATTTTAGAAAAACATAAAATTGATTTTTTAAGGATATAAATATATTTTCTATAGCTATATCAATACACTTATTAATAATGTCAGCCAAACTTGCGATTTCAAAAAAAGGACCGGCGATTAAAGCTAAGGTAGCTGATACACGCTATGCGGATTTTATTAAAAGCCATTATATCGATGCGGAGAATCCATTGCCAACCACAAATACCCGTATTAAGGGTGAGCACGGCGAAACGAAAATGGGTGGAGGTAATTTTCATATTCCAGACCATGAATACTCAGCATTCTTGAAATTATATGCAGAAAAAATCGTGGCAACCAATGGACTTGAAAACTTGACAGAAAAACAATTGGAAGAAGGTCCGATTTTGATAGATGTGGATTTGAAATATGGACTCGATGTGAAGTCTAGATTGCACAATGATGCTCATATTGAATCATTGGTCGATATTTTGGCAGACGAATTAAGCAAAATGTTGCAATTTGATGAAAATACTAATTTCAATATTTATATTCAACAAAAACCCGACGTAAATGTTTTGGAAGACAAAGGAATCACCAAGGACGGTGTGCACGTGATTGTTGGCGTAAAAGTCGATAGAAGGACACAGGCTGATTTGCGCAAGCGAATCATTCCGCGCATACAAGAAGAATGGGGTGACTTGCCAATCAAAAATGTAGATGGATGGGAAGATGTAATCGATAATGCTATTGCATCTGGCACAAATGGATGGCAAATGTATGGCTCCAGAAAACCAAACCACGACGTGTATCGACTGTGCAACATTTTCAACATTCAGTATGACACGGATGATAACAGCGTTCAGCGACACGAAACCCAATTAGAATCATTTGATATAGTCAAAAATATTGAACAATTATCGGCTAGATGCACTACCCATCCGTCCTATTTCTTTACAAGTGAGTATATTACAGAGCGCAGCAACTCACCAGTATCTATTACATCGAATCGGCAAAATGCTGCAGCAGTCAGACGTATTACTGGCACAGTCGATGCAACGAATGTAGAAATATTGAGGATTTCGACGCCAGAACAATTAAAGAATGCTTTAGCCAATTTCTTGGACGACCTTATTATGCCACAAGAATACGATTTGAAAGAAGCCCACGACTATACGATGATTTTACCAGACTCGTATTACGGGATTGGCTCATTTGTGAAATGGATTAGGGTAGGTTGGGCACTTCGCAATATTAGCGATAAATTGTTTCTTGTATGGGTAGCATTTTCGGCAAAAGCACCCAATTTCGCATTCAGTTCTATTTCAGATTTATTCAATAGTTGGCAAACATTCGACCTAAAAAATCCGAAAGGCCTTACAAAACGATCTATTATGCACTGGGCAAAACAAGATGCACAGGAGTTATACAAAAAGGTAAGAGCAACAACCATCGATCACTACATTGACCAAACTGTCAAGGCGATTACATTGGACAATTTGGGATCGGATAAAAGCGCTCGTGGATGCGGTGATTCCGATTTAGCCAATGTGCTATATCAAATGTATAAGGATGAGTTTGTCTGTGTTAGTGTGAAAAACAATGTGTGGTATAAGTTGAAGGGTCACCGATGGGTAGAAAATGATTCGGGTACAACACTCAGAAAAGCGATTTCGACTATTATGCGTGATTTATATTGGAATAGAGCGTCAGCATTTATGGAACAGGCTACGTCGATTGACCCTCCAGATGAGGAGCGCACAAAAAGATTGCAAGAACACGCGGATAAGATTTTGAAGATTTGTGAGAGACTAGGAAGGGCGAATGAAAAGAAAAATATTATGACGGAGGCGAAGGAATTGTTCTATGACAGTGATTTCATCAAGAAACTCGACTCCAATCCATATTTGCTTTCATTCAAGAATGGCGTCGTTGAGTTTTCGCCAGATGGCGGAGGAGTATTTCGCAAAGGATATCCGGAAGATTATTTGTCAAAATCCACAGGTATTGATTATGTCCCAGTAAATGAGCAGGCGGATGCAGTGACTATAGCCGAAATCAAGGATTTTATGCGAAAATTATTTCCGATCGAAGAAATACACAATTATATGTGGGAACATCTGGCATCGGTATTGATTGGAAAGGCGGTAACCCAAACATTCAATATGTATATTGGTATTGGGCAAAATGGAAAATCGGTGTTGATGGATTTTATGTCGACTTGTTTAGGCGATTATTATGCCGGAGTTCCATTGCCTCTTATTACAGACAAACGCACGAAGATTGGTGGGTTAGCTCCAGAGTTGTTGGAATTGAAAGGTGCCCGGTTGGCAGTTATTAATGAGCCATCGAAGGGTGATCAAATCAATGAAGGTATGATGAAACAACTGACAAGTGGTATTGAGCCAATTCAAGCACGAGCACCATATATGCTTCAGGCGGTATCTTTCGTACCTCAATTCAAACTCGTGGTTTGCAGTAATGAGTTTATGGTTGTAAAAAGTCAAGATCACGGTACTTGGCGTCGTATTCGGGTAGTCGATTTCGTATCGCTATTTACGGATAAACCGGTGAATGGGGATTCGGAAAAACCATATCAGTTCTTGATTGATCGTTATATCACAGAAAAGTTCGCCAGCTGGAAAACCGTGTTTATGGCAATGTTGGTGGATATTGCATTCAAAACAAAGGGTGTCGTCAAAGACTGTGACCGGGTGCTATCAGCCAGTAAATCATACCAAGAAAGTCTGGATTATGTTGGAGATTTCATTCGGGACAGGATTATTGTGGATCCGGAGGGGAAAATCACCAAACAGACCATCAAATACGAGTTCGAGTCTTGGCATTCATCCAACTATGGTGGGAAACTTCCAAATATCAAGGAGATTCACGCCTATATGGACAAAAAGTTTGGTAAGTATGAGAAGAAGCGATCGTGGGTAGGTATTTCCATTCGTATAGATGAAAATGCAGAACAAGATGATTCGGCCGATAATAGTGAAGAAGATGATAATGACGTGGATGTAAATGACCTGTAATTATTACCAAATAATATAATATATTAATAATATATTAATAATATAAATAAGCATAATATGTGTCGTCTATTTTTTTCATTTCGAAATAAATCGGTCAAACCATTATTAGAAGAGTTTTTAGCTCAATCTATACATAAAACAAAAAATACACCCAATCTAAATAATTATAGAGATCATATCAATCATACAGATGGATTTGGTATTGCGTGGAAAGGACAATCTTCCGGCTGGCAAATATATAAACAACCTAAATTATACACAGACGACCATCGCGTAGATTCAATATTAGAGAACATACCAAATAATTTGGTTATAGCACATATACGCAAAAAAACACAAGGTGCAGTTTCTATGGAGAACACGCACCCGTTTCATTACGATGGCCAAGTATTTGTCCAAAACGGAACAATAGCCGATTTTGAAAAGCATTTTTCACTATTAAAGTCATATATATTACACCCTTTATTGAGTAAAATACAAGGGGAAACCGATACAGAATGCCTGTTTTTTATGTTTTTGTCTTGTAAAAAATATTTAGAACAGCAGGCAAAGCATTTGCGCAAAAATACTACACGTAAAATCCAGAGAAAAACGACAGAGTTCTCTAAATCGCAAATTGCATTATATGAAAAAGTAATGAGTAATATAACACTACAATCGAACGAAACGATCAATTCTATTTATATCAATGCTTTTGCACTTCTTGTAGGCATTTTCAGAACACATTCTATCGAATTGGTTGCAAATATTATTTACGCCAATTCGAGTATTGTATTGTTCAGTAGATATATTTTCTATGAAAAGATGAAATATGATGAAAAACAAATACCTACATCGTTATATTGGAATAAATGTAAGACGCACGGAGATAATGGTATATTAATAACATCGGAACCATTGTCGAAATACGAGAGCGTTTTGTTTCCGGAAAATAGTGTTGCTATATTGGATTATAAAAAACATAAACTGACTATAAATAAAATATAATGATGATACTTATTATCATATGATGTTTCATATGATAATGTTTATGGTGTGGGTAAATAATCATAAATACCAGGTTTATTCCATATATATGGAGGATTGTATGGAGTTCCAAGCAATAATGCACTCATATACGGTATAGTATGTACTAAAATATATTCAACAAGATGAATTATAAAAATGGTCAAAAACATAACCACACCTATTATAATTTTTTTTACATAATTCATTCCGTCTATTTTGTATATTTTATAACATCCATACACGTATGCAACCAAAAATAGAATAATGAGTATGAAGTTTATCCATTTTAGATAATTTGTTTTTGCAATTATATTGGACGAAAGTTGTTTATTAACTGAATATACATTGGTGGTATTATCAATTTGCTGTTTAACTGCTTGATTTTCTATAAAAACTGAATTATACGATGAAGTTATTTGATCAACGAAACCTTCCATGTCTTTATATTCGTTTTGCAGAGTGGTAAAGTCCGAATACAGGTTTTCGTAATTTTCATACAAGTTTTCAAACCCCTCTTTTTTATTAGATACTATAGGTCTTCCAATTTCTTGTTGTATCAATTCATCATTTCTGATTTGCTGTTTTACTACTGTAGTTTTATATCCATCCACTTCTTTGTTGCCTAATACTAAAGTTCTGTAATATTGCAAATTGTCTAAAAGATTATTGACTTTTTTCCTGAGACGTGTATTTTCTCTTTTGAGCCAGGCAATACGTTGGTTTTTTCTATAAATGATTCTATCTTTATCTTCTATTCGACGTCTCAATTGACTTACATAAGCCTGTAATTGTCTTACCTGATTTTCCAAGTTTTGTAATCTAGCCGCAGCATCTCTTTCTCGCTGTTCTTTTTCTCTCTGTGCTCTCTCAGCTCTTTCTCGTGCCTCTCGCTGTGCTCTTTCACGGTTTCTCCTTTCTTCTTCTTGTCTTCTTCGTATAGCTCCCCAATCGATAGATGGTCTTCTAAAGATGTTGCGAAAATTACGCCATCCCCATCCTTCGTGTTCTCCGTCTCCTTCTATAATTTCACCTTTTGTATTTTCTTCTTTAAACTCTTCAGTCATAGTTATATTATATTTATAAATTATTTATACATTATACATTAGATTTTCGTATAACTATTTATTTCAGAAGGTTCATATGGACTAACTAGTCCATTTTCGTTTGACATTGGGTCCAATGAACTAGCCTGGGACATTAAAGTAAATCCGGATGTAGGTTTAACATTAAATGATAAACACTGTTGCAATTTACCGTCCCATACTGCTCCACTTGGATTACCGAGAGGGCAGCAACTTTCGCCTACACATAACAATCCTCCATTTCCAGCACTTATATTTCCATCTATATTTCCGCTAATTTCATTACTGGTTGGCGCCCGCAAATTGAGTTTGTCAAAGTCCATATTGTATCTACTGTTAATATCTCTCATCGTCAATGCTATTACAAAAACTGCAAATATTCCTACAACAGCCATTACAAATCCAAAGATAAGATTTGGTATTGGTATAAAATTATTCAGCATTGTTAATCCTAAATATATTATTAAAACAATGATGACTATAAACAAAATCTTTATTTGCGCCATATATTTTTTGCTATAACTATCTGAAAATTGTGCCATACGTTTTTGGCCATATAATGCACTATCAATGGATGATTTTTTATTGTCTAAACGATTCACCTCAGTGTTTATAATAGATTGCATAGCCGATTGTCTATCTAAAACAGAACTAGCAACTGGACTTGCGGCTTGATATCCAGCATAAGCGGCATTTAATTTTGTTCGCAAATCCTGCATATATGCCAATGCAGGGGCGCCAGTTGATCCTGGCATTTCAGTTAAAGCCTTCAAATCGGCAAGGTATTGTTGTTGAACATGAAATATTCCAGATAAATCAGAATAAACGGTATCGGGCATTGTATATAATATATATATATTATTGTATATATTATTAGTTTTTTGCGGCTTTCTAAATTGTTCTTCTGTTAATGTTATATTGTTCTTCTGTTAATGTTATATTGGGGGGTGTGATGAATTATATTATATATTAACAATTACGATAAATATATTTTATGACCTGCCTAAATATATTGCAGAAACTAAAAGTGTAGTAGTCAAAATACTACCTGCTATATACATATTATTTGTCTGTAAAGCTAACCGTTTGGAATCATTTTTCATTTCCGTTAGTAAATCAGTATTTCCACTGAATGCAATCGGTTGATTTCCAGAAAAATCATACATAGCATTATTATTCATTGTAGTATATAACGTATTATATTTATCAATATTCTCACCCATATCAGTGTAAATCGTGTTCATTCTATTCACTTGATTACTGTAATCTTGGGCAATAGCTTGCAGTGGTTTTACTTGTCCATCTCTGATTCCTGCATAACATGAAATACTTCCGGGGGCTTCACCGCAATTTGTGCCTGGATCGACCCATCTATGTGAATCAAACCCTTCAAAATACGATGATAAGGTTGCTTTCTTCGTATTGTCTCCGGTTGAAACTGATTGTGGAGTTGAATAGATACTAGCGGGATAGTCTTTCTTTACTTCAACTGGTGGTTTTTCATTACGATTTATTTCTGCTTCTCCGCCAGTGAGCTGCTTTCTATAATCAAGAATACTTTTTCCGACGGGTGTTGCTAGACCACCGATTTCTCCTGGTTTAGTAATATCAGGTCCGTAAAAATCAGGGTTAAAGCTTCTATACATAGTTGATGGAAACATACCCACACGTGAGTCTAAACTGATAGTAGATGAAACATTTGTAGTATCTATCGCTTTTTCTCGCACATATAAATCATATTTATCAGTAGAATCACTTGTCTGAGGTACATATGCAGGTTGTAATTTATTACCTAACATACATTGATTATTATTTTTCAAATACACATATTTACAATCAGCGGATGCATTGCATTTGGATTGGCAGTCAGCGACACTAGTTGCAGATACAGGAGTAGGGTTGGTATCATTTGAGGGCATATATGTATTCGACGGTAGTTGCATGTAAGTATTTCCATTCAACAACAATGGATTTTTTCTGTCAACATTCTTGACAGCGAGTCCTTTTGGACCACGCGTACCATAATATATATTTCCAACCTTAGGATGAGATAAATCCGTTTTATATACGTAGTATCCTTGGGCGCCGCTTTGAACCGCGTTTGTATACAAATGATTACTGACTTTTGCGTAAGTTGAATCGGTAGAAAAACATCCATATACGGCTACTTTCAATTGTAAATATCCTCCCGAAATTTCTAATTTAAATTGTCCATTTGAAGATATCAGTTGCTTCTTAGTAGTAGGTAGAGATTCCCCTGCAGAAAGTATGTTGTTTGTTCCATTATTGAAGGCGTTTTTCCAATCTAATTGAGTGATTGGTGCAATATTCTTTATTTTAGCAGCCACAGTATTATCTGATGAAAATAAATCCCATACAACTTCACCAGTGGATGAACTAGAAACGGTTCCATTTGCCGAAGCCAATTTAAAGAGCTTGAGATTTCCATCTGTGCCCAATTCTAGCCGGAACTTGCACGCATTATTTCCACATTGTGATAAATCCAGTTTCAATGCATTATTTGTCATATTAAGTCTAGTATTATTTACTGGGGCACTAGTTTTACTTCTAATTGCAAGATTTGTTCCTGGAGCAGGTTGAGCACCAGACGAAATATTATCCCCATATAAATTGCAATTTGATACGGTTCTAGTTTCAAAGTTTCTTTTATATACGTGATTTTGCCACCAACTACCCTGAGTCAAACACGGCTGTCTATTCTCTTTACCATATCTAGCATACCCAGTTTGTGGAGATTCATCGTTTGTTGTGAAGCATTGGCCGTAAAATTGTAATCCAAACATATTATGACCGCGGTTTTTTGCCTCTATCAAACACGTATCTTTATTGTAACTCTGACTACCTCCTTGGATCCACGTAGTCATTGCCCGCTCAGGTGCATCTATATAGCACCCTAGATCTATCGGAGCTACTTCAACTGGTGCGGTTGTAGTTCCAAACGTCTTATATCCACGACAATTTGGGTCATTATCGCAAGCAACACGACAACCATTAGGATCGACTCCTGTCAATGTTTTATAACTAGTTTGCCCGGGAGGTAAATCAGAGTCTTTTTGAGATGCATATCCAGGGTCTCCGCGACCTAATGCGACTGGATCTACTCTAACGGTTAAACCTTTCACTCCATATCCAGGGGTAGATCCATCACCAACTAGATTCGTAGTAATACCTTTATTCCACAATGCATTAAGGTCATCAGTAATTTGTGGAACATTAAATGTTTGAACCATGTTTCCGTTCATAGTGGCTCTATACATTAATTCTCCACCTACCCCTAAGCCATCTAATAATGCTCCGTTAATTCTTCCTTGGCAACAATCTGTTCTATTGTAATATACAATCTTTGAAATATTCACATCTTGCCCTAAATCGACTAACCAGTAAGCATTGCAAGGAGAACCACTGTGATGAATCCACGGATATGGTCGTACAGAAGCATTACCATCTACTGCAGTTCCTGGATTATTATACCAAGATACATTCACATTATTTGCATATGTGCGTTTGCCTTGTGCGACATTAATTCCATTTTGATCAAATACTTGTACCTGCGATATTTGTAGCCAGTTATCATTCCCACAAGAAGCTGTTATACGAACATATCTGAATAACCCAGTATATTTAGCCTGCACTGCTTTTGCATACAATGAACCATCGTTGCCAATAGAAGTTTGTAGTTGTATCATCTTTGTATATGGGCCATCATTTACTCCAACTATAATAGTGTCATTTTTTCCAGGAACCAATGCAACCTTACTAATAGGAATATCTTTTCCAATATATCCACCATTCATAAACCCACCAGTAATCGTTACTTGATTCAAATCAAACACATAAACTCGCAATGATACAAATGTATTTGGAGGTAAATAAGTTCCTGAATTACCATATGTATAGCTAGCTACGGCATCGCTATATGTACTCTGTTTTACGCCCATATTTGCAATATTATCGGCAGTTATAATAATATCTCCCGTATTTGCATCTATTCCAAAGGTTTTTAAAGTTGGTCCCATATTCCAGCATACTACATAGTCATAATAATTATCAGAACTAGGTCCATTTGTTGAAGTTGTTGAAGTTATTAAAGGCTCATCCCCTACGTGGCACTCATATAACCGGGGGTCTTTTACGCCAGCAGCAGGAAGTGGTTTTACAATAGCAAAGTGTTTTTTGTTTGACATAGCTGCTTTGTTTGAACAAGTATTAAACGTATGATATGCGCTATCTACTCTAGTCATATTTACGTTACTACTGGTGGCATACTCAGGAGGCATTTTACATCCTAGATGCGCATTCTTTGCGGATACCGATGGAAACGGTATAATATCTACCGTGCCGTATTTATAGTTATCTACAAACTTTGTATTTTCCTCGTCAAGCTGCTTACTATTCATACCAGTAAGATTTACAGGAGTAAAAACATTATTGTAGTTTGCCTCAGTTAATACTTGACCTGCTGCACTATTTAATGCATTCTGTTGTTTCTCTTCCCAATCAGTGACTTGTGTAATAAAATCACTACTCGCATATCTTTGTGATGTAGTTGTTGCCATTTTATATATTAAGTATAGATTAATTATATGATATATTCATATAATTATTATAGGATGTATAACTAGTAATTATTGTATTATAGCTAAATGTAAATCAATATAATATATAAGAGTTCATTGGCTTATTTATTTCGCATAGTCATAAAAGCCGCTATAGTAAGACTAGTTGCTAAAACCGTCAATAATATTTTGGTATAAGAAGTGCTTACTAACTTTTTCTGATAAAAAGTACCGGTTGTATCGCCAATTTCATACAATTCAGCCAAACTAGAATCAAGCGATTGTCTTTTCTTTACAACATCTTTGTATTTATTCATAATGTCATAATAATTTTGCATATATTGAGATTGATTTATACCAGTGTTTTGAAGGCCGTCGATTGCATTTTGTAAAACGACTAAACTTCCCAATGGTGCAGTTGTACTAACAAGTTTCTTATATGCATTCTCTACATCGGTTTGTAAATTGCTTACGTTAGTAGGGCATATACTTTTATTGACATAGGATTGATTTGGATTGCCAGTATTTGCACAGGTAAGATATAACCGATATTTCTTATTAAAATCAGTTAAATCTGCCATAACTGCATTTTCTAAAGTAAACAAATTATTAGGGGTTAATAGATTTGGACCAGGCATTTATATATTTATGCCTTAAAAAAATATACGGACAAATAAGTTATTAATAAAATACTAGCACTAATATTGATTGTTTTCATTACCTCGTTTTGATATTGATTTTGTAAATTGCGTTGTCTTTCATCCGCTCCTCCGTTATTGTTCTCTAAAGTATTTGCTAAATCCGCGTATTCTTTGTTTTTACACACTTCAAACTCATAACATTTCGTTTTATTCCAATTTGGACAAGATAATTTATCGGGCTTGTCTGTGCAGCAATCCCTTTCCCATCGAGGTTTTTCATCCAAATAATTTGGACATATATCTTTTATATCATCATATTTACCAGATGATACATAATAAAAATCGTTAGGATTATACGCTATTTCTACTACGGGCATTTATATAATTACTAGTGATAATTAGATAAATTGTTTTTGCTAAATAACATCGAATACTTTTTATACACAAATGCGATAATAATCATAATCCAATGCCGTTGCACTAGAACGCAATATTTTACATACCTGTCCTGGTCGTATTTCTATAGCAAGTGCGACCGGATCAAATCTAGAAATCTCCGGTAATTGGGTTAGTTCTTTGATATTATACTTTACCTTCATTTCGGCGACTTCTTCGTCCGTCAAAATTGTCGTTGGGGGAACGAGTTTATGCTTCAATATGTTAAACTGTAATCGCTGTATATTATGAACAACTACAAATACTCCATCGTGATCAAACAAATATTTGAGCTTGGCTACTAGGGTATCATTTGGCTCTTCCTCCATAATTATTACTAAAGTATCCGCTTTTGTAAGGATATTCTCAATGACAAAGAGATCTTCGATAATTTCGTCCAAGTTTTGTGGGCGGATCTGCTTGGATGTCAAGAAATATTTGACATATGTTTTCACTTGTTTTGACTTATGAGTGAGCAACATATCCAATTGCTGATTGGCAAACATTGCATCGATTTCATTGATGCTAAACCCAGAATAATCGGATATGCTATATCCTAAACTTTCCAAAATCTCCAATATATTATTTCTGGATTTGTATAGGCTTAAAACGCGGTTGGAATTGGAAGACATTTTTGATTATATAATACTACTATGTTTTGTTTATATATTTTTATATAACTCAACTTTCAATTTTATAGTAGTATATACATCAAAAAGCCACTGTATAGTCAAATGGAATATCTACTTTTTGCGGTGTATTTATCCATTTGCTTGGGAATATAATGGTTTTATTGGGAGAATCATTTAGTTGGGTTGCCCATCCTGAAAATGTACTATTACTGCAAATACCGCCTTTTTTACACATTGACATAAAGTAAATCGAATGAAGTGTATCCATATTTTCTATAAATGTCTTGTTTATTCCTTGTAATACTTTGTATGTCTTACAAAATGCAATATCATCACTCAATATAAAAAAATGTGCATCATTGTCCCTTTTCAATATATATTCTATTGTTTTTGTAAAATAGGCATCATAGTCTATTACATACAAATTATGCCCTACATAATCACCCCTACGTATGTGTATAAAATATGATGTGGCTAAATTGGGATATGTCTCTAGTAATTCATTGCATAGCTCTTTATTTTGCAATGATTCAATAAATCCGGCACCAGCTCGTTGAACATACTCTTTGTTAATAAAATACCCAGTTAAAAAATAGTTTTCGTATGCTCCTATAATTGAATCTCCGTGATATTCGAAACACGTTTTATTGTTATTGGGTTCATTTAATGGAATACATTTATCATAATAAGAAACATCATCCGTTATTACAACGTTGAATCGTTTGAAAACAGTTTTGGAGAACTCTTCTCCGTGCGAATGTTTTTGTAAGTTTTTTGCATATACTAAAACCAAAATAAATGAATATTTTTGGGCTAAATAAAACCCTGCGGCTGCTTGAAATAATTGATTTCCTAATCCACCTTGTAATCTTACCATCAATGTTTTTGCCCTGGAATCAATATTTTGGAAATTATACTGGAATATTTCTTTCAAATTATTTTTATATAATGGTATATTCAATGGTTCTATTCCGTGTTTATTCAAGTTATATCCAACTGTAGCATCTTCTGCAAAAAAGTGTTCGATTTGATTACTACATAGTGTTTGGATACTTTTTGCACCCAAATAATATATTGGACCAGTTGCATAATTACTACCAGGTACAAATTTCATAGTATTATAGCTATTATTTGAACATTTGTTATAATGCCCAGGTGAATAATGAGGGGATACTTTTATTGACATACCCATATAATCAATGTCTTTTTTCTGCAATAGTTCAATCGTATTATTCAAATAGGGTATATTTGGAATGATGTCGTCATCGCATTTAAAAATGCCTTTTATTTCCGGATTTATTAGTAGAGCTGTTTTTAATAAACATAGTGTTTTATTCGTAAGGTCTTCATAATTATCACCAACATTCAAAACCAAATATTTGTCGTCAATGATTTCATATTTTGATAATGCAGGATTTCCGTATACAATATATACTTTGCACCCATTCAGTCTATTACTAACCAAGTCATATATTAATGTGGCTTTTTTGAGATATTTTTGACAACTATAAATAAAAAAAAAGTAATTATGCATAATTATAATTAAGAATAGTCATTACAATTTTATATAGTTTCATTCAATAAATCAATAAATATACTAATATGTTTCTCTACACAATGGGCACCTACTGCATCTGCTATTGCAAACTGTACAGACGTGGTGCCCGCAAAGTGTGACGTGCAAGTTTTCCACGGCTATAGGGTCCAAGCAAATGGGGCAGTCTTGGGGCTCCTCTTTGGCGTAAGCATCCGTAGCCGTTCTCCGAAATACGCCAGCCAATTTGTCGAATCTTTCGATAAATGCATTGCGACCTCTGTGTTGTTCCTGTATGATAGCAATATAGTCTTCTTGTTCTCGCTGACATCTGCCTAGCATACACTGGTAATTGTCTTCGGCATCGGCTGCTCGTCTTTCTGCTATCATTAGCTGTAACTCCAGCTCTTGCTCTCTGGTCAAAGGAACCGGGTATGGTTGGTATTTCTTGTGATAAACCACACGTATGTCAAGTGACTGGTTTCCATTTTCTTGTTCCGAATGTCCTCCTAATATTACTCCTGACATTAAGACCCCTTTTTCCAAATATGAAAACTCGCCAAAATAGGCGGTCGCTTCGCCAATAAAGTCTTGTATTGGTGGTATTTCTTGAGGCAAATAAATCGGCCCCGGGCCTTCACTACTTCCGTCGGCCATCATCACCTCTTTGTCCAAGTAATAGGCCAAATATTTTTGTGGGAAAACGAGTTGATAGTCGTGAATATTTTTTTTGGTGTTTTTTGTCAATAAATTGAGCGACCACGTTCGCAACTTACCTGTATCAATAAACTTATTGACAATAAAAGCCCTAAATGCAATTTCAAATTGATCAGATCTAGTCAAAGACATTTTAATAATGATTACACTTTTGCAAAGATATTCTGTTTGATAATAAGATTGGTATGTATAAGTGGCATATATACCAATAAATAAATGTATTTCAATTTTATATTTTTTATATCTACTATGTCATCTTTTTAATGAAAAATCCTTTGGCAAAGTCCAATAGACCACCCCCACTCGAAGCCGGTTCTGGCACTTTTGGTTCTGGTTCCAATACAGAATCCATTTTCACTGGTTCCATTTTAGCCATAGAAATGTTTCGCACAACACTACTTGGTTCTCCAAAAGAATTAGACCCACTATGGTCGCCAGTAGGTATATCTTGAGCAGCAGGTATAGTCATATTGTTATCATTACCAGTGGTTACAACTATTTGAGGGGCAAACACTATTTTTCCATCATTAGAACCATTTTGATGAGGTTGGTCTCTGCCACCCATTTGGGAGAACATTGGTCTATCAAATGATAATCCACTAGTATTTGCCCTATTTACTTCATTGGGCCGAAGTAATTCGTGCTTTTGTACTACTAGGATAGAATCACCATCGTCCCCGCCTATATAGTGTGGGTCTTGGTTTTCAACGGTAATAAACTTGTCACCAATATGTTTTATAGACCATAAAGAACGATCTTCCCCTCCTCTTAAATATACAGGTTCTCCGACTTGGAAATCGGGTTTTCCGCCACCATTCATACCCCATATTTCTTCAAATGTCCGATTCTTTACCCACGTTTTGGTTGCTTCATCAAATCGGTGTGTCATACTCTGTGTTTTCGGATCCCAATATTTACGCTGGTCTTCCCATTCTTTCATACGTTCTTCCATTTCCTCAGCGTTTGGTTGTTTGTATTGATATCCTTGTGTTGCTATGGCATATGGTGGCGATTCGCTATACTCGGGTACATATACCGGAGATGTGGCATTGGCACGCATTTCTTCCAATTCAGCGGAACTTGGTTCATATGCAGGGGAAACATTTGGATATGGCGGGGATTCGTTGGGACGTGGTTCATTGAGTGGTCCTGGGGAAACACTTTCCAAATATTTTGGAACATTTGCATTTTTGTCATTGTATCTGCTATTTCCTTCCAGTCTTATCATTTCAGCAACAGTTGCTTCATTTGCCTTAGGATCCATCAACAATTTAGCGACATTCTTAGAATACGACATGTTCTCCAATTGTTCAATATTATCTTCCGTAATAATACGCATTTGCATATTGATGGTTTGCAATTCTTGCATAAGAAGTTTCAACGTATATGGAATAGAAACAATACTGAACGACCTACCAAATCGAGTAATATCATTGAGATATAGACTATTTCCATCCGGGGCAGTAGTAAATTGTAAAGGTCCGTCTATAGCCGGACTCATAAATAAGTTCTTCTCTTGATTGTATATTGCAACCATTCCCGATTGATTACATACAGCTATTTGATATTTATCACCACGTTCCATCATCGATTCTTGTAAAAAGTTGGAAATACCGTGACCTATGACGGAATCACGTTCCATCTCACCTATACGCAACCCTCCGTCATTTGCTCTCCCACTCACCGGTTGATGAGTTAGCGCGGTATTTGGACCTCTGGCTCTAAAGTTGATCTTGTCTTTCACCATATGCTTCAAGCGCATATAATAGGTGGGGCCAATGAAAATGGACGTTTCGACTTGTTCTCCAGTCATACCATTGTATAACACTTCATTGCCTTGTGAATGATATCCGGCCTTGGCCAATACTTGTTCGTATATTTCTATTTTAGAACCCTTATTCACAAAGGCAGTACAATCACTAAATGCGCCATAGTGAGCCGACGCTTTTCCAATTATACATTCCACTAATTGACCTATAGTCATACGTGTGGGTATTGCGTGAGGATTGATAATGAGGTCGGGTCTTATACCGTCCTTGGTAAATGGCATATCACATTCTGGTATAACCATTCCGATGGTACCCTTTTGACCGGCTCTCGAGGCCATTTTATCGCCCAAAAATGGAATACGTTCTTCTCTAATCCGGACTTTTGCAATACGTTCTCCTTCTTCGCCTTCTGTAATAAATGTTTTATCCACTACCCCGATTTGACCCTTTTTAGGCGTTTTTGATCCATCGATGCGGACATTTGCCTTTTGAGGATTATTGGAAGACAATCCGATCAAGACTGTTTTATCATCCACCGGTGTATTTTCGCGAATAATACCATATGCATCCAACTTGCTATAGTCGTATCCTGGTTTCTTACCCACAATGTTCTCAATTCCTTCTATATTGGAGAACTTCTTTTCACTAATGAAATCGCCCACTTTGGAAGTTTCTTCGTGGGCTTCATAGGTAGTATAGTAGGTGGTTCTAAAAAGACCGCGTTTAAGAGCACCTTCGTTGATCAAAATCGCATCTTCCACATTGTATCCGGTATAACACATAATAGCCACAATCGCGTTTTCGCCATACGTATTCTCTTCGTGATTGATATGTTCCATAAACCGGGATTTGACCAAAGGTATTTGCCCACTATTTAGTACAACTGCGGTTTTGTCCATTCTTACATTAAAGTTTGTATGGTACATAGAAACCGCTTGTTTGCTCTGACCAGTGGAGAACGCATTGCGCACCGGGGGGTTGTTTTCAGGGAAAATGATTTGATTGCACATAACACCGAAAATCAGAGATTCGTGTATTTCCGAATGAGTATGAATAGGCAATACTTCATCCGAATTTACTGCAATAAGTGTGTCCTCACTTTCGCTAGGATCAATATAATCTATAATCGCCTTGTCCGATAAAAAGCGTTCCAATTTAGCCGGATTCGTTTCTACTTCAACACCGTCATATAACTCGTGTAATTCATATATTTGCGGCTTATTTGGATTAAAATGGGCGATTTTCTTCTCATTAAATCCCGATACCAGGTTTTGCCAACTGAAATCGCCTTTTGCTATTTTTCCCAAGATTTCCTTGTTTTCATACGACATTTTCTCCGAGTTCTCATCTTTGTAGAAAATAGGACGACATAGTCTGCCCATATCCGTATAAATGAAAATCGTGTTTTGCTTTATATCAAACGTAGCCGATGTATGGATCGGTAGCAATGCATTTCGCCTAAATAACCGGATTTTTTTCACGGTTTCAATAGGTTCTCCGACAACACCCGCCCAATATCCGTTTATAATAACCTTGGTCATTTGTGCCAATAATTGCGGACCACAATCTTCCACGAATCGCATCGATGCCTTTTCTCGCATCCATTGTATAATTGGTTCTCTTGACATACCACGTGAAATATACGTAGTAATAGCCAATTGTTTATGAAGACCAATATTTCCACCATCGGGTGTATCAATTGGATCAATGAACCCCCAATGGGAACTATGGAGAACACGTGGTCCAACCAATTTTACACCGTTTGGCAGAGGCAAATTGGTTTTTCTCAAATGACTAATGTATGTGTAAAAGGACAATCGATTAAGGTCTTGCACAACGCCGATACGCTTAGTATGGGTTTGAGCCCCCCAATTTCCTTTAAATGCTTTTTTGAACCCGGTTTCTAAAATGCGTTCTTTCATTATTTCGCGGTAGTTATCTTGTATAAGGGCATCCAGACGCGACTCATATATCTCTTTATTGTAATATAGTTTCTTTTCAAAGCCTAAATGAATACCACGTTGTTGTATGGAATAATATTCTTTAAATAGATCGTATAACAGAGAACCTGCCAATTCGACGCGTTTGTACCTAAAACTATCGCGGTCAGTGGGAACTTCTGTGCCTAAAGATACGTTCAATAGACGGAATACGATATATCCTAAATAATACGCCTTTTGGATATAGGCAACTTCGCCAATATGTGGCAAGAAATAATCGGCCAATATTTCGAGAACATAGGTAACCGTATTGATTTTTGTTAGTGATGCGATATACATTAAGGCAGTTTGTTGGGATAACACACCGCCAGCATCATGCACCGATGGAATAAATAAATCGACCATATTTTCATATTTCTCTAAATCCAAAAGACACATTGTAATAATGTCCTTGTCGGAAATGATACCCAATGCACGGAAAACAATAAATAGGGGGACGGGTTTTCTCACGTTGGGAATATTCACAACAATGTTTCTATTGCTATGTTTAGTATTAGGCGCAACCATTTTTACGGAGAACGTGCGCACTGGTTTAGCCGAGTTCTCTGAAACAGACCTGATTTCTGCGGAATACAAATAATCATCGCTTTTTAGATCGCGGATATAGAGCATATTGTCTGCGAATTTTTCTTGGGGAACAATGGTTTTTTCTTTTCCATTAATAATGAAATACCCACCTAAATCATTGCGGCATTCGCCCATCGAAAAACGGACATCGCGATTCAATCCATTCAAAATGCAATAGTCGGATTGGACCATTATGGGGAACTTGCCCAAATATATTTTTTCTAAAATAGTTGAATGGACTTGTTTATTTGGTTGGGCAATAGAACGTTGATTCGCCTCTCTTAATCTAGCTGCATCGGCAGCGGTCAATATAAAAGGGAGTTCATTTGCTGGTTTCTCTTTTGCGGGGGTTTTGATAGATTTAGGGCGTTTGCTTCCTTTGGCCGCGGCAGCTTCTTTAGCGGCTTTCGCCGCACCGGTCGTTTTTTTAGGCGCACCTCCGATCTGTTTAGGTTCTTCATCATCTTCATCATCACTTTCTTCTTGGTTATCCAAAGATTTAGTCAATTCTTCACCGGATAACCCTCCCTTTTTAAGTTTTCCAGCTGATTCGCGCAATTTGTGTTCAGCAATAAGTTCAGAATAATTAGGAGTTATTTCCATAGCATCGCTGCCACCATTTTGGCTAATAAGTTCATCTACGCCTACTAAAATGGGTTCTTCGCCAGGTTCCAATAATCGGATATATTCCACTTCAATATCATAATGAATAGTCATTGAATAGTTCATATTGCGCATACGGGCCTCATTGGGTATCATATAGTGAGCATTATCCTGGTCGTGTATCACCGGTTTTCCGTAATAAATACGAGAACCGTCTTTACCACCAAAGTATAATAAACACTGGTAGCGATAATCATTGATTGATTCATCATATTTAGAGGAAATACGGACAGGATTTTTTTCTCGGAAAATCTGTTGAATCCCATTTGCGTAAAAATCATTGTAAGATTCAATATGATGTGCTACTAAAGATTGTGGATTTTCATTGAAATGTGAGTTAATAATTTTCCACACCAATTCGTCATTAATGTTTCGGTCAGTCATAATGTCTCTATAATATAAAAATATATATTATATTTACAGGCTCTCTTTATCTGATTTTGATTCTTTGACATTTAGGAAAAATCTATTATATAATATATACCATACAATGGACGATATTCAACAACGATTTTTCAGCCCTTTAGGCAAAGAATATTGCCTTTATTTCTACATTCTTTCCGTTATCGGTTTAATTTTTGTTGCAGTAGTTCTCTTTTCCGCCGTAATCATTGGTGTTTCTAAGAGAAAGGGATTAGACTTCTATTTCGCTGCCCTTATGGGATCATTAGGTTATGCGGTCTTTTATTTCCAAAACCGTCTGCTATACTCAATGTGCATCGCATCTGCATAAATAATGGGTTTTGTGTAAAACACGTATTTTTTTTATAGTGTATGAAACTATAGAAAAAGTAATGGATATTTTGTATTATAGTAATTATTGTGTGCATTCCAAAAAGATTATTGCCTATTTAGTAAAAGAAAATCTGACAAATCAGCTAAATTGTATTTGCATTGATAAACGGCAGCGAGACGCATTTACAAACCAGACCTATATATTGCTCGAAGATGGTAAAAAAATAATGCTTCCACCAAATGTACATAGTGTTCCTGCATTGTTACTTGTAAAACAGAACTATCGGGTTGTTTTAGGCGATGAAATACTTCCTATATTACATCCTTTAGTAAAAAGGCAGCGAGATGCGGCGGTTGCTCATAGTGGTGGAGAACCGATGGCTTATGCTATTGGTGGAGGATCTTCTGCAAATGTGATTTCAGAGAAATATACATCGTATGACTTGACACCGGAAGAATTGAGCGCCAAGGGAACCGGTGGAAATAGGCAAATGTCGAATTATGTTCCAGCCGACCATAGTAATTTCAATATTCCTACACCACCGGATACTTATCGGCCGGACAAGATAGGAACCGGGGTATCTTTAGACGATTTGCAGCAAAAACGAAATGCGGATGTGAGTCAATTCTTTCCAAATACATCCCCATATATGCCTGCCCAATCTATGGCTATATAATTACGTGTCGCATAAAACAAATAAGTTAAAACCTATATAAATAATAATATTTATATTGTATATTCATATATCCAATATGGCAGATAAGAAAACCATTTTACGAAGTTTCAATGCTCATCTATTTGAGTTTTTGGATGATATTATTCGCATTTTTCCCGACAATTTAGATATCCAGACTGCGAAAACGTCGTTTTTAGCAATAAAGCAGGCAAATCCCACAATTATTATTAAGACGTGGTCGCAATATATCTATATTCCATACAAGGAAACAATTGATTCCGGTAATATTGAGTTCTTTTTCAACAAAGACTATTCGGAAGATTTAGCCAATGTTGCCAATTCAAAGGAAGTTCTCAAAATCGTGGATACATTGCGAGGCCCGGTGTCGAATATGACTGAACAGCAAAAGGGTTTCACAATGGAATATTTGCAAAACTTGAGTAAATTGTCTTTACTTTACTCTGCTTTATAAGCTTTAAAGAATAATCATATATAATAATTATTTAATTAAATAGTTATTATTTACATCTACATTTCCAGTTATTACAATTTTTACAAAATAAATTATTAGATAATCTGTTTAATTCATAATTTGGATTTTCACATATGCATAGATTTATTTTAGTAATGCCACATTTGCATAATTCCTTTATTTTAATATATTCTTCTGTTTGTTTTATTGATTCATTCCATTTTATGATTTTTAGAATTCTTTCTTGTTCTTGTTCTATTTTTATTCTTGCTTCTTCTATTTTGATTCTTTCTTGTTCTATTTTGATTCTTTCTTGTTCTCTTTTTTGTTTTAACGTATCATAATATATTTTTTTTTCTTTTTCATATGCAATACATTTGTCACATTTATAATTTCTTACACATTTAAGTGTTATATTACCTTGTTCATCAATAATTTCTCCAGAATTAATTTTATTGATCAAATCTTCTGCATTTATTTCAACCCACGGTTCTGGTCTATTTTCTTCTCTTGTTTTATTTTTGTAACATATTTCAAATATGTACTTTATTATATCATTTTCAATTAATGCTACGTCCGCACTTCTATTTGAATTATTATAATAAAACTTATGTTCAATAACCGCTTTTGTATATTCAGTATAATCATCGTTTATATCATAATAGACCTCTTCTGAATAAGGTAATGAAGGTCTTTGTTCGCAATAATTACAAGGTCGCTGTATATGAATATTTCTTTTATTGTCTAATAATGACTTCATCAATAATTTAGCATCTTTATGAACTTGTGTTTCATTTGGTTTATCATAATAATAACAAGGACTATCTGACTTATAATGAGCAAAATGTGGTTGTTTTATTTTTCCATTTCTAAAAATTACATCTTTTTCACAACAAGGACACATATATTTATTTATTTTATTTGCTATTTTTGGGTATTCATATTTATTTGTAGTTTTATTTATTGCACCCATTGAAAAATGATAAGACATGTTTTATTATATTTGCAAAATAATATTTAAGTAATTTGGAAAATATGTTTGACTTGACCTACAATATAAATACAAATCCACATAAATATAAATGACATACCATCTATATTTATAGACATACCCATAATGAACTCTACTATGTTTGGAATTATGTTGCTATATTTTCTTATGCCGGGACATTTAGAATATTTAATGAAATCTGCAAGTAATAACCGGAGTTCGCAGAACGTAGGTTCTCCGCATATTTTCAGTAGAAACGCGAATGAAAATGCAAATAATCAAGGTAATCTTGGATTGCACGACGTATATACAGATATTTATATCAAACGCAATGCATTGTATTGTTCTCCTATATATGTTATAGCAACCCATTATTGTGGGTATCCATTATATGGCATTTTGGTGTTCATTGCAATATTAGCATCGTTTGTCTATACGTGCAATAAATGGAAGGACGTTATATTTATAAAGGAACATCTTTACTGATAATAAAAACAGAAAAGCTTAAAGGGTTCTTTATATAATAATTATCCAAATATGAAAATTGTTACAGATATAAGCGATACGTGCCTTCGTGTCCTAACAAAAGATGACAATACGATGCATAACATAAGCGACGGAGAAATAATCAAATATACCGGTATTTACTATGTGCCCGACCCAAATAATTCTATTCCGTTAGAAGTAGAGGCAACTTTTATTGGAAAAGTCGAATGCGAACGATATCATCACCACTCTGGTGTTAGCGGTATATACATTAACCCTTTGTATATTTTATATGATGTTTCGAATGGCCAGGGTCAAAAATGGCATAAAATAATAAACTACAAATCGCCATCCCAAAAGTATTTTTATTATCCACATTTACTGATGCTGCCAGAGACATATTACCATTTCCAGCCGCTCTATTTTTTCCATACAGTAGAACAAGTTTCATTAGCCGAGTTTGAAAAAAACACGCCAAATATAGGCGAAATGGAATTGAATTATATATATTATTAGTACCTACCTATTCATTTTTTGTATAAACATTTCGTCTTCCCTTTCTTCACGTATAACACGCTCAATATCTATACACATAATCCATCGTTCTACGATGAACCACAGTGTTTCTCTAAGTTCAATCAGGCAATACAACATCTATTTAATATGTTGTATTAAGTATTGTGTATTATTTATTTCATTATAACTAAAATACTTTTTATAATGTCGGGGTATCATCTCGTTCTCTTCTTAAATATGAAAACAAAAATAGTTGTTCCCGGGGTTCCATTTTATCAATATAATCTTGAACAACTTGTTTGGTTATTTTCACTGGCCGTCTAGTGCGCATACTTGGCAAATATATGTTTTTATGCAAGTTCTCCAAATAGGGTTTATATTGCTGGCTTATATTATTTAGGAGTTCTCGTTTAAACACATATACATCCATATAACACTGGTGTAATGTTTTAACAAAGTCGGCGTAAATATGTTCCATTGTCATAACCATCTTCTTATAGTTGGGCAAATGCTCTATGTATTCAGCAACTTGTCCAATACGTTTCATACAAAAGTATTCATATTGCAGTCCAGGGGGTATTTCTCGCAATTTGACCAAGTCGGTATAGTTCGGATTATTTAGCAATGTTCGTTCTCCTGTTTTTTCATTCCATAAAACAATCCCTTTAGACAAACGAAATGGGGGATTGTTGATATATTTAGAAACATATTTTTGCAAACTCCTCTGAAACTCGTTCTCTATATCAATACATTTAGGAAAATCAATAACCCCTACCATACTCATTAAAACAGACCATTTCCTGTATTCAGCTGATGGAATATGTATAGCACAACTCTCTCTAGAACTATTACGTATTTCATATATTGCAACCAAACACAATTTAGGCGATTTTATGGGAATAACTATTGGGTTCTCTGGATGTTGTAATACAAATGAATAACTATATGATTTAGGCAATTCATTGATCCACGGATTGTCATTTAGATGTGTATTTCTTTGCTGTATTAATGCATCCAAAAACATATCATAAAATGTAGGCGTATTTTTGTTATAATAAGTATCAAAATCGGACTTTATAAAGTACCAATAGTTTCCGCCAATATTTGTTTTGGTGCTTATTTCCCACGATTGAATCCGATGATCGTAAAATAATTGGATACTGACGCCTTCTATTTTTTCGGTTGCTATTATGGATTTGTATTCTCCTTTTGTGTTAAAATACTTTTGCACAAAATCAGCATATTCGATAGATTTAGGTGGAGAAAAACATAGCAATTTATTTTCGGGATAGCTGAATACAACGGAACGATATTTATCGTGAATTGTATCGAGTTGCGATAGTATGGTTTTGTCATAATTGTATATTTTATATGTGGCTTTCGGAGAAACGCATATTTTAGTAGAAACATATCTTTTCGAAAATCCCGCGTCTTCTGGCAACAAGGAATATATTGCATACTTTTCATCCGTTTTGTTATGTTCTCCTTGCATAGTACTAAATAATGAAGCATTTTGTCTCTATTATTATTTAGATAAATAATAATACAAATAACTAGACGCTAATAATTTAGAACTATTATATATAATTATACTCATATGAACACAGATATAACTGCAATAGATAATTATACAACTCCCAAAATGATACTAAAACAGGGGGGAGGAATATCGTTAGAACTGGGTGATATTATAAGAATAGAAGCCCCTACAAATGACGAGTTTAATGAGCAAACCTTTTATGTAATTTACATTGATGCCGACATTCAGGAATACATTAGTGTTTCTATAGTGAATATTGCCAATTTTGATAAAAAGCAATTGAATATATTAGACGGCGCGTATTTGTCCGATGAATCTATTACAAATATATCTCTCTTGGCGCGCAATCCTGAAAGTGGGTATGCCAGACAACACAATTTATTACCAGATACGTGGGTTGATATTCGATTTGGTGGAGAGTTTCCAACAGTTATTACTGGCCAGATAACCAATTTAGAAGATGATATGATTGAAGTTACTACTTATCCGGCTATTTCTGTTATCTATATTGATTTTGGATATAGAGGTATTCCACCGGACTTACCCATTGAAGAAATCGTTATCAGAGAAAAACCGCCAAGTGTTGAACACGATATGCGCGGTCTTTCCTATGGGTCAGAAGAAGGGGAATTACCAGAAGGCGTTGTATCGGAAGAGGCAACAATGGAATATACGGAAGAAGGTGAAGCTATTATTAACATTCCACCAAGTGCTCAGCCCAACAAAAAAATAGACGATACTTTGCAGGAATTGTATTTAGAAGGTGATGATATTTTTGGGGAAGAACTGGGCGAAGTTATTTTGGAAGTGGAAGTTCCCGAAAGTCAAAGGCGTTATGGTATTGAAACACAAACTGAAGCGTTGATGGACGGCCTCTTAATAGATATACCATTGCATAAAAGAACCAAATTGGTTATGGATAATGTGCATCGACTTGTAGAAAGATTCAAGGAATTGCGAGAACTTTATTCCGTATTTGATGATAATGGCAATATAAAAGACATCCGTAAATTGGGCAAGTTTCATAATCCTTTACACGACACGCTTTTGAAATTGGAAGCACAAGTTCCGTGGGTTATGCCAGTAGTAAGTAATATGAAATACGTATATTCAGATGAGCCTGAGGAAAACGTCGATGCTCATGATATACTTAGTGCTACAATGTCTGATATATTACACGAACAGCAAAATATACAAAAATCATTTTCCAATAGAGAAATCCAAGGAGAGGAATTGAAATATGAAAAAATGATGAAAGATATGAATACGATTATGGCAACAAATAGTACCAATATGCAAACCCAACCGAAATTACTTGCTTCAGCTCGGGTAAATGCCAGTATAGATTGTATAGTAGAAAATATTGGAGTTTTTGGTTCTACTGCAAGACATACGTATGCGAAGGGAGAGTTTCAAGATAAAACAAAAAAATACGCAATTCTTCGTCACGCATCCAATATAACTAGACCAGCCAAGTTTGAAATCGAAAATGGATCCAAAGTATTTTGGCGAAAATCGATTATGCGTGCAGATATGGCAAATATACACGGGTTTTTGATGCTATCTAAAGAAGCTGTATTTTTCTCACGCGCGCATATGCCTGGAACAAATATGATGATCAAAACCAATCTAGGGCGAACGCAATTGGAGCCCTATCGATTTTTACACAAGAAAACCATACCGGCAAACGGATACATTGTAGATTTAAATGAAAAAATTGCATATGCTCCAAATCTAAAATACAATAGCCGCGATGAAAAGGAAAAGGAAAAGGAAAAGGAAAAGGAAAAAGAACGAGAACCTGAAAACAATAGTTTACCAAAGTTTCTGAAAAACATTATTTCATTCTCCGTAAGCGAAGATATACCGCGAACTCAAACTACTTATTCCGAAACATTGCGCAACATATTACCAGATATAGAAACGTGTATTGATTATATGGAAAATTATATGACAGATAATTTATCTATTGCAAATGCCATCAAACTGTTGGAACCTTTTCACGTTTATCCGGAAGATGTAAATTATTCGCACTATAACAAAATGCGCTGGTTCATAAAAAACAAAATACAAGACTACAACGAACATATGAAAGACAAATCTGCGGAATATGGCAAAATATTTGCAAAGAGTAGGCCAGAACCTATCAAAAATATATTGACTACCATATTAAGTGAGGCCACTGTATTGAGTGCTAAAAAACAATATAAAGAACTCATCACTGAATTATATTTGTTCAAAGATCAGCAAGCTGATTCCATTACATCGAGTGAATTGCTTTTTCATATTGAAAAGTATGATGGGTATGCACTGTTTTACTCTATCATAGCACGGGTTTTGTTGAGTCTATATACGCCCAATTCTTTGCTAAAAGCATTTGAGTTTCCTACTATAGATGATATGACGGAAGCGGATAAAATCCGGCCTAAAGATTGCACCCGCCGGTTTTTGACAAAAAAATACACGAATATTTCCGATTTGCAAAAAGACAATAATAAAGACGATGTATTCTATGACAAGGAAATGGATGATACGCCCTATCATATCTTGAAAAAATACGAAAAACAAAAGGGTAAAATGACTGCGGAAACATTTGTAGAGTTTTTGGCAGAGAACTTGGTGCAAAAACACGATTGCAATACAGGGTTATCCAAAGAATTGGCACAAACACTTATATCAGGTAAAAAGAAAGTCGTTGATGGCGAATATGCTATATTAGAAATACCTACGGAAATACCAGAAGGTACGAATCTGGATGAAATAAGTACTGCAGAGTTGGTTGCTTTAGGTATGGATGCTAGATTATATACAAAAACGCATTATTATGTTCGTAAAAACAGTAATTGGGTTCGCGATGATTCTATATCCGAGGAAGCATTTTTAGACACCCAATCACTGTTTTGTAATATTGCGGATAAGTGTTATAAAAATACTACGAGCAAACAATGTGATACTACAGACCGTGCTAAATTGGGGGTTAAACACGTGGCAAATGATCGCATAATCGCTGAAATGGATAATCGTCTTTCTCTGACAATCGAAGAACTGGAAGCTGAAATCGAGAACGCAATTAACAAATACAAAAAGTCAGTGTATCGCAATTCGATTTTGAGAGAAATGAATATGTATAAACAAAATACAACTGCTCTAAATATTGCAAGCCAGGGAGGTGTAATAGAAGAAAAAACGGTTTCCCCTAATGCAAAGGTTCTCGATATGATACTTTCGCTAAATGATTTTGTTCGCAAGCAAACCGATATATTATGGTTTAATGAAGAATATTGCCGAGGACCTTTACCTACGGAAGATCAAGCGTGGTTATATTGCAAGGAAACAAATACCAAGTTGATACCCGGTTTCTTGGTTTTGTTGGCGGAAGAGTTTTGCGATGGAGGTGATTACCAATATGAACTTGATAAACTTTGTGCAAATGCAGCATTGAGTGATGATGGCGATTATTATGTGGATAAAGCCACTGGATATCCATTAAAAAAGCGCGAATTGGTAGATGAAGATGAATATGATGACGCTGGATTCAAGATTACAAATCACGCTATTTTGGAAAAAGATTTAGGAACAATTGTATCGGAAGCTTTGGCTAAAAAAGTCCGTGTGTTCGATAACGAAACGGATCAAATGGTGTATAATGTGTTTATGGCTATTGTAAATACGGCCGGAGTTCCGCCAGAAAATATTGAAGAGTTCTCATTACGTGTATCGCTCGAATTGATTCGCAACCCGGCGGTCATTATGGAAGAAGAGAAATACAAACAACGGGCGGCTAAACAGGAAAAAGAAACTGGCAAAACATCGATCGTATATCCTATTTACAAAAACCAGTCCATTATTGCCATAGTGGCAGGTGTTCTCCTTGTTGCCATACAATGTGTCATACCAACTATAAAGACCCGCAAAACCTTCCCAGGGTGCGTAAAGTCTTTCACAGGATATCCTTTAGCAGGAGGTATGGAAGATGTCAGTGGTCTGAAATACATTGCTTGTTTGATAAATGGAATCAAGTTTGATGAAGAACCCTGGAAATCTGTTATGAAATTGAGCCCAGCTCTCATTGCAACTCGTATCCGCGATGCTTTAGATAAACATATTTTAAAACGCAATGATGTCAATGATCTCTATATCAAAAAACGCGAATATTTATTGTTGGCACCGGACGAAGAAGTTCCCCAAGAACATAGTATTGAAAAATGGCGTGGCTTCTTACCCCCAGTCGTCGATTTCTCGGTTATATCCAATTTACACAATGTGGCGTCGGATTTCAAATCCCATTTGATGGAAACATTGAAACGGGGACACAAAGACCAGTTCTCTCAATTGGGCATCGTATCTTCACGTATTAGTATGCATACATATGGAATTATTGAGCAAATCTATAATATTGTGAAAAGTAAATCTAGTATATTGGCTACATCGGGGGGTGTTCCATTTTTAGAAAATGCGTGCTGCAATGACCGCACTAAATCCACTCATCCAATGCTCTATTTTATTGGGGAGAACCCGACAATACGTCAATATGTTACTATAACAAATGATTTGTCTAAATTGTCCAATGATATACGTATAGCTACGAAAGCCAGTATTTTGTATCACGAACCTTCTACCGCTTTGGTAAGAACGGAAATACCGACTACCGAAACGGAAAAGAACATTTATGCAGCGGTTATCCATTATGCCAAGTTCGATAGAAACAAACCGGTTCCAGCGGATTTAGCGAATATTTGCGGGGATAAACCGGCTGGATACAAAAAAACGTGGTCCATAGAAGAGAAAATCGAGTATTTGAAAAAACACGGGAAACGATATGACCAAAACACATTGAAGCAATTGATGGAACATATTCGTATGAAAAATCTGATACCGATTCCCTCTGGAGAACAATTTAATCAAGTGGTGAAGTTGGTGGGATTTTTAGAATCGATGGACTTGAATAATTCTGAAGTTATACCGGCTCCATTGCGAGAACTTCTTTTGGCAGCAATAAAGGCATATAAACCAAAAGATATGAAGAAAGATGGGTCCGTCAAAGAAATCGTGCAATTGCGAAAGTATTTAGCAAAAACCAATGAACAAATGTTGAAAGAAATTATCAATGTAAATCGCGGAAGTTTTATTAAAAGTTATGGAAATCTGAATGCGAGAGAACTTGCCAATTTGCAGTCGTTTATGGCAAATATTCATGTATGGAATATGGATAATGAAGATGCCGGATACAATGGAATATACACGGTTTCACAGTTTATTAAAAACTCGGTGGAAGCAATGGCGAAAGTATATCCATCAATGATTATGAACAATGCATCTTATACAGTGGTCCATAAACATTGGGGTCTGTCCAAGTTCCACGAGGCGGATATATCCAGAGTATTAACAAAGTATTTAGAAGGATTCGACAAGTTCAAAGGTGACAAAACATTGAAACAGTTTTTACAAGAAGTGCAAAAGAAAACGGTGGATATTCATTTGTTATTGCAACACATTCCTATGGAAACTCCTATAGCTAAAAATGACACTACTTACTTTGAGCTATTTGACAAGAAAACGCTGTATTATTTACACGTCTATTGTTGGTATTCGGTACTATATGAATATATGAACTTGGCATCGGATGATGATTTGCTAAATATTGATATAGAGGAAACTCGACGAGATCGTCGCCAGCAAAACGCGGATTTATCAAATGAGTCCAATGATTTGCATAGCATATTTGGTAGTTCATCCGAAGAAATAGAAGAAGCACAGGCAGACTTGTATGAAGTAGAAATCATGGCGGGTGAAAAAGAAGATTTGCAAAAGCGGGTTTGTGAATTGATGGTCACTTTCCTAAATATCGATGAACATAACAAGAAAACGTTGGATAAACCATATGCCGATATTGCAAAGCGTGTTCGCAGATCTAAAGAGGAAGAAAAGAAGGCGATCACAGATTACTTGAAAGATATGCAAAAAGATGCACGCAAAGTCGAAGATTTGTTGAAACAGTTGCATTTGGGTAGATGGAATGTGGGTATTCAAAAAGGCGTTTTTATGTATGACAAATCAACGTATGACAAAGACCATACTGAGGCTATATTGCGATTTGAACAAGATTTAGTCTTAGATGAAGCCGCCGAACCTGCCCAAGCCGATGTGGGAGTTGATGAACTTGAAAATGAACAAAATGCGGAAAATGACGAGTTCTATGATAATGAGGCCAATGATATAGGACATTTTGGAGATGATTATATGGATGGTAATTATTATGGCGAAGACGGGGACGATAATTTTGCATACGATGATTGAGAACATCCTCCAATAACAAAAAATATAAAAACAATATAAAAAGTTTTCTAGTATTGTTATTATTATAAAAATGAATAACAATAATAATGAACCATACACCAGTTATAAAAAATTATGCACCAATTTGTTGGAAGACTATGGTAAATGTATGTTAGAAAAAGCACAAACAAATCCATTGCTTTGCAATGACAAACTATATTTAATACAAAAATGGTGTATGAATCCAGTTGGAGTTGTTCATATAACTAGTGCTTGTATACCTACACATAATAATACATAGGACAAAGTTTATATTTGCACAATTTTATAGTATGATTATATACAATGAAGGCGTTTGTAAATACACATAAAGCAAATATTGCCATTTTATTATTTTTAGCGCTTTTTTCCATAGTTCATATTACAAAACCATCACTATTATATACGGAAGAGGGTGGGTTCAGGCAATTCGGAGTGGGTTATAGACATAAAACGGTGATTCCCATATGGGGCGTCGCCATTGTACTAGCAATTTTTAGTTATTTAGCCGTTTTGACATATATTCGCTCAGATATGTAATTTTCGTACGAGACTTCGTCTCTCCCGAATCCTACGGATTTGGCGGATTGACTAAGTCCTACGGACTCTGTGAATCCTTGATTTTAGCATCAGACCTCGGTCATTAGTTTATATTATTTATTTATTGGATAAATAATATGTATAATAATTACTAGAATGGATGCGCCTAAATTGATCGATCCAGGAGTAAAATATCATTTGTATAACACATTAAGCAAATGTCACGATACACGTGTAGGTCTATATACGTGGGTATTCAATATAGTGATTTTCGTTTCTTTTGTATTGGTTGCCGGAGCCACATTATATTATTGTTATAAAAACCGACTATCTCCGGAAGAACGATATAACAAAATGATGAAAGATCAAGCATATATATTGTCTAAAATCCGGTTTTACCAAAATGAGCGAATGAATATGCCATTATCTAGTTTGACCAGTCTTCCGGTTATACAAGAAAAACCACTGGAACATTTTTAGTAGCAAAGCAATCGGTAAAAGAAAGTTCGGTATAGCTTATAAAAGTATATATGATTACTGTATATAATGAGTATTATTTTTGAAAGAATAGAAGAAGTCATAAGAGACAACAATACAGCTCAAGATGAACTCGAAGGTATTTTATTACGACTAGACCCTAATACGAAACAATTGTCACTTTCAACACCATTGCACGGCACTATTGATTTTGCGATACTAACCAGAAACGGATTTAGAAATATTGAAACAATCAGCTTTGAAGAGCCAGGTGAAATCACTACTATTAAAAACTTGCCCAATTCTTTGCGAGTTTTGAAGTGTCCGAATCAATTATTAATTGGATTATTTGAATTACCACCTTCGTTAGAAGAACTAAACTGTGATTACAATTATTTGACTGAGTTCTCTGGGGAAAGTTTGAAAAACTTGAAGAAACTCCATATTTCACATAATCATCTGGATAAACTGGATGGATTGTCCGACAATTTAGAAGAATTATATTGCACAAACAATAAATTACAATTGCTAAATCTTGCCGGATTGGATAAATTGAAAGTTCTCCACGTTTCTGAAAATCCTACTTTAGTTATTGAACACGTACCTGAAGGTTTAGTCGAGTTTAAATCAGATAATAATGCTTTTGCTGTTGTTCGCTATGATACGGCCGCAGAACCCGGGGCTGACACAACTATTGGTAAAATGAATGAGATGCACGCTGAACAAAAAATAGATTATTTAGAAGCATTGGATGTATATTTCAAATTGAAGAAAAATTATGAAGAGTCGATATCGCAAGCCAGATCTGCTGTTTTTTTAGCTGCTAAAACAAGGACCGAAGGTAAAAAAAAAGCAGCACTTATTAAGCCTAAATGTATTAATTGTAAAAAACCTGGCGGAACTATATTTGAACACAAAGATGATAAATATACGGCAGTTTGTGGTGTGCAAGAACTACACAACAAGTGCAATTTGAATATACAAATATATAGAGGACATTTTTCAGACGAAGAAAGTCTGTTGTATATTTTTAAAAATGGGGTTGATGAAGTAAAAGAAAAAATTGTTCGTCAAAAGTTGGATACATTGTTTGATTATGTCAGTGATAAAGTTGCTGCAGAACGTTTCAAGAAAGAAGTGGAAAAATATAATTTCGAAAGCACAATATACAATGAAATATTGCAAAGTTATAATGAAAAATATTATAGTAAAACGAAACAAGATGCAATAAATGAAAAAATGGAAGCAATAAACCAATTAATTGAGCAATATAATTCTATTATGGGTGATTACAATAATAACCCAGAGAATAATGAATTGCTAAGAGACGCAGTTCGCCTGCAAATAAGTAGTATTACACCGGAAATGGAGAACTTGCGTAGATTAAAACACGAATTGAATGAGGTCATTGTAGATATTGATACAGTAGGAAATGTATTTAATATTAAATCGTCTTTGGTTCAACGAAAAGTTACCTTGGCAAATATGGATGTTACTTTAGAAGAACCTCCTAGAGTTGTGAAATTTAGCAAAAAAGCCTAATTTCTATACCAATGATTTTATTTATGTATATCATAAATAAAATTGTTATGTTTATAAACATAATCTATTTACTTATTACTTATTCGCAAGAATTGTAATTAGAAACGCCATCCCAAGCAATATTATTTTTAGTTGCCCAATTCTTTTTGGCACATAATGTGGTTTTACCTATAGACCCCCATAGAGAATCATTAAAGTTTATAACCCCAGATCCATACCCTGGTGTGTATATTTTTGATTTATCCGCTTTCTCGGATGTTAAAGTAATTGCACTACCTGAATACACGGTTCCAACATTTGGCTTAGATGAGTCAGTAGGTATAGTACAGTATCCAGTATCAGAGTCTACACTCCAATAATCCGGGCAAGTGTTTGCTATCGGTGGGTAGGCTTTATCAAACGTAGAGTATTTTGTTAAAATGCCTATAGTAGTAAATATAGCAATAAGAAGAATTGCTGCAACAATTAAAACGGTTATTTGAAAAGTATCCATAATTATATACAATAAGCGAATAAAATATTTTTGTATTTTTGATTATAGTTGGTATAGTTATTTAGCGATTTATACCGATCTATTGCGATTTATTTCTCTCGACACAATATACAATATGTCATTAAATCCATCTATAATTGATAGTAATACAAGTATTTTGAATGTTTCTAAATATAATGGCCGTGTCGATATTATACAAGAACCTCCCGCCAATATTCGATTTCAAATGCAGGAAAAGATTGCAGTTAAAAACAAGGCAACTGCATACAGAGAGGCATTAACTGGAACGTGGGAAAATAATATGCTTGCGCAAGTATTTTTCTCGGCTGAAAACATTCAGATATTACAAAACGGCATACGAGCTGGCGTATATAAAAAATCAAACGGGCAAATCAATGTTCCTCCTCAAAATATTGATGCATTAAAAATTATTATGAGAAGTACCTATATGCAATATGCTGAACATCTACCTACAAATATTAAACAACAGGTTGAACGGTTAAATGAAATTGTATTGGATTATTGTGTTAAATCGGTTCATGGCGAAGCTATAGGATATTTGAAATATTGCCAAGACCAGAGTAGTTTAGTAGTTCCATTTGATCGCCCAGTTCCTACAGATCGTGAATATAAACAGTTGGAATTACGTCCATTTTTCTAGACAACTTCACGAATGAGTTTGTACATAGGGGCACGGCACAATGGGCACCCGCATCGTTGCGTCCTTGTTTTATTTACTAAAGAAGTTATACAATTTCTACAAAACTGATGGCTGCAAGCGGTGGTAAGTATATTTGGGGTTTTTATGGTTTCCATACAAATAGGACAATCTATTTCTATGGGTATAGTTATGTTTTTTCGCGTAATAATGTATTTTATTTCTGCTGAGTTTGCTTGATTAGTATTGCCTACTCCAATAAACTGGCGATACATTGCCATTATAAAGTTATTGAACCGTTTCGCAACATAATAAGATATATTTTGAGTAATATGACGGTTTTGTATAGACGACACAAGTATTTGGCATTCTTCTTCGGTAGGTGGCGGGGTAGTTTCGTCTTCCATAAACTGGGCACAATATTGTATGTATAGTTCTCGTATATTTTGATGTTCTTGTGCCCATCGCAACAAATCTCCGTATCGAAATACGGATTGAAGCGATATCATCATGCGACGTTCTTCTTCTCGGTACTTATCAGATACAGCTACTGACAAAATGTCAATGCACATTTGTTTTGTGTTTTTTCTATATGCAGTGTATGTATATTTGGATACAATAATTTGGAGAACTTTGATGTCGAGTGTATGTAACCAATTTATAACGGTTTCGTATGGCGGATAACGATGTACCATTTGCTGTAATTGGCGCAATTTATTCATTACTTCAGGGTCTTCGCAAGATCGAACTGTATGACCTTGTATTCCACAATATCCGCATTTAGGTGGTGCCCTAGGTCTTTTTTGAATAGGTTGTGCAATAACTTGGTGTATATCGTCATTAGTGAGATCAATAATTTCAGACATTTTTAATAAGATAGTGGTACTTGTTAGTAAATGATATGAATATGTCATATTATTTATCCAATAAAAATACTTTCAATTTTATTGTTTCTTGTTGGTACTTTTATGTATTTTGCGACCGCCTTTCTTTTGAGTAATCTTTTTGTTATTGCTCTTTTTATGGGTTTTACGCCCACCTTTCTTGGATCGTTTAGAGGTTTTGTGTTTGATTCCTCCCCAAAATCCGTACCGCGATTTTTTAACAGGATTCACTGATGATTTAACAGGATTCACTGATGATTTAAACACAATTTGTTCCTCTACTTTTTGTTGTAAGTCATTTAATTGGGGAAGCAAGACTTCTACATCCGCATTTCCTGCATCAGTTGAACTAGAACGAGATTCAATATCAGTTTTATTGTCTGCATCAGTTGAACTAGAACGAGATTCAATATCAGTTTTATTGTCTGCATCAGTTGAACTAGAACGAGATTCATCATCAATTGTATTGTCATAATCATCTACATAAACGAATCCCTCTGGCATACTAGTAAGTGGCATACTAGTAAGCGTTTCGCGTTCGCCAATTTCATTTACCATAATATCTGAGGTAGCAGTTTTAACATCATTTAACAATGCATTCAACTTTTCAAGTTTATCAAATGGGGCTACACCCAATTTACCCGTTGTTTTATAATACTCACTCAATGTGGGGTATTTAGATAAAAAATATAGTTGATTATCGCTTAATTTATTAGGAGTATTGGTAAAAGTAAACATTCAGTTCAATATATAATATACAAATATATTTATTTTGCTTTAGCCGCCACCGGTTTCTTGACAATCTTCTTTACTTGAGGGCCGGCTCCACCAGCTTGGATATTCTCTCGTTTCGCCTTGTATGTCATATATTCCTTTTCAAACGCTTCCAGCTCTCCTGACCACATCTTTTCCAAAGTAGTTGCTTGTAGAATCTCCAAGTCTTTCTCGCATTGTTCCTTTTCTTTCAAGATTTGTTCCACGTTTTCTTGAGTAACTGAGTCCATTGGCATTTTTACTAAATACTTGTAGTCACCATCCAACATATCAAACTTTCGTGCCGTCATTAGTTCCAATACTTGTCCAGCATTTTTACGACGAAGATCGACTACGCCTTCCAAAGTCTCTACAATGTATCGAGCCCGATTCGATAATTTTACGAGTTTCTTTTGCATTTCTTCCACCAAGTTCGCCTTGCGTTTGCCGTATATCTCCATACGCACTCCATAGAAGTCTTCGATGATTTCTTCCACTGTGGCATATTTGCGCAACTTGCACTCCGAGTTGAACATATGCATATTGGTAGTGCTCAATGTAGTCGTCAATTTCAGCAGTTTCTCTACTCCATTAATTCCAGTGGATTCTATAGCACTTTCTAGTTCGTAGAGTTTGCATTTAGGGAATTGCACCACAATATCCACGGCTACTTCTGTGCAAAGAGAAGTGATGTCCTTGATGGAGGGCGCGATTTTCTTCCCAGCTTTATCCACTCCTCCGTCCATCAATCCTTCCAACATAGTGATGTATGGCATCGTCCAAGTACCAATCGGTAATTCTGTAATACGTACTTTGTCATCGCCGATTTTCTCATAACGACCGCGGACCAAATATTTTTGGTCACCGCACTTGCGAATGGTTCCTTTGAATCCCTGGTAATAAGGCACAAACTCGATGGTGTCTGTGGAAATATGATTGAGCTTATTTTTCAAGTAGGCCAAAATATCTAACGGATTGTAGGCGGGAATAGAGCACGAAAACCCGGTGCCGATTCCGGAAATACCATTGACTAGGGCAAATGGAATGATTGGAGCATAGAACTCGGGCTCCACAATAGTTCCATCATCATTTAAATAGGACAATACGGCGCCGTCTGATTCCGGAAAGATGGACCGGGTCAATGGATTCAACATAGTGAAGATATATCTCTCCGATGCACTGTCATCTCCGCCGTGCAACCGGGTTCCAAATTGACCATTGGGCTCCAAGAGATTGATATTGTTGGAACCGACAAATGTTTGTGCCATATTCACTATAGCTCCATTGAGAGAAGCTTCGCCGTGATGATAAGCACTATGTTCTGAGACATATCCACTGAATTGGGCGACTTTGACTTCCGAAGTTAGTCGACGTTTGAAAGCCGCAAATAGGATTTTGCGCAATGAAATCTTGAGGCCATCGACCATATTGGGTATAGACCGAGCGCAATCATATGTGCTAAAGTGGATGAGCTCGCGATTCATAAAATCCTCGTATTTCACTGATGGATTCGTTGTGTCTAAATATGCTTCCTTGTCATAATCTTCCAACCAGGCCTTGCGGTCATCGGCCCTCTTTTTGTTGAAGATTTTGTCGATACTATCATCACTGGTTTGACCATTGTATTCGAAATCCACGATTTTCTTGTTGGCGAAATATTCTTTAAACTCCGCAGAAGTAGATGTTCCTAAACCTTTGAAATATTTTATAGTCCAACCTTGCGGGCCTTCTGGTCCAAAAGACTGCTTCCAAGTTTCATATTCTCCGTCATTGTAAAACACGAGGGTTTGAGGACCCTTTTTCGCGCGCAAGATGGGTGTATTCATAAAGGAAATAAACCCTGGAATATGGATAAGCGATGCCCATTCAGAATGAAACAAGTTAATGCAGAGACCTTTGATATGAGACCCATCTAAATCTTGGTCAGTCATCACCATAATCTTGCCATATCGCAAATATTGATGGACGTCTTCGATGCATGTATATTCGCGACCGCTTTCTAGACCCAAGATTTTCTTGATATCGGTTATTTCCTTGTTTTCCGCGATTTTCTTGAGTTGTTCGCCACGAACATTTAGGAGTTTTCCTTTCAATGGATAAATACCGATTGTATTGCGATCTTCCGACGATAATCCAGAAACAATACCAGACATAGCACTCAATCCCTCACATAAAATGAGAATGCAGTCTTTGGACAAAGGCCCACCACTGTTATTGGCATCGATTAAATTGGCAATACCGCGAATGGTCTTTGTCTTGGAACCATCGGTAGTCTTCTTTGCAATACGGGCTTCTTTCGCTTCCGTGAGAGAACACGCCATATCCATCACACCCATTTTAGCGACTTTCTCAATAAATCCATCGCTCACTGTGCAACTGGAACCGAACTTGGACGATGGAGTATTCATATAGTCTTTGGTCTGACTATCGAATGATGGATTCTCCACATCGCATCGCAGAAACAGGACGATTTGTTCTTTGATTGCATTGGCATTGACCTTGATCTTTTTCTTTTTCTCAATATAGTCGCATAGTTTGCGGATGATTTGGCCAGTAATATATTCCACGTGTTTTCCACCCTTGAATGTGGCAATACCATTGACAAACGAGACTTGAATAAACTCGTGAGTAGGAGAAAGTGCTACTGCATATTCCCAACGGTCATCCGCTTGCTCATAAACTCGTTTGGACTCGTCGCCGTCTGTTTTTGTGCCAATATACAAGTCGATGTATTGCTGGAAGTTTTTGATTGGCAGTGTAGCACCATTGAGCCCGATTTTGATTTTCTTGATGGAATGGTCAGTGACTGCACCGATGTCATACACACGCTTTCTGAGAAGCGCCAACATATCGGGAGAAAGTCCTGGAATACCTAATCTAGCATAATCAGGCTTGAATGTAACCTTGGTATAAGGTCTAGCCGATGAAACCTTGGTAATGACGGGGGTCTTGATAACATCCAAGTTGTTGCTAAACTCTTGCACATATTTGAGCCCGCGAGTATGATCCACTGTTTCCACCATTCCATAAGTCGACCAAATGAGAACCAACTTGAAACCAAAGCCGTTTTTACCACCGACAATTTTCTTTTCCTCCTTGTTGTAGTTGGTAGATGTGCGCAAATGGCCGAAAATCATTTCCGGAATCCACAGGTCATATTCCGGGTGTTTAGCAATATCAATTCCATTGCCATCATTTGCCAAAGTAATGGTCCCATCTTCTGAAATGGTGATGTCGATATAACTGACAAACTTTTTGTCTAGACTGGCCGATTGAATCATTCGGATAACGTGGTCTCTGCAATTTACTATACCTTCGTCAAAGAGCTTGTATAGCCCTGGAATATAATTGATTGTTTTTAATTTTATGCGGTTGGTTTCATCGTCATATACCCACATCTCGGCATCGACATTTTCAACCGAACCAATATATGTATCTGGATTGTCCAAAATATGTTGTTTATCGGTTTTTCGTTGATATTGTTGAGCGAGAGAGGCATTGGCGTTAGAAGAAGCAGACATTTTAATAATTTGAGAGGTTTGAATAATAAAGGGGATATCTGGATATATAATATTATTAGGGAGCTGTCTTTGTTTCAATTTTCTAAATAATAAATTGGATTTTAGGGTTTTTCAAAAAAGTTGTATGCAGTGAATAAAAATAATTTTGTATAATATATGAGCGACGTAAATCCAAAAATACCATATTGCCAAACTAATCAGTCATCTACTTCATCGAGAAGTGTCGCGACTTGTTCTTCTGTGCAATACAATCAACTGAATACAGGAGGTAATGACCCAACTATATCAAAAAAAATGTTGTATGCACAATTAGCTAGGTCGGGTACTTATAAAACCGGCTTTTTGAAATAATACTCTAACAATGGTCCATAGCATATTCTATAGCACATTCTTGTTGTAATTCGTCATAGTTGTATTATTTAGTTCCTTGTTGTTTTCAACTACAATGGTCCGAATATCTTCTAAATAATCGGACAATGATGTTTTTTCTGTTAGGGCTTTGTTATCGTCATGTGTTTTAATGGCTATAGACACGCATACATAAATGTCTAATTGGTCGTCTTCTGGATGTTCTGTATGTATTTTTACAATGTTGTATGGCGTTTCAAATGTATATTTTATGTATTCGATTGTCTTGGTATTACGCTGATATGAATGTAGAAATACTTCATATTCTACGGAAGAATTGTCTTTGTAATGATGAGTTATCCATTTTTCTAAATAATGTTCATAGTGCATATAAAACTCTTCGGAGAATGATGATTTAGCAAAATGCAAACAATAATAATGAATACATTCGCCTCCCAAGTTAGAAATCGAGTTCTCATCGTCGGCCTGTGGAATATTCGCCGAGTCCAATAAAACATAGTAAGGAGAGTTATATAGATATTGTTTTAGGAGTAGAGACATTGTAAGATGATGGTATAAATATTGTGGTTGTAATAATAACAATGATTTATTCAATTTTCTTTCGGGACTGAGTCCATTTTTATTATGTGTTAGAAAAATTGAAGTACATTTTTTATATGTGTTATATGGCAATACATTTCCTACTTGATTAATTATTTGGCCATATCCAAACTCTTTCGAACTACGTTCTACAGAGTTTTCTTGATATCCTACTGCTGCGCATCCTGATATCTTCGCAATTTTAAACCCGAAATTATTTACACTAAGAATGTCCCAATCTTGCAAAAACCCGAACTGCGTTGTTCCCCAATGTGGATACCAAACTTGCTCCTGGTCAGTAATGACCCAAACTTGCACCACGTGCCATCAGGTATTTGATAGTATTTCGGCTAGAGTCACGCATTCCGCGAATTGCAAGCCCGCTGTTGCGACTGCGGCTAGCCAACTGAGCACCAGTATTTTACCGGCGACGACAAAAGAACACGTCGATCTAACAGCGGAACCCGACTACTTTTGCGGCTGCTGCTACCAGTACTTTGCTACCGAGGAGCAATATAACAAACACAAGTCGGAGTTTGCCGAAGAATACGGTATGCAGCTAATGGCACAAGAACCCTACGAGGATCAAGACGGCTGGCGAGAATACGAATACGAGCAAGAGGACGAGCGTATGGAAGACTTTAGACAAAATGCTATTTCAGAAGCGGTTTGTCACCGTTGTCAGCGATACTTTCACGTTTGTAAATGCAAGTGAGAACTGGAAACTCTTTCGAACTACGTTCTACAGAGTTTTCTTGATATCTTACTGCTGCGCATCCAGATATCTTCGCAGTTCGAAGAACGTAGGTTATCCGCACATTTTCAGTAGCAACGCGAATGAAAATGCAAATAAATCGGTATTATTGATTTCATTGTATATGTTTGTATGATTCTATTTGTAATTATAATTATATTTGTTTTTTATTGCGAAAGAAGTTCGGCTTATATTTAGCCATTTTTTTATAGTAAAATATTTTATATAATTACTATATATACGATGAAAAGACCAGTTCGTAACGAAAATGGAAACTATGTTGTTGCGGGTAAAACCTACAGCGAATTATTTGGATCAAGAGCGCAAGTTCATAATGGAACTGCGTACAAAACCTCTGGTGGCCTTACTAAGAAAGATTTAGTGATGAACAAGTGGGGACGCATTGTCAGTGAAAAGAAGCACAAGACTGCTAAGAAAGAGAAGCGTTTGCAAAAGTATGGATATTACACTAAGAAGGGAAAGTTCGGTGCCATTAAGCGCGCTGTTTCCCGCAGAAACAAGTCAAAGAAGGGAGGTGCTGATGTTGTTGGAGCTACCACTGATTCAGCTACTTCTTCCCCAATTAGCATAATGCGTACCACAGCCACCAATGCTGACGGCGTAAGAATCAATATTGCCGACCCAGAGCCACCAAAGGTTACTGAAGCTCCTCCCGCTCCAGCATTGACTGATAAAAATGCAACTATAGTGTCTTCCACTAATGGATCTTCAGTAGATACTGGCAAATAAACTAGTCTCTTACTATCAATAGCAATTATATAGTATAATATATATAATATATAATATATAATAGATGCTAACAGATGCTAATTATCAGAAAATATTATATTTTTTAGTGTTTTTCAAATTTGTATTTCTCATATTCTATAATTTAAATATATATGGTATGCTATTCAATCATACTGTATATGATAATACGATCAAATGGGTAATTGTTCTCGAAAATATTTTCTTGGTTTCAATGGGTATAGTATTATTATACAGATTTAGTAAAGACACTATACAAGTGAATAATGAGGAACGATTTTTGATTTGGACTTTGACATTTTTCATTATTACGGAAGGTTTGATAAAAATAAGTAGTGTTGAATGGGTTTAATGGCTAGTTATAGGTGGTTATTTATGAAATATAATCCACATATCTGGCATACACACATTTTTCAAAATATGATTTACTCACAATCAATGATTGTTTGGCCCGGGGACAATTTTGGCAATAGAATCGATATGCATCATATAATGAAAGCCGTTCTCCATTTTCCAGCAATGTTTCCATAACGGTTTGCACATCCAATTGTTTGTCCCACAACGAACAATGGATCTTATATATATATTTATCTTGGTCTATTTCTATATGTGGATAAAAATAGTCTATTAAATCCAATAGTTGCGAATGACTGAAAGAAGAAACCGTTTCCCCTTGATTTTCGCACCATAATTTAAATAAAATGCTCAATTCATCTATTTCAAAATCGTGTTCAATATCATCTTCTTGTATGGTAATCGTATCTTCCCAAAAAGAAATAAACTTCTGTATAGCAGGTAAATGTTTGCTGAAAATACCCACGAAACTATCAATTTCCGGTTTATAATATTCGGCCAATTTTTGTTTGAAAATAGTTTTGAGGACTTGTTGGAACATAATGGCAGGTAGATTTTTGGATTCTAAAAAATACTTCCATAAATACTGCATATTATTCCACGTTATTTGACCAGTAATATTTTTCACATCTGTTTGTCTCTGGTTTTTCTGGAGATACTCGGATATAAAATGATCCACAATAACTCCTGGGTCATTACGATTCAAATAAAACACTGATTGACAAAGCGGTTCGTCGTTGGTGTGTAATAGAAAATCATCGGAACAATCGAACCGCATTGAATAATGGCAGGCAACGCATAAAATATCGAGTGACCAAGTCATTAATAATGGCCTCCATATTGCCTCATTTTTAATAATATCATTTATTTTGAGAATACGTGAATGTTGGTAACTATGTTCATGATATTTGTGTTTGATTGTCTGGAAAAGATTTGTTCCTAAAAATCCCTGACACATTGCATTTAGTTCTCTGATAAAATGTTTTGAATTGGCGTGCAAAAAGTGGATGAGATGGCTGTTTTTCTTGAATATATTGTCGCCTATAACAGTGAGGAAATATTTTGCCTCGGTGCGAGTTGCAAATATAGTAGGGTGTAATACAGAAAGTACATTTTGTATAGTATATGATTCTGGTACAGATTTCAATAAAATGTTCTCTTTGATTCGTTTCATCACATACACTTTGGTCCTCTGTTTCCAGCACATTAATTGCTTATCTTTTGTAATAAGTGTAAGTATTTGGTGCAATATATCGTCTTCATTGAAAATCCGATAATGTTTTCCATCGTAGTGGTAAAATAATTCGGTGGCCGGAACATAAAAATATTGGTTTTTTGAAATAAAGTCGGTTATAAATGCGTGCTGTTCTACGGTTAGTTCTTCTATCCTAGTTACTCGCTGTTCGTGCGATTTATCCAATACTTCCATTTGATGAGGTAACTGTTGGCATATATAATGCTGAGTTCTTTCTAACATATAGGGGTTATTGGCATATTTAGCAAATAATTCATCTATAACTTTGTGTGCATCCGCATTTTTTTTAGAAAAATCTGTTTCTGAAATTGTGGTCATAATTGTAGTATAAATACATATAACAGTAGATTTGTATTTATATGGTTTATTAGATAGACATTACACGCTTCATATATACTTTTGTATAACAATATATATTTTATGTACAATAACATAAAAAGTATTTCATATTTTATGGATATATCATATACAATGCTTGTATGTTGTCCTCATTGTGATACTACAATTGAAATTATTGAACTCAATTGTCGTATATTCAGGTGCGGTGTATTGAAATCGACCGGTCAACAAATTGACCCACATTTGCCAAAAGAACATTGCGATGCATTAGTTGAACGGGACGAAATATATGGATGCGGTAAGCCATTTAAAGTGGATCCGCAAGAAGACGGGACGTTAGTTTGTTATGACTGTGGGTATATTTAGAGAACACTCTCAGGTTGAGTACCGACTTCATTTAGCAATTCGGCGTTCAATCTATTGCAAACCCATTTTCCGTCCAAGTTTCGCGGATTTTCCGGCTGAGCATAAAACATATCTTTTTCAAAAACCGTATTGCACCCATTGCATTGGCATTGGGTTTCATTGATAATAAAAAATCGACCAGCCATATTTGGTGTGGAACCAGATGCCTTGCAAACCGGACAATTATAGTTGCATTTCTTTGCTTGATGTGAAAAAGTTGTTCCCATTTATAGTGATGTTTGTTATAGTAATGTTGTATTTATATCATTACTATAAGTAATATAAACATAATGCGAAATCTAATAAATATATGAAAACCACACATTTATTATTGACAAGCGGGCTGTCTATGTGTTCCGAAAAAATCATAAAAAATATAAATGTTCCGGCGTGTAAAAATTGTATGTATTACAAACCCCGGATGTTGGATACAGACTTTACATCCACATTTAATATTTGTGAAAAATTTGGAACTAAAAATATAATAACTGATAAAATAACATATGATTATGCCGATTTATGCCGACGACAGGATGATAAGTGTGGAGAAGAAGGAAAACAATTCAAGAAAGCACCGTATATAAAATTAAAAATAATGAAGCATTGGATCATAAGTCGTATGCCATTGATTTTATTCTCAGTTGTTATATTCAATGCAATTGCTAGTAAATTGATTTCTATGGCAAACTAGTTTAGATGCTGACCACGCTTTTTATTGCGCTGGGTGTAATATACTCACTATTGCTATCTACGATGGATGCTTTCAAATGTTTCGCAATAATGGCATTGGTCTTGAACACTTCTTCGGAAGAAATTGCCGCAAACCATTGGAACTTGGGTCTGCGCAAGATTTCGTCGGCCGGGATATAAATACCATATGGCGATTTCACTAAATCTAAATAGTTCTCTTCCATCAATTCTTCCAATAAAATGGGCTTACCAGTCTGAGTTTTTATACCAATTTGTTCTCCTCCAACAACCTTGAACTTTCCTTTTTGAACTGCGTCTATACACCAATGGGATGTATCTCCAGTGAATCGGGCCTCGCTACTGAAATGTGGCGACATATTGCGATTTTTCAAATACTCAATTAGTTCTTTAACTGTTTCGTCATTCTTTTTAGCCCCCATAAAATGAACACTTGGGATAAACAGGGGGGTCGTGTTGTTGTCTTTTGTTAATGATACACTGCGATTTAGTTTCTCGCATAAAAACGGGGTTTTTTCCGATATGGCATCTTGTAATAAAGGTTTCAGTGATTTTGTGCAGAGGAAAGAATTGGGGACAATAACTCCACCGTAGTAATATACCAACTTGAGCATCCCAAGTTCTCTATAATAAGACTTTTGAGGTTCAGCAACATTCGGTAAATCGATATCCCACGATGGGATCAATTTACTAAATGTGTCATCATCTATGAGACAAATATTGAAATCTTTTCCACAATGATTGATTATGGTTTTTATAGTCAAATGTAGATATGGCTGATTCAAATCGGTGGAAGTTCGTGATTGAAAGCTTTTCCAGTGTCTAGAATTGACTTCATATTTAGAATGTATCCACAATTTAGGCTTATTGAATCCATAGAGCGGCGAATCATTTAGCAAATACTTTCTAATAAGATCGTATTCATCATTATTTCCAAATGGCTGTTTCATATTCATTCCGACATAACTGGCTAGTGCAATAGCACTAAAGGCTAGTAAATAATTTTGTTTCGTTGAACTAAACATTCTTCTGATATATACTAATAAATTATATTATTTAATAGAACTTTAAGCAAAATACACAAAATAGTCAATATTATATAAGGATTTTTCATATTTCATTTTTGAGCCATACATAACATCATTACTTTTACATATTTGACGAATGACTGTTGCAAACGATTTATATGTAAAATCTCTATTTACATAATATGCTTTAGATGAGTGGTAGTATTCTAACATTGTCTTGCAAAACTCTTCGTGATAATTATTATATAGGAGAACTTTGAATGCATTGACATCGACTAAATAATATTTATCCGTTTTAAGACATATTTTATCTAACAAGTTCATTAATAATTCTATAGGAACTTGTTTCCGAAATAATTGATGCAACATTATACTTTAATGAATCTAATGTATAATATTGCCATAAAAATATATTGGTTTTTTTACTATTTTACTTTAGGAGAACTTTGCAAATATTGTTTGAAAAAAGGGACAATTCGATACAATCTTCGTGTACATTATGAAAAATAGTGATATAATTACAAATAATGGGTATAATAGTGTATTTTTCATCTTCATTTAGCGATTCCGTTGTTTTTACAAAATTAAAAAAGTAATCCAAAATGTCAATAACAGAATATCCATAGTCGTGTATAGAGTATAATATATTTATGGCTTCTGTAATATTACCCGTTTTTATATATTCAATGTATTTTTCGAAATAATCCACTGAAATAATATTGCACAGTTTTTTGCAACTTTCCAAATCGAGCGATCCACCCTGGTTGGTATAAATATATATTTTCTCTAAATAATTGATGAGGTTGCGTATTGAATTATTGGCAATTTGAATGATATAGCTTTGAATGTCTTCACTTAATACTAGGTTCTCATCTTTTATTATTTTTTCCATAATGGTCCGAAAGTTCGCTTTAGTGGGTGGTTCTAGTCGAATAATATGGGTTCGCGATTGAATACTTTCTATTACTTTTTGGATATTGGTGCAAACGGAAATAAAATTGACATTATTCTTGTATTTATCGATATAATTGCGGAATACTTGCTGACTTTGTTCATTGATCATATCTATATCATCAATAATGAGCAGTTTCTTTTTACCGAAAATAGTGCTGCTTGATCGGCAAAATGTCTTCATTTCATTCCGGAAATAGTTGATACCTTGTTCTTTCAAATTATTAATATGCAATATATTGTTTTCTGGGAAAGTGGATTCTTTAGACAATCCGTAATATTGCCGAATAATGGCGTATAATAGTGTGGTTTTTCCAGAACTCGGATTCCCAACAAAGAGAACGTTTAGATTATCTATTTCAAATAATGTATTTAGGACAAATTGGAAGTTCCCATCTGTATAAAAATCAGATATGTAATATGGCTTATATTTCGATATGAATGTATTGCTTGCACTAGTTATATCACTCATTTATTGTTTTTAAAAAACTTAGCCAAATAGTATTTATATTTTAATTGAGCAAAAATATAAATATAGCATCTTAGTATTTAATATTCATTTATCGCAATGGAAGGAAAATCGTATTATGATATATTGGAAGTCCCCAAAACCGCATCGGAAACGGAAATTAAAAAGGCATATCGCGCACTTTCACTTAAATACCACCCGGACCGCAATAAAACCCCCGAGGCAAATGCGATTTCTTCAAAAATTAATGAGGCATATGAAACATTGAGTGACCCACAAAAACGCAAACAATATGACGTAGGTGGAAACGGGTTTCCTTTTCCAATGGGTCCTGGCGGACCCGGTGCCGGAGGCCCAGACGATTTAGGCGATATCGGCAATATTTTCAATATGATGTTTGGAGGGGCATTTTCAGGTGGAATGCCAGGTGGTCCCGGAATACACGTATTTCACGGTCCTGGAATACATCGTATGCAAAGTCATACGCCGGGTAACCCTATGGGTATGGATCATCCATTTGGCAATATTTTCGCCAATATGCAAAAACCACCGCCAATCATCAAAAGTATTCGTATAACCATTGATCAGGCTTATTCTGGATGTTCTCTTCCCATTGAAGTAGAACGATGGGTATTACAAAATGACGTGAAACACAGCGAAACGGAAACCATTTATATCCCCATTCACCGAGGTATTGATGAAAATGAGTTTATCATTTTACGAGAAAAGGGTAATATCGTGAATGATACGTTAAAGGGCGATATTAAAATAACCATTCAAATAGAAAACCAATCGGTATTCAAACGCCAAGGATTGGATTTGATTTATACGAAACCCCTGACTTTAAAAGAAGCTCTTTGCGGATTTACTATCGAATTGATGCATTTGAGTGGTAAAAAACTGACGCTTTCGAATACGACCAATAGAACTGTTATTTCACCTAATTCTAAAAAAGTAATTGGAGAGTTTGGTATGGTTAGGGAAAATATGGTAGGAAATCTAATTATTGATTTTGCAATTCAATTTCCGGAAAAAATATCGGATGAACAAGCCAAGTTACTTGCAGAGATTTTGTAAATAAGGGGGTACATAATTGATATAGTATGTGTTTCAAAATACAAATACTATAAACTATTTAGAATAAGGTATATTTATGACGAAATACGCTTGGTTGCAATACTCGAATCTACCAAATAGATAGAATTCTCCGTAACAATAATATACTCTGTGGCAACTTTGTAGATCTTAGAAATAGGACTGGTGTATTCCTCTTCACTTTTAACCAACAACTTCTCTTGACTTTCCTTGACGCCAATAATAACACTCTTATCCAGAGAACTGGTCCAATAATCAAACATAATAGGTTTATCTTCCACTATAGCCAATTTAGACGCGTGTTGTAGGGTAGTAGATTCAGGTAATCTATAGCCATTGGGGGTGGTGGTAGCCGCGGGCGCGGAAGCCGGTGGGGCAGAACTTCCCGCGATTTTTACATTCGAACTCGTAGCGCTCATTTACTATGAAATTATAAAATATTTAAATGTAAATACTTTAAATACTTATTTTCCTAAATATATTTGAAATGAAAAAACCATTGTACTAAGATTCTGGCATTAGTATATTCAAACGCAATAGTTTATACCGGTGAAGATTTGAAATGGGACACGCCCCATAGGGGCGTATTTCAAAACGTTACCGATATCCGACCCTTGACGAATTAAAATGTCCCATTTTAATTCTTCAAGGGTTTAAAAACAAAAACAATATTTTATAAATAGTCAAAGTATAGTTCTCCTAAATGTTATCGGCCATAGAAATAATCGAAGGATTCGGAAAAATAATGACCGGATATTTACTTTTTATGGACCAGTCTGAAATAGTGAGGAAATCTAAATATATCGATACGATTCTCTATAATGGAGCCAATATTGTTATACACGTATTTACTATGCACGTATATGCAAACCAGACCTTGGAGAACATTTATAGTCAATGTGGGAAATCATATGTTTGCTATTTAGAATATATCGAACAACTGGACAAAACCAATTTAGCAAATAATTTGTATATTTCTGATATATCTATTTTCGTGTATAAATTGACATTGGGAGAACTTGTAAGTACAGGAGATGATTATCTAAATCCTGGGTCTAGAGCACACGATTCAGTCCATTGTATTGATTTAGTCGTCAAAACTTGGAATACTTTATTAGCCTGGAATAGTTGTATATCTTTTAATGCCCGGTTGGCAATATGCGATGTCCATTTAAGCAAATATGCTATATTGTTTCATACAATACCTGTATCCCAAATATTCCTGGATTATTTAGGAATCATTCAAGAAAAATGGGAAATGGATGAGAACGTGTATTTTGCATTTTTAAATGAGTATTATAGACGTCTTTATAAATTGCAACGCGCCAATAAATTGCCAGAACAATCACATATATCAGAAAAGATATTGTTGTTTTGCATACAATATCATTTAGAAGATAAACCAACTGAGGAGAACATTCGTTCCATTGTTAGCACTTTACTATAGTTCAAGGATTTACGGTAGAGACGAAGTCTCGTACGAAAATGGTTTATTTTTTGAAGCAAGTCTTTCTGCGACCACCCTTTTGTTTCTTAGCAGTCTTTTGTTGTTTCTTAGCAGTCTTTTGCTTTTTGCTTCCACCTCTAACTCCAACAACGGTAGGAGTAGAACTTGAAACGCCGCCGGGAGTTGATACAACCGGATTGGTATCTGCTTTAGGTTGGACATCAGTAGTAGGTTTAGCACTATCTTGTGCTACGGGTGTGGCTGAATCAGCAACCCCTCCACCACTCATCCAGTCTTCGCCCTTATCCTTTCGCGCTTTAGCTACGTGAATCGCCTCTGGATAAGTAATACCCTCTTCCGCTTGCACTTTCTTAACGAAAATGACCCAATCTTTCAAACCTTTATTAACTTCTTTCTTGTCTTTGCCAACCATTTTTGCTATTGGTATATATTTAACAAATATTTTTTCATATAAAAAATAATTGTCCTAAACTACTGAATTGAAGTTTTATGTTTTTATAATTACATCATAAGAGTTATACATTGACATCTGACGCATAGTAATTGTTGGAAATAGTTACATTCTTCTTGCGCAATTTACTTTTCTTTGTTTTGACAACCACTTCTTCGCTCACTACACTGATTTTTTCGTATTCTGTCTTTAAAATGGTTTTGATAAACTCGAATATAAACATCAAAATACTTTCGGAGCAATTGCCTACAATCAAACAACTCCCGGTGCGGAAAATCATAAAAGACACTTCCGTGTATTTTTTGTTGTCATCTAGCTCACTCATTTTCATATTACGCTCATACGCCTGAATGCGCCCATTTTGCAACGCTACGTCAAATCCAATGTCATTATTGAAATAGAACTTACATTTTACACCGGGGTAGCTGCAGGGATCATATGCGGTTTCAATACCGTATTTATCGGAGCGCAATATGCTGTATAACTTTTCGCGATTGATATAAAATCCGCAATTGAAATTGGAATTGATGAGAACATTGTCTTCCGAGCTGTTTTCCAAGAATAACAATTCTGTTGCAATGAATGGTTGCAATGTGTCTAAAATCATATTGCGCACAATGGTGAATAATTGGGCATTTAAGATTCCAGGGATTTCCAGTTTTCCCGTATTGAATACTTTGACGTGGATTTCTTTGAACTCGTCGGCATATTCAAAGCGCAAAATCATCGCGAAACAGTTATAGAATGCATTTTTTACTTTACCGCGACAGTTCATAATATCTTTTTTGGAAATACCGATGGTGAGTTTTCGCTCATCTTTGAACTTTAGGCGTCTTGCTTGTGGATTGTTGATTTGTTTGATAATGTTTTCCGTATAATACGGGACGGTTTCCAATTTTTTGCGATATTCATTGTATTCTTCCTCCGTTTTTGCCACAAACTTCATTTGTTTTTTGACAACGCCCATCATCGGTCGCCAATATTCAATAATGGGTATGTTCCAGAAAACGGTTTGGATATCAATGGATTGATTTAGGAAAAGTACTTTTGTTTTTGTGGAAATATACAATTCATCGCATTTAGGCGCTTCTTCTGATAATACTGCTGCTTCTAAAGGAAGTGTGGTTTTAGCTAGCGGAGCTGCCGGGGCAGCAGCCTTTGTTACAGGAGTAGATATAGCTGAACCAAATATATTTGTAGAGCCTTGTGTGGCTAAAAAGCGCATCCATTCATCATCGACGGGTTTTGACATTATTTAGGAAAAGTGATTGATAAAACTATTAGGTGAATAATGGACACAGATTTCTTTTATATTGTTTTCAATTTTATATTTCTTTAAAAAAAATTATATGGATATACTACTATAGATATGACATCCATCTGTTATCAAACTACTATCGAGCAAAATATTATCCATTTTCCTAAAAAACCAGTTATACAAAAAAACAATAAAATAGCGGCAAACAATATGGCTACGAATTATGATGTATTTCCGGCTGCGGATAGGTTTGATCCAAATATGGCAAGTTCTCCACCTAATGCATTTATGAGTACTTTGCAACAACGAATGGATGTCTATTACACGAATCTCCTGGAAATAAACGTGGGAGGAAACGCCAGAACTAGAGCATTGTCTTTAGGCAAATAAGTATATTTATTGATTTTATATATAAATAAATATATTCATATAAAGTCCATTTTCCTTCTTACTACGTAATCCGGAAAATGTGCGACAACCATTCGTTTTGCGCAGCAGAGCTGCGCCTCTGGGTTGCTCTTACAATACTTCTTCTATGTCATACCCATCTTCAATGTATTTCACTAACTTGCTAGGATGCATTGTTCTCTGTATCAATTCTTCTTTATAAATATTGCATCGTTTATCTAGAAAACTGCGGTCAAAATCAAAACTCAATTCAAATATAGCTGGATTACTACTCAATTGCCAATATTCGACCATATATGGATATTTTTCTAAAATATGAATAGCTTTCGGATTACACGACAACCAAACCCAACTAATCAATCTAGGGCGATTTTCGAGAAAACGTATGGCTTCCGGATTTGTGTTCAATGATAAATACTCCAAGTTCATTATCTTGCGCCAATTTTCTATTACAAGTTCTACTGCTCTTGGATGCGGGTTTCTTGCAAGTTCTATCCAATCTATACATTCCGGATTTTGTTCGAGAAGATGAATGGCTGTGGTATATCTAGAATAGGTACTTGCATACTTTTTGATTGACTTATCGATATTTTTCTCGACAAGATGTGTAGCAGCGTCATTCTTGGCTAATTCCGGCCAATATATTTTATCCATATTTTGTTCGAGAATGTGTATTGCCGCAGGGTTGGAAGAAAGATGTGCCCAATTTATTTTTTCAGGGTATTTCTTAATAATATGAATAGCTTTAGGATTTATACAAAGATATGGCCAATATACTTTATCCAGGTTTTTTTCAATAAGTTCGATTGCCTCAGGGTTGGAAGAAAGCCACCCCCAATCGGCTAGATCTATGTATTTTTCAACAATGTTGATTGCCTTAGGATTTGGGTTATTACACAAATAATCTAAATACAATCTATTTGGCCGCTCCAACTTGGTATGACGGAAAATATCTTTAGAGGAATGGTTTTTATACATATACATTTCTACATAATCGATCGAATTGGGGTTTTTAAATGTATAATGCCATTCGATACGGTTTGGATCTATCCAGCCCCTCAATTTATACATAGCACATTGATATAGTAAATAACTATGTAGTAGGTTTTATGTATTTTTGTATATATAATTTAACGCATCTAAGAAAAGCATATATATGAAAATAAATTAAAGGCATATTAGGTATAACCAATATCCATAATTATTCAATGAACTTTTCACATTTTCGCAAGATTTATTTAGACAGTATTCCCCTAATTGTCAAATTTACCAGCAGTGCTGGATTATTTACTGGGGTATATGCAAATATTCTTATAAACAATAATAAAAAAGAGAATAGTCCTTATATAAATGAAATAACCACGTATTCAAACTTGATAGGCTATACAACGGTTGGAATGGTTACGGGAGTTACTTACCCCATTAGTTTTCCATTATTGGCCTATTATGCATTTTACAAGAACGTGTCTCATGAGGAACCTAAATAATACTTGCTCAATTTATAATAGAAATATTCAATCAAGTTCTCTATATTCACATCATAATTGTGCAAACAATCTTCCATAATATCAAGAAACCCGGTAGTCACTAAGGTCGAGCAATTCCGTATAATATAGTAAAAATACGATTGTATAATTTGACGTTTGTCCATATTATATTGAATACTTATTTGGTGAATATATGTATTTATATCTCCAATACTCGATTTATTGGGCTGCAACATAGTATTCAATTTAGCCCATACCCCGGAATGAATTATCGAGTCTGTCCATTCGGTCAAGTTTTGGTTTAATTGCAAAAAATTAATCATACTTCGTATATCGGATTGATACATATTTTGTATAGCATCTATTGCGTGAGGGTCCAATTCCAAGTTCTCTGATTTAGCAATATTTTGTATGAAATGGTCTATTTCTTTTTTAGGCAATTGGTTGAACCTAATACATATAAATTCGTGTTGCAACGTTTCGTCGATTTTACTGATATAGTTGCATATTAAGCAAAACCGCACATTATTTGTGCAAGTTTGTAATAAGGTTTTCAAAGCTTGTTGTGCCGTTTTTGTCATATAATCGACTTCGTCTAATATCACGAATTTGAATCCGATTTCAAACAAGTTTTTCGATTTTACAAATTGGTTGATTTGATTTCGTATAATATCGATTCCGCGTTCATCGGACGCATTTAGATGAATAACGGTTCCTTTGCTTTTGCCATAATATTTTAATTGGTATTCGTTAATGAGATTGATAATGGTAGTGGTTTTACCGGTACCCGGGGGGCCATAGAACATTAAATTGGGAAAATATCCGTTTTCTAAAATATTGCGGAAGAGTTGCCGGTTCATTGGGTCCAGAACAATATCGTCGAAATGAGTAGGTCGATATTTTTCAACCCAGGGTATAGTGGTTTTTGATGAAACAGTATTCATAATTATGGATATAGCATTATTAGTACTATTTTGTTAGATAGTTTAGGAATAAATATATTTTTCTGCAAACCACCAAAGGTGGATTGCAGAAAATTGCAATGTCGTCTTTAGCGCCGAAGGCGCCTCATACGACTTGGTGCTTTCTGGAAGACTCAAATAGTCTTCCAGAAAATTGAAATACACTTTATATATTTACAGTAAAGCATATCATACAAACAACTGATTACCGAGCTTAAACTACTTTATACGAACTTCAAACTATTTACAATGAACTCTATTACTCAACAACCAGAACAATCAACTATTATGCCTCCGGCTCCTCCTGCAGCCGAGGAAGCATTTACTCCAGGTGAGTTTGAATACGCTGATAAATGGGATAGACCATATTTAAAAGACGCATACCAGGTAATTTCGCGCAATGAATGGTGGGGGAAGTTCAAACTCGCGCTAACAAATCGTGGCGTAGACCGACGCACCGGGTTTCAATTTTCAGAGGACCCATTTTATCGCAAAATTATGAATGCAATTTCAGAAACTCGTATTGGCGGAGGCCATAGCGGATGTAGTATGGGCTTCACAATGCGCGCAATGGAAACTATCGCAACTTATGGCGAGGCTACATACCGCAGACAAGTCCTTGAATACCAGGCAGAAAAACAAAGAAACCAAGAAGCATTGCGCATCCGAAGAGAATTAGAAGAAGAACTCCGTCGGCAAATGAATGAGGAAGCACGCCACGCTACTAGAATGGCAGCACAAGAAGAAGCAGACCGCACCATTCCGGCTGATAGCATAATTGAAATAAATAGCAGTGACAAAGACCAATTGGTGTATAACAATTTATATGTATGCGCACACGTTGCCAATTTTGAAGATATTCCCATTAATCCCAAAGAAGACGCCGCCGAAGAAAAAGCCTAAATATATATTTGTTGCATATGCTTTGTTTATTTTCGTATGAGACTTCGTCTCTCCCGAATCCTATGGATTTGGCGGATTTACTACGTCCTTCAGGACTCCGCAAATCCTTGATTATTTGTAATATCTACTTAACTATAACCCTTTTTATTGTGTCATATGCAAAACTATATAAATATTGGTGCTATATTATATATACAACTATGAATACTACTATGTCTCAATCGAAACAACTGGGATATTTAGAACTTATTTTAGGGCCAATGTTTTCTGGAAAAACCACACGATTAGTGCAGCACTACAAAAAGTTCTCTTATATCGGTAGAAAAGTTGCCGTTATTAATTATGCGGATGACACCAGATATCACGATTCCCTATTATCCACTCACGATAAAATAATGATACCGTGTGTATTTGCAAGAACATTGGCCTCAGTAAAAGACACAATAGAAAACTCAGATGTAATACTGATAAATGAAGGCCAGTTTTTCGAAGACATTTATGAAGCCGTATTAGAAATGGTGGAAGTCAATCACAAAGTAGTGTATATATGCGGCTTGGATGGCGATTTTAAACGAAACAAGTTTGGAAGAATCTTAGACTTGGTGCCTTATTGCGATGAAATAGTGAAACTTAGTTCTCTATGTGCTGACTGTAAAAACGGCACCCCGGGTATTTTTTCACATCGTATTACCGGAGAGACTTCGCAAGTGGTTATTGGTACAGATAACTATGTCCCACTATGTAGAAATTGCTATAACAGTCATAATGTATAGAGTTTCCTGTTTTATTGTTTTTTTAAACTATATAAAGTTTTTTGGCAGTTTTATTCTATAAACCTATAGAATGGATATTATAGAGAAAAAGAAGAGAGGACGTAAGAAGAAGTCCGATATAACTCAAGATATAGTTGCGCCTACTACTGACCCAGTTGCCGAGAACATACAAATAGAATTAGAACCAACACAAGATTCAGAAATAGAATATAATGTAGAAATAGATGATGCAGTGGCAGTTGGTGCAAAAAAACGGGGCAGGAAACCAAAAGGGGGGAAATTAGTTGTAAAACAACAAGAGACGGTTGTAAAACCACCAACCGTGGCAAATGTTATATTACATTTGAAATGTTCTCTTAATGATCTACACGAATATAACGATAAATTAAATAAACTAGTTACAGATCCAACCTCATATAATCCTACTATACCTCCTGCGATTATGACATATAACGAAGAAAAAACCAATTTTTCTAAATATGATACCATTTCAGATGATGAAAATAAAACAAAGGGTTCATATGCATATGAACCGAATATAGTATGTAATTCCATTTGCAGTACGTGTATGTCAAAACAACAAGATATTGAGAAACACGAGCCTATCGAAGATGACGCAGGTGCCAATATGAAGGATATAGCTCTAAAATTGAAAAAATTAAAGATAAACTTGTATAAGAATAATTTGGGTGATAAAAAGTCGGCGTGTTTTTGGTGCACATATGAATTTGATAATCATCCATGTTATATACCTAAATATGAGATGGACGCTACAGTATTTGGTTATGGCTCATTTTGCAGACCCGAATGTGCAGTTGCCTTCCTTATGAAGGAAAATATTGATGATTCTACAAAGTTTGAGCGATATCATTTGCTAAATCAAATATATAGCAAGGTATATGACTATAAAAAGAATATTAAACCGGCACCTAACCCATTTTATTTATTAGAAAAGTATTATGGAAATATGACTATACAAGAATACCGCAAAATGTTGAAAACGGAGCATATGCTCTTAGTTATTGACAAACCATTGACACGAATATTGCCAGAATTGCACGAAGATAATGAAGATATTGTATTAAATATTTATGGTGGTAGTAAAAGTACTTCTACTGTGAATAATGGTGTATATAAAGTGAAACGACAAAGTGAGAAACCACAAGGCCCAAGTAAAACCACGATTATGCGTGATAAGTTCGGTCTAACTGCTAACTGCTAATTTGTGAAAATATCCGGAAGCGAAGCTGTAGGATATCGAGGAATAGACAAGTATTTTGTGAATATATATAAAGATTTTTCACAAAATACATTATTATATCACAACCGGACCGATGATTACAATTCAATTAATGGGTGGATTAGGCAATCAATTGTTTCAAATATTTGCTACAATAGCTTACGCATTTGAACATAGCCATCAATTTGTATTTCCGTATAGCGACAGATTATTGGTGGGTAGAATTAGGCAAACGTATTGGCATAATTTTTTGTCAAATCTTACTATATTTACTACAAAAAACCCGGTTTGCAAGTTTTCTAACAATGATTTGAAATCTGTTCCTGTAATAAGTGAATCCGGATTTCATTATAGTAAAATACATTCTGTCCCTGCAAATAATTCGGTTTCGCTAAATGGATATTACCAGTCATACAAATATTTTGAGACATATCAAGATAAGATATATGCAATGATATTATTGTCCAATCAACAAAAGGCGGTAAGAACGAAATATGCTCACTATTTAGATGGGGCGGCTACTATTAGTATGCATTTTAGGTTGGGCGATTATAAGGAAAAACAACAGTATCATCCAATTATGCCGGCTGCATATTATGAATCAGCATTAGTTCATATATTAAATACGAAATATGGATTGGATGCCCCGGTGCGCATATTGTATTTTTGCGAGGCAGAAGACAATACTACTGTATCCGGTATTATGGATTATATACGTTCCCGATTTTCGAAATATTCCAAGCTAGAAATAGTAAAAGTGGAAGATGGTATGGAAGATTGGCAGCAGTTATTGCTGATGAGCTGCTGCAACGATAATATTATTGCAAATAGTTCGTTTAGTTGGTGGGGAGCATATTTTAACCAAAATGCTGGTAAATGTGTGTGTTACCCATATATATGGTTTGGACCAGCTATGGGATCAATACATTTGGATGATTTGTTTCCTCCATCTTGGAAGAAAATATAGACTGGTTTTCTAACACCATTCAAGGTATTTTCCATATGCACTCCAGAAAATTGCAAGGTCGGGGCTTGGTGTTTTTTGTTGGATAATTTTATTATCCAACAGAAAATTGATATTTTGAATAATATAAAGATATAGTATCATATATTATAATCCACTTATTAACACTATACCCAATTTGTACAATATGCCCTCTAGTATCAGAATGAACTCTATGTCTACACCCAATCCCGCTATTGCTTCTGTTAGAAAGAATATGAAGCGTGAGTTTCGGAAGTCTATGGACAAACTTCAATCGGAGATGTCAGAATATGCGTTATACAAGGATAATTATGATTTTATGATGTGTTCTCCACTATTTCAAAAGTTGAAAGAAGAAATACGATTCCTGGATAGCAAAGTATATGATTTGCAATATGCGAATCGGCAATTAAGCCACGAATTGAAAACAATGCAAAAAAATGAAAAACGCCTAAATAAGAAAATCGAAAAAATTCGCAGAAAGAAATTGAATACTGAAGCTGATGCCGATAACTTGGTTGCAGAAGAACATATTGTATATGAATTAGTTGAAGCGGATGATGCAGCAACCGTGTTAGACGAAGAATCTGATGCAGAGCAGGAGGAGGAAGCCGATGAAGAAGCCGAAGAAGACGCAGATGAGGAAGTCGATGGAGAAGAGGAAGCCGATGAAGAAGAGGAAGCTGATGCAGAAGAGGAAGAAGAAGAGGAAGAAGAAGCAAGTGCAGAAGAGGAAGTCGATGAAGAAGAGGAATCTGATGCAGAAGAAGTAGTTGAAGAAGAGGAGGAGGAAGAAGAAGTAGTTGAAGAAGAGGAGGAGGAAGAGGCAGAGGAAGAAGAAGTAGTTGAGGAAGAGGAGGAGGAAGCAGAGGTAGAGATAGAGGAAGAGGAAGAGGAGGAG